TTCATCTGTTATAGAATAATTACCAGTATCAGGATTATAACTACCTCTTTTTGTTACATTAAAATCATTTTCATTTGAAGATGAAGAACCAGATGAACCTGAACTTCCACTATTACTACCGCCTGATAAACTATCTGGAAGAGAAGTAGATGCATTTACAATTTCTGCTAATTGAGCATTTAGTGATACTAATTTTTCACTTAAAATTGCAACTACAGAATCAACGTTGTTTTCATATTGTTCTAATAATTGAGTTGACATTGCATCTAAATTTACCCATTGTTCATCAAATTGGAGTTTTTGAGCATCGAATGATGCTTGTTTTGTGTCGATTAGTGATTGTTGATAATCTATTTCTGCTTGAAGAGTCGCTCTTTGATGTTTTAGGTTGACATCATCTTCCCAGTCTAGATAGTCTTCTTGAGCAGATTTTAGATCATCCTGTGCAGACTTTACATCATTCGGGTTTGCTTGCCAAGTCCAAGTATCACCTACAAGAATTCTAGTATTTTCCTCATTTAAGACATTATTAAGTTTTTGTTTTTTTTCTTCGATATCTAAGAGACGCTTTGCTCTTTCTTCCGATTCTTCTTCTTTTTCATTTTTCTTTTCTAGAGCATCAATCTCTTCTTGAATACCTTTTATTTTTTCTTCTCTACGTTTGATGTATGCTTTCAGGATTTCTTCTTCTGCATCTAACTCTGCTTGTTCTAGTGCTTTTTGAGCTTCGATTACATCTGTAGCGAGTTGTTTTGCTGAATCTTGAATTGCTTTTTGATAATTTAGCTGAGACAGAGTTGCTTCTTCTATTGATTTTGAAAGTTCTTTTTTTGCCTCAATAGATAAATTATCACTTGCTAATTGTTGAGTCATATAAGCAATTGATTTTAATTGTTCATCAGATAATTGTTTGTAAAGAGATGTTTGGAGAGATAATTCTTTACTGTAATCTGATGAAGTATTTTCCAGAAGAGACATTCTAGCTTTAGATAGGTCAAGTTGAGAATTTAGAGAGTCTATGGAGGAATTAAACTTGGATATTTGGTCTGTTACGATGGAGTAGTTTATGTCGGGGAGGGTGGATTGAAGAACTTTTTGTGATTCTGCATTTTCATCCATAGCAGATTTATTAGACATCCAAGCATTACGAAGTAATTGAAGTGATTTAAAAGTCTCATCCATTATCTCACGAGTTTTTTCTGATGCTTTATTATGTTCTTCAATATATGCAACGCTTTCTTGATTGTCATTTCCAGTAAACCATCTTTCACTAACATCTCCAAATTGAGAGGATGCAGATGATATAGCAGAATCTTTTGCTTGGTTTATTTTGGAACGAGCTGTGTTAAGAAGGGATAATTCTTGAGCTTGTGAGGAAATTAGGGAATTAGTTAGGGAGAGAGTTTTTTGGTAGTCTTTTTGGGATTGTGCTTGAGAGAGGTCTTTTTGGATTGAATCCGATTTGGCTTTTTGAAGGAGATATTCTTGTTGGATTTGATTGATGAGGGCTTCTGTTGTGGATTCGATTTGGGGTTTTTCTTTGTCTTTCTTATTGTCGCTTTTAGACATGCCAAGTTTAGAAAAATCAATGCTTTTTGTTCCACTCATTGCAATGTCATCAAATTTCTTCTTAACTGCCGAAGAAGCATCATAATACGCCTTAAGTTGTGATCTCATTTCAGGAGTAATATAGGTTTCTTTACCGTCTTGGCCTACAATAGTTCTACCGCCATCAATAATATTAGCATTGGTCATATTACCTTGTGCATCGTAATATTGCGACCACATTCCGGCTAAATTTTTCATCAACTCATTTTCAACTTTTAATTTTGCTTCAGCTAATGATTTTGCTCCAGATAGATCGACTTCACGAGCACCATCTAGTCCAGCAACAAACTTTTGTATACCTTCAATATTTTTATTATAGAAATCTTCACTATCATTAAGCATGGTAATATATGCTTGTCTGGCTTTTTCTTGCTCTTGTTCTATAATGTTTGTTAATTCTTGATGAACAGCTTTTTCGTCGCCAAGGATTCCTATTAGGCTTTCATGTTTATCGCCAAGTGCTACTAGAGTGTCAAGCGAAAAAGCTTTATTCTCTGCGTATTCATCGAGAGCAGATTGAATTTCGGTAATTGCAGATGAAGAATCAGAGAGAGTTTTTTGGAGTGATTTGAGGGATGTAGTTACAGTATTTATTTTATTAGATGTTTCTGTGGCATTGGGGAGATTGAGCATATCTTTTAATATTTTCCCTGCTTCTTCTCCATTAATTCCTAATGCTTTTAAATATGGAGACAAATCAGAAATTGCTTTTTCGTAAGTGTTACCAATTACATCTTTGCTTGCCCCACTTTTTGCTAATTCTTCTAATTCTGTTTTTGCTTTGCTTAATTCAGAAGAAAAATCAGAACTTTTAAGACCATCGAATATTTTAGTAAACTCTTCACCTGTAATTTTACTTTCGTCTTTAAGTTTACTCAAATCATAGATTAATTTTGTAACTACTTCTTTACCTAAAGATTGTGCAGAATCGCCACTTTTTAAAAACGAATCTGTTAAAACTGATAAATCTTTTCTACTTTCAAGGATTTTTGTACTAAGCGTAGATAATTCGTCTTTTATACCTTTTAAATTATTTTTAGCAATTACTAATGAATCATTTCCATATTCATCAAATTTAACTTGGTTTCCATTATTAATATCATCAATCGTCTTTAAATATTCTTTTTTATGCTGAGTTAATAAATCCAATCTTTCTTGATCTTTTTGTAATTGAGAGAAATTATTTGAACCATCAGTAACAAATGTATTAGACATTTGTTCTTGTTTAATCGCCAATAATTCTTCATTTTCTTTGATTGCTTGTTTAATTGCTTCTGATGAACCTATTATTGAGCGACCTTCAGCATCGTATCCTTCAATTAGATCAGGAAATTGAGCAATTAAACGATCTTTAACTTCGGCTAATTTAGCCTCCTCATTGCTATTACGAGATGTAATAGCAGATAAAGATTCATATTGGTTTGCTAAATTCTTACTTTCTGCTGTTTGTTGCTTAAGAGAACTAATGCTTCTATTAAGTTCATCAAATGCTTCTTTTTGTTTTTTTGCAGAACTTTCTGCTCTGGCTCCCATAAAATCAAATGCCACTATGACAGCAGTAACAGCACCTACAACTAAACCAATTGGATTAGCAAGCATAGTAGCCCATAAACCTTTAATTGCAAAAGTTAATGCTGTAGTTGTACCCATTACTCCGATTTGAGCGAAGGACATTCCTGCTAATCTAGCTTGTGTTTGAACTAGACTAGAATTTAATAGCATAGTAGATAAAGATAAGTTCTTTAAGAATGTTAAGAAAGCAGTACCTTTATTTACTGCAAGTAAGGTAAATATTAATCCTAAAATAGTTTTCAGATTACCAAAGTTGTTTATTAATAGAGTTATTCCACCTATCATACTTTTAACAAAACCTGTGTCAATAGTATTATTCCAGAAATTATTTATTGCATTTCTGAGCTGATTAATCTTGGTTTCCCAACTGCCCATTCTCACTTCATTCTCAGTCATAGCCGAACCGGAAGCAGTAGAGTATTCAGAAAGCATTTTTTCATACATATCAAAATTTTCTACTAGAGCCACTAACTGGTTTCCTCTAAATTTTCCACCCAAAGAATCTATAATTGGAGCAGTTTTCATGGAACTGAGTGAACCCCAAATGGTAGATAATTCTTTAAGAACTTCCATTGGATTTCTTATCTCTTCAACACCATTTCGCAATTCATGAACTTTAATACCAACATTATCTAATGCTTCTGCTGATTTAGATAATGCAGCATCGTCTATTATTTCTCCGTCTTCAGTTTCTCCCTTAATTTGTCTGATGTTCATCAAAATACTGCGAAATGCCCGTCCAGCCTCATTTCCCGAACGTTGTGTCACCGCAGTCATAACTCCAACTGCTGAAGCTAGTTCATTTACTCCAACTGATGCGTTTGAAGATATAGATCCAGCCACGGTTATACCTTCAGAAACCTTTTGAATTGAAGTTGCGAACTTGTTATCAATAGTATTTACGCCATCAAGAACTTTCATTAATTCTTCTTGACTACCCTTATATTTATAAGCAGCATCCGTGGCAAGTAAAAAACTATTGGCTTGTTCTGCTGTTAATTCACCAACGTTTTGTGATAATAAAGAAATTTTAGCTAAATCTGCTGATTTTCCTTCATATCCAGCACGACTAAATTCACCGATTGATTTTAAATAGTCTTGCGCAGTACGTCCAAAAGCATTCGACGCTTCAAAGGCACTATTTTTTAAATTGTCCATAGCTTCAGCACTAAGATTAGTTACCTTGGCAATATTTACCATTAATCCATCTAATTCTTTTAATGTGGTCAGACCAGCCTGCAAAGACCTGAGTGGCGCGTACATTGCGGTAGCTCAATGTTATTATCCATAAGGCTTTTTATCCCTATGTTCTGGAAGTTGCCTTCATACGTTTATATTTTCAAAACGATACGTCTGTCGATTCAGACCAGTTTAGCATATATTTTCTTCGCATTGTTTTTATAAAACAAAGGTGATAAGAAGGAGGAGACTCTTGGGGATATTTTTGCTATCATATTGCTCAATCCCTATGCGTTACAAAGACTTGTGATACAAGCCCTCTCGATACTAGGTCAATGACCCTCTTTCGAATTTCCCCTCTCATGATTTGTAGTTACATTATCACTTTCACTACAAACGGCAGTTTAATTTCCACCAAACCCCACGCAAGCATCTTACCGAAATTTTTTGTAAGCGTTGTCAAAAAACTATCGGCAGCACCATTTATCCTTGTAATTTCTGCTGTAGCACTTCTTACAGACGTTGTTAATTGAGCAAATTGTAAATTTAACTCTCTAACCGACCTTCCACCAACTGTACCAAATCTAGCCACATCTGCTGTTAATCTTGCTACTTGTGCTTGGATTTCTGGTCGTGCAAAAATAGTTTCTTTACCAACTTGTAAACTAGCTAATCTATTTGCCATATTCCCTTGATATAATGAAATATCATTAGCACTTAAAGTTCTAGTATTTGTTGTTGCCATGACACGTTGTAAATCTCTATATCTTGATATTTGCAATTCTAAGTTGCTAATATTTTGGATTATTCCTCTTCTTTGTTCGTTAGATAAACTCGTATTGCTTGCTCTTACTTGGTCAATGGTTGACTTAATCCTATTATATTGAGCAGTTAATGCAGACAGATTTTCTGCATCTTTTATACCAGTTGCGGGAGAGGTAAATCCAACTCTTAATTTTGCAATTTTGTTTTCATAAACTTGAAGTTTGTTCAATGCAGATTGTATATTTGATCCGGCATTATTATCAATTAAATTTGCACCACTAAAAACATAACCTCTTTGTACGCTATTTCCAGATTGTATTCTTGCTATATCGAATTTTAGTTTCTCAACAACTCCATTTGCCTTTGTTACATTTGCTGTAAAACCAATTATATCTTTTTGAGAATTCTTTAAAAAATTCACATCAACTGTTCCAAGAGATTTAAACTCTTTTTTAACTCTTTCAACTATATTGGAAGAAGACATAAAAAATTGTCTTCCGTCAGCTTCTAGTTGTTTTCTATTAAATACATCAATTTTTTGATTACTGGCTTGTTGTGCTGTTTGTTTTACTTTATTAATTGCAGTAGTAACGCTATTTAATCCAGAAGCATCAATTTTTAATTTTACAGAAATAGCTTTTGTAATTTTTGCGTTTAGTGAAACTATTTGATCTTCAATTTCTTTTTTTGTTGATGAAAGTTTCGCTTTGATTAATATATTTAAGTCATCCAAATTAATCCACCTCTCTTTTATAATTTAGGGCATGAAAATACCCTACCTTCAAAGAGTAGGGAGTTTAGATTCATATAATTAATGTGTTTTTATTCCTTTTGTTCTTAAATATCCCTTTAATCTAATCATATGCTCTTTTGTTTGCTTCATTTCTTCTACTGTTAATTTCATATACTCAAAAGCTGGAGTATTATAATAAGGATTGAATTTTTGATTACCATATTCTAATGTAAATGGTAGTTGTTCATTATATGGACTTCCATCAAACGATTGATGAATACCCCACATACCTTCTGGGCCATCTCTAGGTATGATTTTATCAGCGTCTATATAAATTTTAACTGATATTTCATCACCAATTACAGAAACCTTTCCTATAGTCAAGGCTCGCAAAACTTCAAATGATCTAATGTACATTGTGTGCTCATTCGCATAAACAGTAGATAAGAGATACTTTTGAACAGTATCTCTTACACTTCTTGCCATATCATCTTGCATAGCATTTGCAACATTCTTTTTAATATGAGAAAACAAAGAATTTAAATCTTTAAAGTCAGGCATCTTTATTCCCTTTACTCCAACCTATAGCATCAGTTAGAAATTTAAATGAATCAGGAGATATTTTATTTATCTGCTTACTTAATTTAGGAATCATTTTATTTATTTCATTGCTATCAGGAAGTTTTTCTACAAGTTTACTCAATTGCTTACTAACCGCACTAGCCAAACTATTATCTACTAATTGAATTTGCTCAATTTCTTTTTGTAAAACATTATCAATGAATCTAATTTCTGATTCTGGGATATTGATTATAATTTTATTAATTATACCTTTCTCTTTAAGTTCATCATAAATCTCAACAATATCTTCTGTTCCAATATTAATTCCAACATATAAATTTACTAGCATATATTCATACGCAAATTCTTTTAAAGTAAAATCAATTTTCTTAATATCTCCTTCAATAATACAAATATCTAATATCTTTTCAATTAATATTTTTTTCTCTGTTAGTGTTAGATAATTTTTAATGGTTAAATCTAATTTCTCAATATTATAATCATTTTCTCTAATAGTTTCGATTGTTAATACGCTTGCTTCTTGCATAATTACACATCCTTCTTATTATTCGTAATATTTTAATATATTTTCTATATCTGATTTAATTTCTTGTAGATACTTATCCTTAACTACTTTAGATTTCACTATGTCTCGATTATAATCATCTTTACTTAATATTCCATCATCTAATAATGTTTTTGCATTCCTTAAAATAAATTCATTTGCTGACAATACTTTATAATTATTCGCAAAACTATTGACATAAAGTTTAAAATCTATTTCATTATCATTTGATGCTTTTATTTTAGAAAAATCATCGTATTTATACTCAAAAGTTTCTCTATCAGGAATCTTATCTGCTATTGCTTGATTATATAAGCTTGCTGAAAACTTTGTGATATTGTTTGCATTACCAGTAAAGGATGAAGTAAATTCTTTAATATGCTCTTGTTTAAGATTTATAGAAGAAAAAGAAACTTGTTTATTATTTGAGCAACCACTTAGTCCTATAGTTAGTATTGTAATGATTAATAAGATAGTGAATTGTTTTTTCAGCATTGTATATGACCTCCTATTATTGAGTTATTAAAGTTATGTTCATTATATGATAATTGGAGGTCATATACAACAAAAACTTGAAATTATGTAAGTGTTTATCTAAAAGATTTTGTTATTATAAAGATGATTGATTATTTTTATTTATATTCAATGTTCTTTTACCCATACTATTTGCAAAATTGCTATATTTCCCATATCTTTTGATTATTTCATGATATATTCCAGATTCTTTTCTAGATATAATCATCGTACTAGGTAAAACATCTTGATTATTACTATATGGCATTAACACTTCTAAAAGTTCTTCATCAGTCATACTGAAACATTCTCTATAATTTATGTTATATGTATTTTCTACATGTTTTAACTCAATTACCAAGAATGGTTCAAATATCTCTTTAAGAGTTTTAGTTTTAACATCTTCTGGGTAAATAAAAAGACACTTATCTAAGTGTCCGTTTAATCTTAATATTTCAATTTTGTCATCCAATCTTTCTTTATACTTTCTTCCTATGCCACCCCTTGGTTTATCTGAATACATTCCTGCATACTCTACGTATCGCCATTGATTATTAATAAGCACTTTCCAATCAAAAACTTTTTTACTATCTTCTATTAATTCTTTATATTTTGGTTGTCTAACAAATATTAATTCATTGTCGATAAAGAAATTGGAAATATTACATTCTTCTAGTGATTTGCATTTTTCTCCGTTCTTATCAAAACATATCTTACCTGCTCCTCCACCTTTATAATATTTTTTATAATCTATATCGAGTAGTTTACATATGTTTTCAATTGAGCCAAAATGACTAATATATGTTGGTGCTGAAGCTATATCTGAATTATTATTCATATCACTATGATAAGGGATTCTTTTTAATTTCAGAAATAGATTATTAAAATCTCTTAACATTTCTTCCTCTGTTCTTACCATACTTGTTGATCCAGATGGAATCCAATTTAAACCTTCAATTATCTGGTTATATGTAACACCATTAAATACTCTTGAAAAGAGATTCCAACTATATGTACAGCCATTTTCTTCTAACTCTATAAACATAGGAGGTCTATTTAAAATGCTATATATTCTTGTGAGTTCATTTATTAAATCTTCTTTAGTTACTTCACCATGAATACTATTTAAATTATATTGTGGTATATATTCTCTACATATATCATTATATTTTATTTTTATCTTTGTTTCTAAAACTCTCCTTCCAAAACCTCTATGTATTAGGTTGTCATATTCTGCGACAGTTGGACATTTATTTAACTTGTGTGCTAGTTTTATAAGCTCTTTTATGGATATTTCAATTCTTTCTTCATCTGATAATGGTATTTCTGCAATTCCTGCTAAATAACAGGCATTTTCATAATTACCAAATTGTCTTCTATAATAATCATAAAATGGTCTCCAATCATTAATCTTAAAATCTTCCCTTGTTGGTATTTTGCCAAGTACGTTATTATACTCTTTTAATTTATCTAATGCCCAATCAGGATCTACCTTTAGAGTCTCTGTTTTAGATAAATTACAAATATTTAATATATCTTCTAATTTACTACATCCAAAAATATTCCTTGTATAAGTAAGAGATGGCAACCCGTTACTATTCTTAAATTCATCAAGTTTTGGTGTTCTTAGATTCTTAATATAAAAGTCCTGTATTGCTTTAATTACTTCTTCTTTTTCCCATTTTTTGTGTTGATTTCCCATTCTTAAACACACTCCTTCAAATTTTATATTTCCTACCAACCACACACTCCACCCATAAATTATAAAAAGGCAACAAAAAAGAAGGGAGGAGTGTATTCCCTTCTACTGTTCGCGCAAACAGATTGTTGCCTAAAACTATCAAATTAAATTTCCACACAATACAAAAAAGAACCCATACTGCTATGGATTCTTTCATAATCTAAACTTATAATACACCCTATTTAACTGCTCTAAGTTGTTTGTTTTCTAACATTTTAATTGTACTATTAATTACAGGCGTTAAATCATTGTTGTCTTCGATTCTTAACATACGAATATCTTTTACAGAAGGAGCAAACCAAGAATATTTCTGTGTCAATTCCATAGTTGCCATAGTACATACTACTGCATTCACTGCCTCTCCACCAAAATAAACACTTCCTTGCTGTCTTTTGAAACCATATTCAATTAATACATCCCCAATATCCTTATAGGCATTAGATATCGAAGTATTCCTATAAGTTTGCTCCAAAATTGAATTATCTAAGTCAAAAGCAATAGCATACATTAGATAACCTCCCTTTAAATTATTGTCCATATCATATCATTCCTTTCTTTTATAATCAACCATAATTAGATATTGTTACCAATATCTATAAAATCATACTGTGATATTTTCTAATTTTAACTTGATAATTCAGTCAAAGGAAAGAACCTATAATTGATTCTTTCCTTTATCCGTGGTATAATATTAATGCATGGATTCTTAATTGGCTTGTTTCAGCAAGCCTTTTTCTTTGCTCTTTTCTAATCTTTTCAATATATAATCCATACCTTTACTTGTCACCAGTGTTACAGGTATATCCGTGACTTCTCCATTAATGATTTTAATCTTAATTACCACTAAAAAGTACCCTGCATCAATAAATTGTTGATAAGGCAAATTTTGTTTCCCTTTACCTGACATTAATATTCCTTCAGACCTTAAAAAACCAAATAATTTGTTCCTACCACTTAACTTCAATTCTTTTGCGACAATCATCATAGTCTTATTGGTTTTAGAAGACATTACTTGATCATATAATAAAACCTTTGGTCTATCTTCTTCAACTTGTTTCCTTAACAATTCTAATTCACCTTTTCTAAGACTTTTAAGGATTTTTCTAACCCATGAACGAAATTCTTTTGCTTTCTCAGTCTTAGCTAAAAAAGCTACTTCATAAATTCCATCCTCATTAAATACTCTTGTTGTCTGCGTTCCAGAAGGAGAACCCATTTTGACATCGGCTGAAAATTCATCCTTTTTCAAATACTCATTTCTCAAAACTATCTTATTGATACCCTCTCTAGGAAACGAATATCCTAAAACCATACCTAATTGTTCACTAGTCATAAAAACTTCTTTATCTCCATTACTCCAAAAATCACATTCAGTTCCTTGGAACACTTCTGATTTAAACAATACCAAATCATTCACAAATGTCACCACCAACTTTATAACCAAGAAATTCTAATAAACAATTTTCACAAAAATCTATAATAACCTTCTCATTATCCCATTGACTCCCATACTGACCAACCTTATTAATTTGCCAAGATGGGTCAAAATGTCTATCTAAAATCTTATTGCACTTCTTACATATCATAGGAGTTTCACTAATGGCAAAATCAATTTGTCCTTCATTTAATAAACTAATAGAGAACACAGATTCATAGATGTTTCCACCTTCAAAATAATTAATCTCTTTAATGGTATCTTTAGGAATCATCATTTCCTGAAGAGTTGGTTTATTAATATTTATGTCATAAAACTCTAAATTGTCTCCATCTTCCACTAGTCGAAACATTTGATATGTATTCATAGACTGGATAGGAGAAGATAAAAATACCTGTACTTGCTTACCACTATAGGCATCTGAGATACTAACCAGTTCGTTACAATTGATTACACGCATAATTCAAAACTCCCTTATCTTTTAAATGTTAAGGCCGAATTAATCTTCCTTACATTTACTAGTATAAGGGATTGTTTAGGAATATCCAACTAGGTTAAACAGGCAAATTTAAGCATATAGCAAGATTATACCTCGTTATCTTTAGTTATCTACTTCACGCTTAGTATTTTGCAATATTTCTTTATTCTCAGGTAACTCAACAACTTTTTCTAATTCAATTTTACAAAAATCAGATAATGTCCTCTTGTAATGTTTAGCCAATATCTCAAGATCACTCTTTAATTCTGCTGTAGTTACTACTCCTACTTGTATTCTCTGTTTTTTCCCTGTCATTTGATTTGTTTTATTAAACCTTGGCATACCATCAATCCCTTCTCCTATATATTATACCATAATCATAAACTCACATGCCTTAACAAAATATAAAGCATATGTATATGTATTATTGGATAGAAGAGACTTGAATCAACTTTATAGATAAATTATATCATACTCATATAAACAATGTCAAATAATTTTATTTCTTTGTTTATTAAAAAGAATCCACTAAAATCAGTGGATTCTTAAAATATTCACATTCACAACATTCACAACATTTACAACATTTACAATGTTCACAACAACAATAAAAGTCAGAAACAAAACAATTTATTTATGTATTTAAATTACTAACTTAATCATCCAAATCACCAAAACTATCTAAATTATAATTCACTTTCTTCAATAATTTATCAATAAATTCAATCCCTTTACTAGTTACCAAAGTTTGCACTCTATTAACAATTTCACCATCATCGTCAGGAATTGTATATTCCCTCACAACAAATAACTTTTGTTCAAGATATTGTTGTCTAGGAACATTATGCTTTTCTTTATCATTTTTACTTCCAGTCATTAAAATATCATTATATCTTAAGAATGCAAATAGTCTTGTGCGACCAACATTAAATGATTTCGCAACGGAATTCATATTTTGGCTTCCATTTGCTCCAATTAACTGATCGAAACTTCTTGCTTTTGGAATTAATTCTTTATTTTGAAGTTCTAACATTTTTCTTTGTTTCTTTTCTTTAAAATATGCAATTCCTCTCTCATCTTCATCCATATCGAGATAATCTTGAATAAACGTCTCTATGTTAGGCAGAAATGCCTTTGCTAAAACATCTTTTGCTTTAAGTTGATATTCAATAAGATTATTCATAACTTCTTTATTTTCTTTTTGCATTTTTGGAGTGATAGATATTTTAGCTAACCACAGTGGAAGAAACTCAAGTTCGATACACAATACTTCTTGATCTCCACCATTTGTAGGGAGAACTAAATTTCGTTTCCCTTTAGAAAGTACAATATCTTCTTGGATTCTTATTCTTTCATTTTGCATTTGCCCTTTAGATAAATTTAATCCATCACATACCCATTTTACTCCTACATAAATCTTACCATCAATATCTTGAGCAGCCAACAAGTTAGCACCATTAAAATCCACTTCTTTAATCATTAATTCATTATTCATATTATTTAATCATTCCTCTTTCTAATTTTAATTATTATTTTATTTTTGCATTATGTATTAACTAAATCATATACTCTGTTGGATCTCTAGTCATTACACTTCACCACCCTTTCTATTCCATTATACATGAATAGAATATAAGTGTCAAGCAATAAATAAAATTAATTCAAAACAAAAATTAGAGGAGGGGATAATGAAATCCCCATAATTTTCAAACTAACAAACCCAAATAATCACAATCTAACCAAAATAAACATCAAACATTTTCTAACAAATCCTCTAACCAAACCATCCTTAACTAAAACTTCCTCACCATAATCTTGTTCCTCAAACTCTTCACTATAATACTCTTCATAATTCCATTCCTCATAATAATCAACACAAGGGAATTGAATAATCTTACCCATAATTATACCAACTTCTCTATGTATTCATCACCTATATCCTTACTATAAATATCCCTCACAACCCTTCGATGTTTTCCAATACACCCTTTTTCAATATCTTTCATTTCAATTGAAGAAATGTAATGTTGAACCAACATACGATCTTTTCCTAATGCCATATATTTTTGATGACAGTCTTCAATAATGTCCATCCACTGAGTTTGAGTTAGTTCTACTACCTCCCACTCAAGATCATATTTTGCAAGCAAATTTAATTCCCTAAGTTTTTGAATTTTAAGTTCAACATCTTCTTTCCCATCAATTATTACTGTCATTGGAATTTCAGTGGAGTAATAATCCCATTTCCAATCAGCATTGCGTTTTGTCATAGAATTAGAATAGATACCAAGTTTTCCACCAAATCGTCCATTTGTATCCTTGATGCAGTAAACTTTCTCCATATAAATATAGCACTCTCCTCTATACTTCTAAAATGTTAAGGCCGATTAATTTGTATTCCTTAACTAATATTAGTATAGAGTATTATATACTTAAAGTCAATAGTATTTTTACAATCAGTCTATAATATTTTTACTGCTTTCTATAACCTTATAATCAAATAAATCATCTAATTTACAATCAAAAAAGATTGCAAACTTCATAGCTACATCCAACATCATATTGTCTGTTCCACATATCTGATAAAGTCTCGACTTACTAATACCTAATTGATCAGCAATCCAAACTTGACTTGTTCCTGTTTTTGCTTGATACTCTTTAATTTTTTGTCTTATCTTATTGTTAACTTCAATTTTCATATTATAATCACTCCTTATCCATCTATTATACCACATTTCCCATATGTCTATCAAAATCAAAACATATGTATTAGGAGTGAAACAAAATAATAATCAGGAACCTTTACCTTCCTATCAGCATAATATCACACAAGACAATCTTATGTCAAATATATTTATTTTATACTTCAATATCCCAACTAAAAACTTAACGTCTCAATTTCTTCAACAATTCACTTGCTCTTTTATTCCTTGCAATCACCTTATCACTTGGTTTTCTCAACAACTCTTCTCTAATCTTATCTGCATATTCTCCTTCTGCCACAGTTTCTCTATCTAAACTCAATCTTATTGGTGCATCTCCATCATTACTTTGTTGTTCAAATCCATCTGCTAATCTCTTAGCCCAATCTACTGGATCAAAATGAAAAACATAGTTTTTATCATCTTTAATATCTTCTTTTGTTTTGATTATCAATTTTTCAATCTTATTGTCCTCAATTTTATGATTATGCTTCAAATATATCCCAACTAATTCCAAGTACCTACCCACATATTTTTCATAATTATCATCAAGAAATATTTTAACAAACTCTTCCAATAAAGCATCAGCATGATTTTGATGCCTGAAATTATCAAGTTTTGCTTTCTGAATACATTCTATTAGAATAGCAATATCTTTATCATTAAGAGTGATATCATAATTTGTGACCTTGCGTCCAACTTTCATTTGGAATTACCTCCTATAATTAATTTTATTTTTTACTTTACAAATCAAAACACAGCATGTATAATGATGAAGGAGATACAAATACAAAATACAATATAGAAAGGAAGTGATATTATCATTAGAGATGGGCCTTGGGTAATCAATACATAAGGGTGTAAAGATTATAAAAGTAATTAAAAAAGAAAGAGGTAGTAACCAAATGTTAAACGAAGAAGTTAAAGTCATCGAAATAAATGGAGAACCTTGGTATATCGGAAATCATATTAACAGTATATTTAATTATGTTAAATCTATATATTCTGACATTCCCTATTTTGGATATGTATATATTGTTCCATATGGTGATTACTTAAAAATTGGATGTACGAAAAATCCAATAATTAGAATACAAAACATAAATAGTACATTTAAAAATTATAGTCTTGTAGATGAATGTGAGAGTAACAGCAAATTAATGTTATTATCACAACCACATGTAAATTACTACGAAACAGAAAAAATATTACATGAATTCTTTGATAATAAGAGAAGAAAAAGTGGAGAATTATTTGATTTAAGTTTGAATGATATTTTAGAAAATTTACCTTATTTAAATTATATAAAAGTAAAAACAGAAGACACTGAAGAAGATTCACAAGATGTTAAAACTTTAAAAAATCTCTTAACTTGTGATCTTAGTAAATTAAATAAACCTAATAATAGTGTATTAGATTTAGATTATTGTGCAGAATTATATATACCAAATGAGAGTTTAGAAATTAAACAAGAATTTAAGAAGATTTTATCAGAGTGTAAAAATGGACTAAATATTAAAGAAAATATGTTAAAGTTAAATAATGTTCTTTCAAATGCAATTGATCATGCTACGGAAATAATTAGACTCAATAATGAAAAAATTAGGTATAAAAATGAGCTAATTATAGAATTATCAATGAATAAATAATATAAACACTATAATTATAATTGTTCTTATAGAGACTCTAATCCAACTTAGAGTCTCTATTCTTTTAATAATTTTATCACATGATCACCGCAAATCCTCTCAAAACACACACAACAAATCATTTAGACCCATACGATAATACAATCAACAAATTTCTGACTCAACACAGTCAATCCTCACGCTTGTAATTCGATTTTATAACGACAATAAAAACATTAAAATCAAAAACAAATATCAAAAAGACCCCTGACTAATCAGAGGTCAATAAAGAATTAATTGACTTAAAAAATTTACTCTAAACTAAATATAAGTGTTTCCAAAGTCATAACTTTCTGTCAAGGTTTTTCCACCCTCTATCTGCACTTTAATTAGATTATACTTATGAATTTTTAAAGTTGGTTGAATAAATTTCCAATCCATTGAAGACAATAAATTGCTTAATATTTGTTGATCAATTGAAGATATTGTCATATTATTATTCGTGTTTACAGAAGAAATTAACAAATAATAACTACCAACTGGAACATCAGCAATTTCATATTCTCCATATCCATTAGCTTTCGCAGTATAAATTCCATTCTGACCTTGAGGTATTTGTGATAATGTTAAAGAAAAAACTGGATTATCACTATTTTTATTGAGATTTTTTGGTATTAAAGCTATTTTTGCTCCGACATCTGCTTTGGTTCCAATAAATTTATTATACTGCCAAGTGACAGAACCTTTAATGCAACCAGTTGAAGTATCTATACTTGAAGATCCATTATTAATTATGGTAGTAGTATTATTGTTATTTGAATTAGTAGTATTATTTGAATTATTAACAATATTAGTATTGTCAATATCAATTGGTGCAATTGGTGCAATAGGAGTAATAGGTACATTTACATTCGTATCTGTACTACTTATATTGCCTAATCCTTGTATTACACTATCTGGAACAACTGCTGTACCACCAAAAACGATTACATTATCAGTATTTGTTAATCTTTGCTGATAATAATTTTTCGTACCATTAGGAGTAGCATTATTTACTAAAATAATTGGAGAAGATATTTTGGATGCATAAGAACTTCCACTTAGAGCGTCTGGAAATTGCTCACCAGTGGCAAGACAAATATTATTTGAATTAAATTGATTATTGAATTTTTGATTTATGGCTATATTTCTATCATATTTTGTTGCACCTGATATTTTTTCAACATTTGGAAATTGATTGGCAACATTATCATTAATTATGTCTGTATTTCCAATTATATAGGATTTCGTAATATTTGCTGAATTTGTATTAATATAATTTTTTACTGAACTTGGCATGTTATCAGAAGGAACCAATATAATCGGTATTTGCTTAATTGATGCTACAGGAGAAATTGAAAGTGAGTCAGAGAATTCTTCTCCAGTGCAGACTATTAGTTCATTTGGAGAAGGGAATTGTTTAGCAATTTCTATAGCTGTATCATACTGAGTTTGACCAAAAATTCTAGTTACATTAATATTCATTGATTGCAATTCTGTATCAATTGCAGATGATAATACACCTGTACCACCGATAATTGTGACGTTTTTAACATTCAGATCAACTATTGTCTGCTTTGTTATTGGAGTAAGCGATGTGTTTTCCGTAAGCAATATTGGAGCATTAAGTTTTTTTGCTAAAGGTGTTGCTGAGAGTGCATCAGGATAATTACCTCCATAGACAAGAATACAAGAATCTGAGCCATTAGACCACCCTTGCTTGGCAATTTGAGATGATGTGTCGTAACGGTCATTACCACTGAGCCTATTAATTGTTGGATTTGTGTTTGTTGCACCTAATGTTGGTAATACAGATGAGGATGTGAATAATAGAGCAATGGATAATGTGATTGTGGAAATTGTGGTTAATAGTTTTTTAGGGAATAGTTTTCTTTTCATATTTCTTTCCTCCATTTACTATAATTTGATTATTTGGATTTGTTTGTTGTGTTAAGTATATAGTAAAAAGGAGGAAATTGCTAGATTTTTATTGTGATTTGTTTCGACAATAATTTTATTTATTTATTATTAAGAATTTGTGATGAGTGGATTAAATTTAACAAATCATTTAAGCAAATAATAAATCCTAGTCATTGAGCGTTAGCGAAATGACTAGAAGCGTATTTCGACATAGCAATACAAGACCTTGCTTCGTTGGGTTATTTGTTGTTTTTATTGATTTGATATTTGTCCTACGGAACATTACGCAATTTTGGTGTCCCAAAATTACTTCATGGATATGATTTATTAATTATTATTTTATTTGTTATTATTGGTATGAAAATTACCAAAAGATATATTATATATGATTTGGTAAAAAACATACCAATAAATTATATTATAGTTTAGATATTACCCAATATGCTTTACCTCTTAATTCTCCTGCTCTTTCAGTTTTACTATTCATTAGAAAATTTAATTTATTTTCATCAAATAGAGAATTAATTGTTTTTAATCCTATAGATCCGTGATTTGCTTTTGGTGTATTCAATAATTCCTTTAGTAGCATTTGTTTAAATTCTTTCTGTTCATCTTTAAACATTTTAACGCCAACTAATCTGTCCAAAATATGTTCTAATTTTAATGCGTCTAATTCTGCCTCTAGATAAGTATAAGCCATATCTTCTATACCCATCCTCTCAAACAATTTATTCTTAAAACCATTTTCCTTATCTAATAATATTCCTTCATACATTATTTTATTTTGATTATATGTATAATACATCAACTCATTTAATTTCTTATCTATTCTCAACTCATCCTTATTAATAATATCATAAATTAAATTCCCATAAGTATTTTTATGAGCATTTTCTTGTACTAATGCGATGTCACCTTTTTCCCGTAAAATATTTGCATAACTTAATTTATCTTTAATGTTTTCTAATTTTCTTGAAATAGAATTGCCTTTCTTATCTTTTATATAAACTATTATTTTCTCACTACCTTTGATTCTTTTTCTTCCAATGCATTGAATTATGCTTGATAAATCCGCAATATCTACTATTATATGCCTAATAAAATCATCCTTAATATTAACCCCTGTATCCATAACTTTAGTTGTGCAAAGAACTTGTTCTTCAAATTTCTCATTTTCTTCAATATAAGCAACTACTTCAGAATTTACATATCTCGAATAATCATAATTATTCTTAGAACAGTAGAAAGCACATGATTCTAGCAATTCGCTCATTTCATGTGCTTTCTTAGCATTAGTAAAATATATTGCTTTTTCATCAGATGGTAAGTCAAACAACAATTTCTTAATTACATCATCATTCTCAAAGAAGTATAGTTTTTCTATAAACTCATATTCATTTTTGATATGATAATGATCTATTTCTAATTTTAATTCTTTGGTTAAATAATTTTTAATAAAATATGCAGTAGCAGTCATAAATATTTTAATACCTGATTGTCTCATAACCCAATTAAATGAAACATCAGTATTAAAAATGAATTCACTTTCTTCACAAAAATGATGTGCTTCATCACAGATTATGTAATTATAACCTTCAAATTCTGCTGTCTTTTTCTCTAATATTAGAGTTGCTAGGTGTTGGTAAGTAATTATTGTAATATTATCAATATCTACTCTTAATAATTCTTTCTTGGATTGTTTCTTAATTATTGTTCTATTGACTAGTATTAATATTTTCTTAAATGGATTATGATCTGATAAAGTATGTTTTATGAAATGACTCTTACCTCTTCCAGTTGGCCCTTCTATAAATACAATTTTGTCTGAAGTCCAATTGTCAATGTTTTCACTTGTAATTAGATCACTTATGTATTGTTTTTCCATTTAGTCTTTCGACCTCCTTGTTTTTAAGGTTATTGACTTTCAAAAGTCTTCCTTATTTTGTAGTAAAAATCTATAGATTCTTTTAATTGAGATGATTCAGGAAATGAATATTCTTCTTTCCCATTTGTATTTAAGACTGAGAATTCAAACCCTAAATTGTATAGAAATCTTTTAATTCTTTTGGATTTGATAATCATTAATAATCATTCCTTTTTTTAATTATTTTAGATATTTTTATTGAATACCTCTGTAAATTATAAAAATTCCCATTTAGAGAATTTGAAAAGTGTTGTTATATAAGGGGTTTAGAATATCAATTACCAATTAAAATTACCATTCTAACAACATTTCAACTCTAGGGTTGGTTTTATCATATTTAAATTCATTAAAATACAACTTTAAAAACTCTCCACAATCATCTTTAAAAACTCCTGCATCTACTAACCCATCGTTACATAATTTAGGGGTAAGCATAAGATTATCAAAATCGTGTCTTATATGAGTTTTAAAATAGAATGTATATGTAATAATTGCGTTATCTAAATTAAGATTATTTATTTTGTAATGTTCTGCTAACCATATTGAAAATTCTTTATATTTACCTTTAAGTGTATTCTGTGCCATACGAATCATGGAAATATATTCGTTAAGTGATGGTGGAATTGGTTTCTTGATAGGTGCAACTTTTCTCCTTGGATATTTATTGAAATAGTATTTATTATATTCATCCAATGTATTTTTATCTAAAGTTATTAAAACTTGATTATTAATTTTAATTCATCTCCTAATATTCCAATATCAAACAAAGACATCACACTAAAGCAATGCCTTTGTTATTTATTAAATTAATATATTTTATTTATTAATCTTATTTACTGTAAAAGTTCTTTCTTCAATTTCTCAATTATAAACACTTGGCCCTTTGGACTTACTTTTGTAATTCTGCTTAATTTTACACCATAAGGAGTATCAACACTTTTCTCTTCTACTACAAAATATAATGAATTCATTCCTCTTTGGGATGGTTCAGTAGAAGATGTTAGAATTAATCCCCATTCTCTTAGTTTTTTATATAATTTCTTCTCTCCAATATCAATTCCTTCATCTTGTGCTATTTTAGAAACTTGACGTACAAGAATATTATCTTTAGATTTTAAGCAAGTTTCAGCGAATCCTACCAATGGTTTCTGTTCTTCTATTTTATTTTCTGCCAAAATTCTTTTTAATCTTTCTTCTTTTAATTGCGTAGCCAATTGTATAATAAAATCTGGATCAGTAAGCGTCTTCTCTATTACTTCCTCTGTCATATATGTACCATGTTTACGAATAGATTTCAAAATTATCTTAACTTGCTTTTTAAATTGTTTTGCAATTGGTTTTCTGCTTTGCATAAGAACTTCATACATGCCATCTTCTGTAAGAAATAATGCAGATTGGTTTCCACCAAGGGTACAAACAATACTTGTGACCTTTTCATCGTCATCAATATTTTTTACCATCATAGAAGTATCGCTATGTTCAATCCAATTTGCTATATCTTTTGCTAAAAACAATGGATTTTCAAAATCTCCATAAATTCTAAAAGTTTTACCCAATACCTCTTGCTCATTAATTACAGTTAATTCATTATTATTTTTATTCTCCATTATAAATTCCTTCTTTCTTCAATTTATTTGTTTAATGTATTATTTAATGACTTTTCTTTGACACCATTTTCCGAATATTTCCGTAGTGCCTTCCCAAGAAAATTCTGCCCATACTCGTTTTGTAGTTGAATTAATTCCAATTTGTTTTGGGCAAATTCCATGACTGAGATAATAGTTGATTTGCAGGATATTGTACAAATATGTTACTTTTTCTTTTGTTGGAATTGTTTTTGTTTCTACTTTTTCTTCATTTATAAACTCATTCATTTTAGTTCCTCCTTTCAATATATTTGCATCACAACTTTGCAACACAAATAAGAGCACTTATTTCTAAATGCTCTTTATCTACTGCAAATATTTACTTATCGCAAAGCAATCCCTTTCCTACTTTATGTAGCACTACCATCCTAGCCAAATAATCTTTATATTTCTGACACTCACCAACATTTAAACAGTTCTTCTCACAATATTCGCTCGATATTAATTTATTTTGTTTTACATTCCCATTTGCTTTATTATCTGGGTTATTTTTGTTTTTCTTACTTGCCACCAAACACCACCTACTTTTTATTTATTTTATATTAATATTTAATCACATAGTTACACACGAAATAAATCGTTAAATAACATACTTAAAAATGAATCCTTTATAATGATTTGTTTCACCACGACAGACAGATGATATAGAACTATAATTTAATTTAATTCCAAAAACATTTTCGCTTTGTCGGTCTAACTCATGACAATTCTCAAATATTCCTAAAGAAATATTATTTTTAAATATTTCTACTGGTTTACCATTCATTTTGCCATTATTAGTAACTGCCTTAATCATTTCTTCTTTGGGATTATAATTACACCATCCTATTTTCGTTCCTCTTTTTAAATATGCTATAACTGTACTTACCCCTAATTTCATTATCTCAGCAATTTTAGTTGTGCTAAAATTATTACATTTTAATTCACATGCTTTTTTAGTTAAATTCGACAATGCGAATTCTTCACATTTAATCCATTGAATTTTTGACAAATCATACAATTCATTTAGTTTACTATTTAATATACTACTTTTTATAAATTCTAACTCAGAATATCTAGCATCAATTATTATGTAATTATTAATTCCATTTTCTTTTGCTAATTCTTCTTTGCATTTATCATTTTTTTGTTCTTCTTTGAGATTTCTACTTGTTTTTGATCTTTGTTTTTCTTTATAATGTTGTAAACCATGTACCTCTACAATACTTTTAAATAAGGATAAATAAAAATCATATCTTTTTGTAGTCCAATTAAAAGAAGCTTCAGAAACAAATTCAGAATTTAATTGACTCAATAGATGAAATACAATTTTATTAGGATAACTAATTCCATCTCCGCAATTACACCCAATAGAGCGATTGGCATATATTGAACATACTTCCATAGATTTATTTTTTACTTTATTACAATCTGGACAAATTGGATATATTTTGTGATTAGAACCTTTTGTATACAATTTTGCTTCATCGTACCCTCCTTGAAAGTATTTTACCATCCAAGGAGCAACTGTTGGAATGTCATTTATACCTTCTACTACTATTTGACCAGTACAACATGAACAACCTTGTCCTCTTATTAAGACACTTTCTTCTATCCATCCTTCATCCCATCCACACTTATTACACTTATAATTATACCATTTCAATTTATTTCCTTTATTATAAGGATTATCTTTATATTCTTTATTTGTAATAATTATATCTCTTTTGTTGTCTTTAAATATAGTACCTATTTCTACTCTAAACTTTTTAGTTTTTTTATTTAGTAAAATACCTAATTGACATTTTGTAAAAGTGCCTGAATATATATTATATATATCCTCATCTTTGTATTTTATATCTAGATAACTTTTGTTATAATCAACAATTTCAATTTCCCCTTCAATATTATCATAAATGAATTTAACAATATATCCTATTGATTCTTTCCAATTAATAGTCCCTTGTTTACCATCTGTTACTTTTTCTGCTTTTCCCCATCTGGGCAACTCATCTAAAAAACATTTTTTCATCATTTTACCTCTTTTCTGCCAAAAAGCTTTGAAAATAGGATAAAGAGTCGTATAGCAGTACGCCTCTTCGTTTTACATTTAAATAACTTGCAAATTATTTAAACAACCAAATATTTATTTTTATATTAAATTTTAATCACAAAAGAAATTGTACAGTAGGGTTGTAAATTATTATGCGCGAGACCTCCTCCAACAGTAGATGTATCCTCCCATCTTTCAATTTCATCAGTTGCTGTTCCATTATAAAATGTAACTTCAACATTTTGAACCCCATAATTATCATTAAATGTGTGTTTGTGCGCTGGCATTTCCTCGATAGTTAAAACATGATTTTTGCTTCCGCCAATTTTATTTAACGCATCAAATTCAGTTTGAGATGAGTCTAATCCGACAGGCACCCTACCTTTGAAATTTGGAACATTAAATGTACTACTTCCATTACCTGCTCCATAACTTATTCCTATCACACTAAATAATGCTGAATAAGTCGTTCTAGATACTGCTGAACCATCACAAATCAGATATCCTGAAGGTGCTGTTGTTCCTGCATACATTTGAATTGTTCCAGTAATTCCACTAATATTAGATAAACCTTGTGGTGGGCAAATTTTCATTTTTATGCACCTCCAACCCATTTTACTTGCATAGTTGCATCAACAGATAATTGAAGATTATAAGTTGAACCAGTCAATAAAAGAACATCAAATGCATACCATTTATTTATATCAAGCGCAACTCCACTATTTAAACTACTAAGAACACCGTCTACAGCTAGAGATAAAATTCCTGTAGCACTTGTAGAAACCATTAATGTAGATTGTTGATAATTTAATGCGACATAATTTGATGCTAATATATTAGTGCTTGCTGTTACTGCTTTATTTGTTTGATTATTGATTAGATTTCCTACAATGTATTTCATTATTCCTTTTAGATTAGCATTAACTGAAGAACTTGCTGTTGGATCAATATTAGCAGTATCAGCTTTTACCCCTAATGTAGCAATATCACCATCTGCTATCATGACTGGATCAATATTAACACCTTTTGTATAATGAATCATAATAAAACTTGTTTGTGGTGTAGCACCATTTACATATCTGCATCTATAATATCTTCTACTTAATTTTGTCCATGCTAATATATTTGAGACTCCTGCCGAAACAACCGCAGATGATGTAGTTGTCCAGCTTGTTTCATTGTGAGATTCTTCTAAATAAAGATTTCCACTTTGATCTGTTAGTATCCAAATCCGCATATACCCATCAGGTATATCTTGTTCTGGTCTATCAACAACAGGTGATGTATATGTTGCATTTGCAAGGAGAATTGTTCCTATTGATGGAGCTCTAGTTGTGTCTACTAGAATCATAGGAGTGTCTCCATTGGACATTGTAGAAGTTTGGAGAATTCCATTATCATCTGTTTTTATGAAGCGTGTTTCATTGTTGAGGTTTGAGGTTCCAAGTATTTGTTCCATGTTGCCTGATTCATTTGCCATTGTATGGAGCACTTCCTTTCTTTATTGTTTGTTTTAGTTGATAATTGTTTTTATGGTTTATAAAACCCTTTTATATCAATGACTTTATAAGACATAAATATTGATATTTAGTATAAAATCAGTGATTTATTGGAGATATATAATTTGGTGGAAATAGTAAAAAAATAAGGAGAAGAGAGAAGCGTTTTATTTCTTCTGCTACTTCTCCTTATTTTTATTTAAACATAGGATATGCTTTAAAATCCTCTTTCCCAATTTCAGATTCATATTTGATTTTAATATTATCTTTAATATTATCTACTAAATATCCATCATCGAGACTGAAAGTAATTCCATATCCCTTAAAGTCAACCCCAAAAAAATTATATTTTACCCATACTACTTTACAAATTTCTTCTCTTAATTTAAGAACAACTTTTTCATCTTTTACTTTCTCAATATTAATGATTTCTATATCATTTTTGTCAGTATCTTCAATTTTATCTTCATTTTTTACTCTTTTTGGCATGAAATCACCTCTTGATTGTTTTTACATCTTATATAACTACTGAGCATTTTAAAGCATCTATCTTGTACGCAAAATCTTACAAAACAGCATGGTAAATTATCCATAGAACATTTAAAAGATGCTTCTAAACTATTTTGAAAAAGAATTCCTTTTTGACATAATTTCATACTCATAAAATAAATCCTTAGTTAAAAATTAACTTACAGTTACAGTGGCAGTTGTACCAACAGTATTCTTACTTGTAATTACACAAGTAATGACAGATGTTCCACCAGCGACTGTGGTTATAATACCTGTATGCAAACCTACGGTACAAGTTCCAACTGTTCCACTAGTAAAACTTAAATCTGCTGCTGGAGCTTTAAATGCCGCATCTCCATTTGTAGGAACTGCCCATACTGTCAAAGTTGAAGTTGATGGATGAGTTAAAGCAACAGTATCATCTGCTATAGCCAAAAATCCTACATTATCATACCAATTATTAGCATCAATTACCTCCGCGATAGTTGCATAATATCCAGAACCATTACAACCACCAGTTCCTGCAAAACTTAAAGCCATTCCCTCTAATGGTGTTTGCGCCACGCCGGATGCAGTCATTGAAATTGATTGACTTCCTGCGATCTGGAATCTTGGAACCTCGACCTGGACTTTACCAATAATACTAGATCCCGCAGCACTAGATTCATCAGAACTTGCTAATTGTGTATCAATTACTAATCTAACAACTGAAGGTAAGAAGTTTGAATTAACCGTAACATATCTGGCAGCAGAATCTAAAGTAAAATATTGAACACATACGATATCATTTTCTGCTCCACCAACTAAAGTAAAATCTTTGGTACTAAATGTAATTTTAGTTGTAACTCCTGCTGCATTTGTGACATAACCAAAAACATCTGCCCCACTAACATCTGGTGTTAAAATAGGTGTTCCTACTACTGTTCCTGTCCCACCTACTCCTAAAGTAACGTTTTCTTCTGTCCAAACATTTTTACCAGTAAGAATTGAAGAACCAACGTTTTGCCCAATCATATTGAGAGAAAATTGTGTTTCTGTAAGTTTTGCACTAAACCTTCCGCTATGATAATAAATGTACTGAAGTGCATTACCTTGCCCCGCCGAGATTTCTTCACTTGCGATTGTAATATCAATTGAGTCGTCCAAAATTGTACGACTGCGGAATAAAATGTCTCCTGTTGAAATATTGAAAGCCGTTACAGAACCAACTCCAACGAGAAATTTCTTTGCCATGTTATATCTCCTCCTTTATAATACAAATTACTTTTTGACATTACCTTTACCATTAACTTTATTTTTGAACTCTTCAAAATCAACCTTTACATCAGCGTATTTATCATCAACAGATAAATCACTCATCCAATGATCAACTTCTTGTTCAAATTTTACAAAACCACTCATAGAAGCAGTTTTATAAATTTCATAATGTAATTTATAATCAACTCTTTGAAGTATCTTAGAAAATTTTCTAATTGTTAAATTATAAATATCTTCCATACTTAAAGAAGTGCTTATTAAAACACAAATAAGTTGATCTTCCAAAGAAGCCATTTTCTTTTTGTTTTTATTTATAAATTCTTGAGCTTCTTTTAATGCTTTTTCCATTTTAGGATCAATATAAGTGTCATCATAGTCAGGTATATTTTGATAAATAATTATATTTTTTATATTGTCAAAATCTGTTTTATCAAGTATCTCTTCCCTATATCTGGTTACTTCTTCTTCATTTTTTCTACATATATATTTAATATTTAGATTAAGATTTATTTTTCCTTGTTCGTCCTTTATATATCGAATATTATTACTTTCGATACCTAAACATAGACTAAAAATTCCAGTTAGCATCTGAGCATAAATATTACCATTTTGATCATTTTCAATTAAATAAAACAGAAAATCCAAGTAACTCATACTAATTACTTTTGGGTCTGGTATTTTATTCTTTTCTATTAATAAGCAATTTGCTAACATATGAAAATTAAGATATTTTGACATTCTAATTGGATATATTAATAATGTTAAATTTTCATATTCATCCTTAAGTTTAGATATTTTTATCTTTGCTTCATCACTTATTTCGTCTAATTCAATATTATTAATTTCTGCTTCAATCTCTAATCTTCGCTTTGAAGATTTTTGAGATATATATTGTACAGGCTCATCATATATAAAATATTGATCATATTGTGATATATCCATATTTTACACAGACCTCGTACTCAAATAAAAGAAATATCCAGAAAAACTCGAATTCCAATTAGCAACCTTAATTGATGACGTCAATTGTAAAACACCTATACCACCTAAGTCTTGCCCATTAAAATCTTTTAGTATTTCATTAACCATAACTAATGGTTTAATATAATTTTCATCTAAATCCCATTTAGCATTATGAATTACAATCTGAAAACATATATCTACACTTGTTAGATATATATTATTTGGTTCAAATATAGGAATAAAAAATCTAATCTCTGTACGAGGATCAGATACAACATTATCATAGAACGGCATTTTGAAAATTTTTTGTTCATTATTTGGGTCAGTCCCTTTACCAACTAGATTTTTAATCTGAGACATTGTTACTTCGGGTAATGATAAAGCATCTGCCGAATCATACTGCAAACATCTCATAAGAGTTTTATTTTCAATTATTTTATTTCCAATATTAGATAATAATTTTTGAATACCATCTAATTTAATTAATTCATTATTGATTGACATTCTTTATCACCACCTTAAAATAAACTTTCAATCTGAATCCTAAATCCATCACTAACAACTGTTTCCCCAACATTCTTAACCCACAATTTCACATATCCCAATCCCAATCCTTTAATTGTACAAGTATTAGCAACACTATCTTGACTTGTAATTTGAGCAAGCGATGTTACAGAAACACCATCGTCACCAGTTAAATAAAATACTGATACATCAGAATAAGCAATACTATTATTTTTAAATACACAACTGTAATTTTCTGTGTAATTTTTTATAATAGACTGCTCACCATTAACCTTGACTGTATAATTATCCATCGGTACATCATAAACATCAATATTTACATATCCAACTACACTTTCATCTAAAGCCAACTTCACACTAATCACAACTCCCGGTATAGCATCACTACCAAACAAATCATTCAACAAAAATTTACCATCATCTGTCAATTCATATGTTTTATCTAAATCTAGAACCATTTCCTCATCAATAATGGTTTCCAAATCCCAAGAAGGAGAACTTTCTAAATGGAAAGTACATAAACCATTTGAATCTACTGTACAGATTCCATCATTAGAAGAGTTAAATATGAGCAATGGAGTAGGCGAAACTATTGTTGTTATGTTATTCACTGTTGCATTTACTTGAATTTGTAATTGTAATGTGTTGTTTTTATCTGCTTGGATATTGTTGCCATTTAGAATTTGAATAGAGTAAGTTGGAAATTGTTGTGATACTTCGCTATACTTAAGTTTAAAAACTAAAAGCCCACCGATATAAACATCGTCTGGTAAACTTTCTATTTGGTAAGAATGTAAACCGATTTTATATACATCATTTACTTTTATTTGTTCGGTTATTTCTGTATGAGAAATAGTTAAATATATTTCATTCGAAACTGTTGTGATATATTTGTTTTCTTCTGTTTTTTGTGATACTTTTTCACCAACAATACAAGGAATATTATATAAAATTGAATTTTGATCGTAGAATTGGAGGGTGTTGTTGGATTTAATCATACTTGCAGTTTTATATGCTTGTAAATTATCAATATTGCTTATAATAATCCACTTATTACCTTCCCATTCTACAATTGATCCAGTATTTACAACTGTTTCAATTGGGATATGAATTTTCTTATCATATTTTCCTTCATTTAATGGGTTTAAATGAGATTGAATTATTACTTGTGTTGTAACATCACTAATTATTACACTTTTACCTTCAGCACTATAATATCTACGAATATCAAAGTTTTCTTTTACGTCTGATACCATTTCTTCTTTAGAAGAATAATTTGAACTATCTATCCATCCTTTTCTTACATTAATTGGAATCACAACCTTGCCATAATGTAAAGTAGAGAATTAATTATATATAATTCTCTACTCAAATTACAATAAATTAAAATTCTGCTTTTGATAACCCTTCAATCCTAATATAAGATGTATCCGCAGCAGCTTTATAATATAATTTACTAAAAGGTACTGCTAAATTCTGTCTAGATTCTCCTGCTTTTAGTACCATTAAGTTGTTAGATGCCGATGCGCTTGCTACGTCAAAGGACAAAGTTACTACATTAACTGAATCATTTACAATAAGATTAATAAAAGACATATCCAATGTGACATTTTGTTCAACCTCATTTGCCGTTAATGATCTTCCTATAAAATTCGTTGCCATTTTAAATTCCTCCTCTTAATTATTTTTATTGGCTATAGTTAATTATTTCTTACTCAAAGGCTAATATTTGTACGACATCTCCTGCTATTAATGCTGTCGCGCCTTGACCTGTAATCTTTATTCTATTAGGAACGGTTGCAATAGTCGCCCTCCATGTTGTAGGATTATCTTCGCCATTCGTGTCAGAATGTTGAATAATAAATTTTGTTGGGGCAAAAGGCAAAGGTACATTAATTTCATTTGCTAAAATATCTTGAGCAGTAACAACACGATCTACAACAACCATTTGTTTTATTGCAGATGCACTACCTCCAACAGAATTTTCTACTGTACAATTTGATGCACTAGTTGTAGTAATAGTTTTATTACCAGTAGTGCCAACAGCATCCCATGTTAAAATTACGCTATGTCCTCCAGCAGATATAGTTGCAGTAAATGGTACAGTAGCTCTCGTATCTCCATTAATTGCAGCGACTAAACTTGTAGCAGAATTAGCTGCACTTGCACCATTTGTCCATACTCCATTTGTTACTACAGCTACATCTGCTTCTTGATAATCTACACCATCTATGACAACTTTCATTGCAGGTTCACCTGTAGTATTGAAGTCGATCACAGATGTTGACATTGTTCCAGGAAAATTAATCAAAGAATTAATTTGTGTAGTTACGGAAGTACCTGCGCCTGCACCCAATTTTAAATCTGCAATTGCTAATACATCTACATTTTTATCAGCACCTAAAACTAAAGCCTTAGACGCAACTGCTGTTCCTGCCACAGAAGTATCGATTAAATTTAACTCGGCGGCAGATGAAGTAATTGCAGTTCCACCAAACTTAGGTGCAGTAATATCTAATGTATTAATTTTACTGTTTGCATCTGTTATTACTGCTTTTGAAGCTAATACTGTCCCAGGGGTTATAGAATTGAAAACTTCTGCGTTTGGCGTTTTAAATTGAAAATCACTATATCCCATTATTTACTTTCCTCCTTTTTCTTATTTTTATCATTATGACTTATATTATTTAATTACATGATCTCCCTCTGTAAGTAGGGGATTCTCTTAATGAAGTTTGAAATATTTAAGATTTCTCCTCTTAGTTCAGGGTAATCATGCAAAGAAATATCAAATTGTTTCTCAATCATATGCATTAAATTATTTATTTTTAGATACTCTTTTTTGCATAAATCGTCAAAAGTAATTTCGCAGTTTGGAGTTTTAATTAGAATCCTACTGTTGTTGATATTATTAACTTTATTATTCAATTTTTCACCAACTTAATTAACTATTAGTATAAGAATTAAACTCTTGCCTGAAATCCTTAATCTCTTCCTTTAAATTACTTAACATTAATGAATAAACTTTTAATTCTTCTACTTTACTTTCTAAACGATTAAAATCTTTGGTTCCAATTTGCTTTTTTAAACGAGATAATGGTTTTAATAAATAATCTAAATATGCTTTTTTCATATTTAATGAAATTAATTCAATTTCATCTATATCTAAATCATAAATTGTTATACCATCATATGTTTTACTTATGATTAGATTTAAATTAGTATTATCTGTATCAATAAATGTTAATGTAATATTATCTGTAAGTGGTTTAGTGATTGTTAACATTGGATTTTCGATATCATCTAATACTACTGTATAATTTACTTCAATAGCAGATTTTATTTTTGTTGCTATTTGCAATTTTGTATCAGTATTTAATAAAGCAATTGTATATGTATCAGAGTTAATTTGAAGAGTTATATCTCCACTATTTTCTATTGCATCATAAATTATTAAAACTGCATTATTAGAATACAAAGTATAACTCAAATCATGTGGTGTAGTTTTGTAACTATACCCTATGGCAGTTTCAAAAAACTCAAAAACTAAATCTTGTTTGTAAGTAAAATCTATATCTGATACTTTTATGAAAAATTTATCATATATTTTTTGGAGTAAAGTTCCCAAAATCTATCACCTCTTTTCTTTGATTCGGTTATTCTTTATCATCTATTTTATCAGTTTTAAATGATAAACCTGTGTACTCGGTTAAATACTGAATCTTGTCATAATCATTTATCTTCATTTTCTTAGCGTAATTAACTATTTTTGATTTTTCTTGATTTGTAATGATATTTTCAGTTACATGCTTTTTAAAAGTGCTAAATGTTTTATAATCAAATATTTCTTTGCATTTTTCATCACTTAGAATTAGTTGAGTTCGCTTTTCTTCTTTATTATCAAAGCCAAGATGTTCTCTCATTTCTGGATTGTGAATATAAACTCTCGCATGTGACCCAATATTGTCCGTACCAGAAAAGAAAAGATTATTATTCTGTACTTGTGTTTCAATCTCCATATTTGGAATATACACTGTCTGATTTGCTTTTATGAATTCGTCTCCGTCCATGGAAAACCTCTCCCATGAGACATTCCAATCACATAAGTTTTGTACCTTTGAACGACTGTTCATATCAATTGCCATAATTATTTATTCCCTCCATTTTACCCTTTATTATTTTTTAGATGTTTTTTTATATTGCTTCTTGGATTTGAATATCTGTTGGTTTGATTTTTCTTAGTTCGCCAAAATCATAGTCAAATTCACCTTGAGAATTAATTATTTTTGAATTGTCAATGTCAAATTTTATGTAATGATGATTTTGATTTAGATATTTACGTGCGTAGGATAGGATTTCTAGAAGCTTTTGGTCTGATGGGATTAGGTCATCTTTTTCACTAATGATTCTAATTTCTTTCCAACCAGAACGTAGTAGCCCATAAGTTCTATTTCTTTCTCTTTTTATAAACTCTGCTTCTGTAACAGTGCCATACAAAATACTATTCTTATGTCCACCGCCATCGTACTCTAAATAAATCATTTCTTCTAGGAAAGCAATGTCCAAAGAAGATGTTTTTACAGGATAATTAAGTTCTCCACCAATTAGATTGTGTATATATTCCTGTTGTTTACTACATGGTGCTGATCCATTTTTATAAAGAGTTTGTCTAATTTTTTCTCTTATTTCTGGACTTGATAATGCATACTTGAAACCATATCTGTCTAAAAATGTTGCCTCAGTTCTTTCTTGTTTACAGTTGTTGCATCTTTCGCCAACTTTAAACTTTTCAACCAATACTTCATCTGGGTTTCCACAAGAACAAATATATCTTACTTTTGTTTTATTATTCTGTATTTCGTCTTCTGTGGATAATAATTCACAACCATTATCTTTAAAATAATTATATGTTTCTATGTATGGCGTTCTTAAACCGTCACCAGTTTTCTTATTACCACAAATTTTGCATCTATGACCTCTGATAAATTCTATTAAAGAAATTTTGCTTGGATTACCACATGAACACATATAAGGCATGTATGTATGTATCGCAATCTATATATTCGTCTACTAACAGTTCGCACTTTTCTAATTTAAAAATTTCTTTTGCAATTTCTAAATCATACTTATATTTCCCTCCTGTGTTACAAATAGGACACCTGTGTCCTCCGACATTAAAAGCTGTAAATGTCATTGGGAAGGGATGACCTTTATCACATTGAATAATTAAATAATCTTTACATCTGACATATTCAGTCGATATTAATAAATAACCTTCTACTGCTTCGACTATCCTTTTAGCATCTTCAAATGTATATTTACACTTTCCAGTGCAATGAGGACACCTAGGATTCTTTTTGAAATTAGTTATTGTTTTTGAGAATGTATGATTTCTATTGCATTGGAATAATAGTTCTGTTTTACTATCAATTTTATCATCAACACCATAGTTACTAATACATTTTATATCAACAGAATTTTCTAACATCCATTGTTTAAACTGATCAATATTTAGTTTCTTGCCCACATTTAATCCCTCCTATCGAATACCTAATTTTTTTATAAATAAAAGAAGAGTGGCTTAGGAAAACCACTCTTGTCAGTAATTAATTAAACTCGCGATTATAATTAATACCTATCTCTTATAAAATTAGTTTGATATTTACTCAGCTAGAGCAGCATCATATATATATCCCATCGCCGGAATTAGCTCAATTAGAACCTTGTTTCCGTAGGAAATATCGTATCTTGTAACTTCGGCTTTTTATAAATTTATATTCATATAGAATCGCAACTTCTATATCGTTTATAACTGCTCATACTTTCATATGAGAATAGACTATTTCTTCACCTTCAGCATTATCTGTTAAGGGCTTCCATTTTCCACTCGCTTGAGTGTACTGGCATTTCAGCCATAGTCGTTGAAGTTTACTCTATTCGAGTCTTACCTGCAATGAACATCCATTGTAAAAGCACTTAGGATTTAACCTTATGCCATCTCTCAACTTTTTTCTACTTTCGTTCCGTCACACTTAGGCATATTTCATCCTTATGTTGTGGCATGAGAGCTTTAGGAATTACCTGCAATTAAGGAAGTGTCCTATGCGCATTTCTGTACATACGGGGCTAAAGTTACCCTTAAATTAATGTCTGTGGCTGTCATACTAGTCAAACCACCCTGAATTCCGATCTGAAGGGGACTAACTTGGCCTTGTGGTAAGAACCACAAATCAGTTGTAGGTAATTGAGGAGCATAGAAATCTCCAGCGGTATTAAGATCAATCATATTATAGCTATTAGGCATTTCTATGACGAGACTTCCTTTATATACTTTAAGAAGACCAGTCTTCATTACTTCTTCCATCACTGAGTCTGGGAATCTAAATTCTGTTCCAGCAGCAACAACACTAAAATTAGCAAGATCACTTAACTTATTAACTGCACTATAGTCTCCCATAATTGTAACAGAAGAACCAAAACGTCTCGCTAATTTTCTTGTATTTTCGACATTAGTCTTAGTAATCCCCTCGCTGTAGTTTTTCAATGTGGTGGCAGCAGTAATAGCACTTCTTAAAGCATTGATATGAGAAAGAACCATTTGGTTAATAATAGAAGTCAATACTTGTTCATTAGCATAAGCCATCGTATCTGTATCACCAGACATTAATTCTCTTGGATCGATAATCAAACCACCTGTTGCATTTTGAACAGTCATAGTTCCAGTTCTTTTCTTAACAGTTGGGAATACAAAAGAACCAGAATTGGCTTGAACTCTTGATTTCTCTCCTTGTAATTGGGCAACGGAATACCTCAGTTCCTCGTTTGCCAATACCTTTGTTACATTCCCCATAGCACTATTAATAGCTAATCTCTTTTCCAAAGGTTGCTGAATAGTAATAGTACGAATAGCATTCAACTCAGCTTTAGCCTGAGTATTACCATCATTAGCCATTCCAGCTAAAGTTTTAATTTTATCCATCACTGTATCAACTTTTTTACCATATTTAGATACATCTTTACCATAAACAATATTTGTAAAAATCTCTACGTCTTCACTTAGACGTGATGCGTTCGCCAACTTATTCTTTACAATCTTATTAATCTCAACTTGTTCTGCATTCTCTTGTAATTTTGTAAAATCTATTCCAAAACTCATTGTTAATACCTCTTTTCTTTCTTATTAATTATTAATATTATTTTATAATTTTACTATTTGACATTAATTAAAAAATATTATATATTACTTACAAAAATTACATACAATAATCTATAATCTCATAACTTACAGATTATCGTTTGCCATTACTTCTACAACATAACCACCAGCAACAGTTCCACCACCTGCATCAATTGTAAATGCACCAAAAGTAGTTTTCTTGATTACTTTAAGATAAATTTCATATGCAGAAACATCAGCAGTTTTAGTCCACTTCATTGGATTGGTAGTATCTGCTACAGAGCGACCAATGACCAAAGCACCAACAGCAACGTCAGCAAAAGCATCTGTAAGCAAATCAGCAGACATATCAAGTTGAAGTCCTACCATGTCTTTAAGTCTAAAAGCACGAATATACTCATTTGCAACAATTTTATAGGAATCAGTGTTAATAATTTCTGGTTTGTCAATGATATTACGCATAACATAAATATCACCTAATTTTGCTGTAGCTAAATCTGGAACTAATACCTGAACATCAGATGTAACATTGAACTGATAACCATTATATGTATCTGCAATTGCCTTTACATTAGGTTTGTTGGATACGTTAAGAAAATTTGAATCATGGAATTTAAATAAACTCATTATTAATTACCTCATTTCTTTTTATTTTTGTTATTAATTAACCACTACTATTTAACTATTACTCATTGTTAAAATTAATTATATATTTATCTTTACTTTCTAAAACTTAGTTAAAGAAAGATGGGATACTACCAGGAACCTTTTTCATTTCTTTTTCTTTAATAGAAATAAACATATCATTCTTAGTATTAGTTTCAACAGAGGTATCTTGAGATGCAATCATTTCTTTAAATTTCTTTGCACATAATTCTGCTTCTGCTTTCTTTAGTCCTTCTAAATCAATTGCTTCTACAAAGGTTTTAAGTGAATTAACTTCGCTTTCTTCAAAACCATTTTTCGTAATTTCTGTTTCAAAATATGCATTTACTTCTGCAATTTTTGCTTCTGAATCTGCTTTAATTTTTTCTTCTCTGAAAGAATTTACTTCGACAGTAAGAGATTCTTTTTCTGCTTTTTCAGATTCAAGTAATTTATTAACCTCTACAATTGTAGTATTCGCCTCATTTACTTTGCCATCTAATTCTTGATTTTTTTCTGTTAAGCTATTAACTTCTATTTGTTTTTCTTCCAAAGATTTAGTTAAAGTATTAATTTCTGTTGATTTTTCCTCTAAAGATTTATTCAACGTATTAATTTCATTGATTTTATCTTCGATTTTTTGATTGAGTTCTAATACGATTTTCTCATCCATTCTATTTCTTTCCTCCTTTATTTGATTATTTAATATATTTTTAACTGGTGTATTAACTTCGACAGATTCTTCACCATTTAGAGGTTTCCAATCTTCCTCGACTTTAATAGTTTCACCAAGTTTTACCTCACCATTTTCAATTGTGTAAGTAATTTGACAATATTCTCCTGTTTTATCCCAACATTTCATTATGAATGTTGATATAGTTGGATAAAATTTATGAACATAATAATAAGAATAATTTGATTCATCTATATTTTGTTTTTTATTGAATTTACTTTCAACAATCATAGAAATATCATTATAATTCATTGCATTTATTTCAATTATTGTTTTATCTTTATTGTCAATAATAGAATTGTCGTCTGGCAATATATTCACCTCTTTTTTTTTAAGTGTATTCAACTCTAGCATGAGAGCAGATTTATCAGCAGGAACCTCTCCTATTACAAGAGCATGACCAGAATATTGAAATAATTTTGGGATTCTATTTTTCTCTTTCCATCCCCCTTCATAAATTATTTTCTTATTTCCTAAAGATTTATCTGCACAAATTTCAATTGAACCTTCTACTGAATTGCCACTGTCATACTCTTCTTGTAAATAATCAATTAATTCTGGAAATCTTTGATCATATACGTATCCAACACCGACTAAAGCATCGATTATTTCATTATTGACTTCTATATTTTCAGCTATGTATGCACTTTCAAACGTTCCAACAACAAGACTATCTTCAAAAATGACTCTATTTTCTTCGACTATCATATCACCATGACTTCCAAAAGGAATTGTATTTTCACTGTCCATAAATTGGGCAACAAGAGGCATATTTTTTACTGATTCAATATTATTTTCAATATATTCTTTTTCCCAATGGATGCCATTTCCATTATATTCAGCAGAATCCTTGTGAATTTTGTGAAGAATGAGTTTGATGGGAGTGCGTCCTGCTTTCGATGTCTTTTTAGATATTTCTATTACACTATTTTTCGTTTTCCTCACCTCCTTTCAAATATTATAATTAAACTATTTATTGCTCTAAATCAGATAAATATTCTTGGACTTCTTTAATTTCTAATGGTTTAAAGTCATTATTAAATGGCATATAGATAATGTCAGTAGGAAGATTAATCAATATATACTCCTTTGGAATAGTGTCTAATAAATACTTTGTGATATTTATTTGCTGAACTTTATTAAAAAGAAGAGAATCAGAATCTTTTCTCATAGGAAGTTTGTTACATACAATTCCCTTTAGTTTATCAAAATTATCTTTTTGCCATTCAATTCTTTCATTTTGAACTCTTTTAAATTCAACTTCCTCTTTTTCTGATTGTTCTTTTATTTTATTATTCTTTTCTGCCAATTCTTTATTTTGTTTTTCTTTTTCAGTATCATATTTTTCTTTAAGACTATTATATTGGTCAATAAGTTCCTTATAAGTATCTTCTTTATCATCAATTTCTTCAACAACATAAGATAGATTATAATAGACCTTACTATCTGTTCCATTTGTTACTTTTTGAACTTTTGCATAAACTTCATATTCATGTAAGAAAATTTCATCACCTATTTTTAATTCATAGTCTAATTCTACCTCTAGTAACTCTACTCTTTCCAATGTTTCTTTTTCTGTGCTTAAATATGCATTGGAATAACCATTGTCATTTAATTTGTAGAACTCTCTGATTTTTCTTCCTAAGAAAACGCTATGCACTTTCTTATTTTTGTTGCTTGTGTTTGTATTTGGCATTATATGCCCTCCTTTTTAATATTTGTTGTTATTATTTAATTTAAAATAGTTTAACAAAACATATATTCCCATTTAAAATTTTTATATTTTTCCCAATGACCCAAACAACATTGGCATATAGCACTAGAACTAAATGCTAAAGTTTTACAAACATCACTCATAGAATCCCATATTTTTATTATTTTATTATTTAAGTCTTTTTGAATAATCTTTTTAAATTTTAGTTCTAATTTTTCAAAATATTCATATTTCCAAATAAATCCCTTATGCTTATATAATTTCCCTCTACAACATTTTGTTATAGAAGATGATTCAAATCCACTAGTTCTTGATGCTTCAGCAGAACTTTTCCATTTTTGTATAAATTCTCCCTCTAAACTGTATTGATATATTGGAATTATATTTATATTGTTTCTTAACTTTTCTTTTGCACTTTCAGATAAATTTTTGCCAATATGTGAATCACTCATCCTTTTTAATGTTTCTGCTGAATATTGAATTCCTTTTCTAGATTCACTTATTTTTTGTTTAGTCTCTTCTGTAAGTTTTCTGCCAGTATTTATAATACTTAAATGTTTCTTTTCTTCATCAGTTCTAAAAATACCAGTTAATCTATCTGCAATAATACAAATATTATACCCAACCTTATTATTGTAACTTTCAAAATGATCAATCCAGTATTGTTCACGTTCAATTAGACTTTCTCTATTTTTTACAATTTCTAAAACAACAGGTATTATTGAATTTCCATATTTTTTATATGCTCTAATTAAATATCTATTATAATGTTTTCCATTTTTTAAATCAGAAAGATGTCTTCTCGTTCTAGTGTACATGTCTATACTACTACCAACATAAATCTTTCCATTTTCAATATTATACAGTGCATATATTCCACATTCTCGTATGCTTATATCAATTATTCTACTACTACAAAAATTAGTAATTTCTATAAAATTTTTATCCATTTTATCATTCCTTTCTAATGAGAATCCTTTCTTAAAATTAAACAAATAAAAGAAGGCTAGTGAAAGGAACTAGCCTTATCAGTTGGATTGCAAGCCCAACCTATCTCTTATTAAAAATTACAATATTATTTTTTATTCTTAACTCTCTGTTCATTACTCTTTAAATTTTTCGTGGTTAATCCTGATTCTTTTAACTCTGAAGTGTCTTTCGGTGGCCTTCCACCCAAATTACTGTCTGGATTAGATGTATCAGCACTGTCTGTAGCTGTAAACGAGGTTATATGGGGAGCATACTGCTCATCGTAACCATCCTCAATTTCTTGATCACAAATTCCAAGATAATCTACTGGATCAAATCCGGCTGCAGCAATATAAAATATCCTGCTTCCCCCTGCAGTTAAGTATAGGTCTTTTGCTTTTTCATAAACATCCTTCTTATTTAACCATGTAATTGGAAGGAACTTTATATCAATATAGCTAAAAGGTGTAATACCTAAGTTTTCATTAATTACTCTAGTTTCTTCCCTTGCTATTTCATTAATATGCTGAAACACTTGTGCAGAAATCAAGTCTAAATTAATTTGTAAACTTCCCAAATTAGCACTATTACTTTCAGCATTTAAAGCAGAACTAGCAATACCTAAATTAGTCGATATCTTCTTTATATTTTCGTCGCTCAAAGTATCCGTAATTAACGACGCATCTTTAGCTAGTCTATTAATTGTTGTACCAGGAGCAAGACTAAGTGTTGAAATCCTAGAAATATTTCCACTAGTATTAACTTTTACAGCACCTTTAAATGCTTCGATAACTTCTTTTTGCTGAGTTGAATTTAATGAGCAAGACCCAGTTTTTTCCCCACTAGGTAAGACAAGGTAGTATATACTGCTTGCTAATTCACTAATTAATTGATATTGACTATCGTTATAGTCATCACTTGCTTTCATATCAACAAAAGCCGAGATGCCAAAAGGAATCCCATATGCATCAATTTCATTAGCTTTCGCTTTTAATGCAATAGTTTTTCTATAATCAAGAATAAACCATCTTTTACTACAATCTTTCTTATAATTCATATACGCTTTTACAAAATCACGAGGATAATTTTTAATTTCATTAAGTAATCCTCCGTATTTAAATTGATCAAAGTACATCATATCAAATGCAGCAATGGATATATTGTTTTGAAATCCAACTATTTTACAATAATCTAAATCTAAAGGTTGAATCATAAAATTATCATCTAATGACAATCCTTCTAATCTGTCAATAGATTCTATTACCATTGAACCAGTATCTAAATTTTTATTACTTGCCGTAGAATCCCTCAAGATCCCGATATATTGCCCGTCGATAAATAGATGTCTTAAAATATCTCTAGTAGTTCTATCAATATTCAATATTTTAAGTATTGTGTTAAATTTGTTTTTTTTATCTTTCATTTGTGGTGTTTTGTTGCGTAATGTAGTTATGTAAGATAATGTCGGAAGAGCTACCATTTTGTCGATACTCTGACCATATATACCATTTAATCCGTAGGACTGCCTTGATATAGTTCTCAATATTTCATTATATATCATTGGATATTTGACATATTGTTTTAAATCGCTCATTGGTATATTATCAGTATCTAATCTTCCTGTTGAAAATGAATATGAATTATAGGAGAGTGAATTTAATTCAATTTCATTTGATGTTGAGAATTGAGGAGAGGTGGTTAATTCTGTTTGTGGTTGGGTTTCTGTTTGAGTTGTTTTTTTTGTCAAGAGATGTTATTCCTCCTTTCTTTAAGGGATTTGTTATTTAATTTTTATTTGTTTGATTATTATGAGTATGAGAATACGAAATCATAGTCTGAATCATCTTCTTCATGCTCTAAAAACATAGCAATATAATACAGCGCGTAAACCGTAGCAGAATAACGGTCTTTATCTAGTCTTTTAATAACTGGTTCTACCGTTACAGCAGTTTGAGTTTTCTTTAATTTTAAATTTGCTACTTCATCAATTAATAATTGAACTTGAGTACATGCTAATTCATAGTTAAGCAAATCAGCCTCTTTTAAATCTTTTGGCAAATCATCCTTAATATCATCATAAGTTTTAATTAATTTTAGTGTGTTTGATTCAACATAATTAATAAAAGTTCTAATGATATCACCATTTATCCCTTGTGCCTTTAAAACATAAAGCATCTTTGGTGCATTAGAAGTTTTAGATTTATCTTCTGTATTTATAGTTGCCCATGCACCATATTCTTTATTTGTTTCAAAGTCTGTAACATCTTCAAGCAATTTTTCAACTAAACCCTGTCCAATGGTGTTCCCGTCGATTATTACAGCTTTTACTCTTGATTTTGTTAAATCTAAGTTGCCACCATATTTATAAAATATTCTTTTGACTATTACAGACTGTTCTTCATAATTCAATCCATTCGGTGGATTTATTATGTTGTGTAATTGAATTTGCCTAATAGAACCACTTTCATTTCTAATAATTTTTAAAACTACTATAGAAGTTTTATTATTACTTTCAGATGCACTTCTTGCAACGTCTACTCCAATTACATATTCGCATATATCTAAATTTCCTTTTTTATCTCTCGGACATTCCATTTCAGGAGGAGAAACAACTCTTGCTTTAATCAATTTACTGATATTAATTAATGCCCCATCACTTACTCCTACCCAGTCACATAAATAATTCTGTTTAAATCGAATAATATTACTTTTTCTTGCTTTATCAATTACCGATTTTTTTTGTCTACCAAAATGAACGGGGATAAACCAATCTGAACCGAATACAAAAGTTCCTTTTAAATCATTCATGTCTCTTGACATAGTTAATATTTTAGAAAACTCATCTGAATTTTTATATCCAGATGTAGAATATCTATTTATTGCACCATTTAACTCTTCGGGATCTATATCTCCAGTCATTGTTGTCCTTGCCATATTAAAAATTGGCTCAATACAATCATCATAGGTATCTTTGTCAATTAATGCAGATTCTTCCAGACCGCCTCTCCTACGTCTCAAACCTTTGCTTTGTTGGCTATTTGCAAGATTGTCTACTACTGCACCGTTTACAAACTCTACTCTTCCACTATCTTTAGAAAAATTAGCCGATCTTATATTCGGTGCAAAATCAGGATAGAATCTTAATAGTTCATCATGCTTATCTTTCCAAATCTTAACCGCAGATTCTTTGGTGGACGCAGTAATTGATAAGGTAATATTTGGAAAACAACAAGCCGTATGATATTGAGACATAATATGAATCTGAGTTTTGGAAATTCCTCTAGGTGCACAAAAGTAATTTTCAGGGAATCGGGATAATAATCTAAGCATAACCCTCTGATGTAAATCAAAATTCATACCACCACTCTCAGGCTTGTATAAGTCCCAAAATATATCTGGCATCCAACGCAGATATGAACACAATTCTGAAAATTCTTGTATGTTTTTTGAAACTATGGTTGAATTGTATTCAGATTCTTTTATAGGTGATTCAAATGCTGATTCATATATATCATATCTATCATGTTCATTTTTTTTATTTTTGTTTTCAAAGTTATTATATCCTGCCATATCATTCGCCTTCTTCGTAGATGGGTTCTTTATAAACCTTTCCTAAATCTCTAAAAATACCATTTCTTTTATTTTTCTCATTCTTTATTTGGTCTTCTGTAAAACCTTGATTGTTAAAAAATTCATTAAGCATTTCATCATAAAAAGTCCATATCTCTCTATATTCAATCCTAGATTTATCTTCTAACCTTCTGTTATAATTTACAATACACCAAATAATTAAATCTGCATCATCCATTGGTTGTTCTTTTAATTTTGGTAAAATTGAAATTATACCAACTTTTGCTTCAACTGCTTCAAATAATTGTGGAAGTAATTCTACTCCACCACTAATATCAGATTTAGATAATTGAGAAACATTTATCTTTGCTGCCGTTGCTGAATCTTTTGCCAAAGAAGCCCATTCTTTTGCCTCTTTTACATCTCCTCTAGCAGTAGCAAGTTCTTCTTTAACTCTAAAGCGAATATACGTTATTAATCCTTCTATATGAAAAGAAGTTTTTTCGCCATAATTATCTATAAGCTTATTCCACTTCTTTTCAAAATAATTATATTCCTCTGGTTGGTATCCAAATCCCCATTTTTCAACTATTTCATCTGTAAGATTGAAATCTGATTTATTTTCATTTAATTGCTTATTTTTATCGATATTTGCACTATCATAATTTAATTGTTGTTCAATTTCTGGTAATATTTTAGAGTCTGCCCAACCTAATTTACGATATTGAGGCATTTGTATGTTTTTCATAAAAACACCCATCACCTCTCCTCCTTCTTCAAGAGAGGTTTTCCAAATATTATATAGGAACGGCTTATCCATTAACCGTAAAGTCTCTTTTACCTTATCTAAAATAACATTCCCTTGGTCATCACTAATCATATCTTTAATACAATCTTTACAATATAAAATTTTGCCCATTTTGTGGATAGGGTTATAACTAGCATAATACTCTGTCTCTTTTTTTAATGTTCCACAATTTTGACAGGAGTAATCTTTTAAAACTTTTTTAATTCTAGGTTGTTTTGGTGTTGTACTCTTAGGTCTTCCTGCCATATTTAACTTCTCCTTTTATTATTAACCAACTTATAATAAAACACTAATATATTTATATTTATCTTCCAATAATTCATTAAATTCAAAATTATTATATCTTGACTTAAATTCATAAAATTGTTCAGGTGTATTATTTGTATATCCATATGTATCATGAAATAACTTATGTATAGGTTTAGATAAACAAACTCCCAAACCGTAGTTAATATGCAATTCATGTAATTTATCTTTAATATTATCGAATTCTACTTCTGAATAATCTAATACTTTAGGCAATTGCTCTAAGTTTAGTGTTTCAAAAACTTCATTGACTATATTTTTAAAAGGATATAAATGATGAATATTATCAAATTCCTTCCCACTTATTACACATTTATAATTACAGTTTTTCATGCTCTCTAGTTGCCATTCTTTTATCTCGCTTCTTAACTCAAAGTATAAAGCAGTTACTCCTCCGCGCCAGTTAGGATTATCTTTTCCAACTAAAGGACTAGCAAATCTTGGATTTTTATTACCTGACCATTTACCTTTCATACGCAAACTAAGCATTTTTCGTTGTTCATCACTACGCTTTTTACCAAGCCACCATCCATCATTGGTTTCATAATATCTACTTATTGATATTCTGAATTTTCTTTTTGTTTCTTCTGATTTTGGTTTACCGTACATCGGAGAATTTTCACCAGAAATTTTCTCCGAACGTTGATTATTTGCTCTTAATTGAACATCTTTAGTTTTATATAAATCAAAATTATATATTTTTCTCAAACAGTAAGCATGATCCCAAATTTGCTTAACCATTAGATTAGGGTAGAAAATATCTTTTAATTCTTCACACGTATAATGTGAATATCTTTCAATAAATAATTCATTTTCTTCATCTGTCCAATGTATTGTGGGAATATAATCGTCTTTCATAAAATGTCCATCTTTTCCACATTCTCTACATAAATTTCTAAAACCATCACAGCATAATTTATCAGGTGGAAAATATTTTATATTTACAAGTAATTCCCTATCACATTTTATACAGAACTTGTATCCTTCTTTTGGAATATGAGTTAATTTGTTAGTAAAAGACGCACCACTACATTCTTTGCACTTACTTTTAAATCCATCCTTAGTATCGTGTTTACTATAAAAATAATCAGTATTTGCCAATAAATTTCTTTCGCATTCATTACATATTTTATATCCATTTTTTGCTACATAATAATCATTAGTTTGTTTATATTTACTTGCACAATCTTTACAATATGTTTTCTCTGATTTCCTTGAAATATGATCACAATAACCTATATCTTTTTCTTCTGTGCAACCATCACAAATATATTTAACTCTAACGTGACAACCAGAAATTAAATCTTCTGCTTTAACAATAATCTCATCCTTTAAATTACACTCATGCCCTTTTGATTGATACCACCCAATATTTTTCTGATTAACCTTGACTGTAAATACTTGATTTTCTACTAACATCTTTTTATTCCTTCTTTCTCTATGTGTTTTGTTCTCTGTGCTAAAGAGCAATAGGGATTAGGCACACAGAGAATCTGGTAGCTACTCCAGAAATTTTCCTAATCCCAAGTTTACATATTTTTGCAAACACAAAAATACTTCAAAATTAATTGAAGTATTTATAACTCACAAAACATTATTTATAATTATAATTTTATCAAACAACTTCTTCTAAATCTTTATATTTACCACTAATATAATCTTCCTTAAACTCATTAAATTGTTCTACGTTATTCTCACCATACCCGTAAACTTTGTGGAAAAGTGCATGAATATCACCAGTTAAACAAACTCCGACACCATGAATTTTATGCAACCTACTACATTCATTTCTAATCAATACTAATTCTTCATCCGAATATTCATTAATAAATCTTCTTTTTCAATATTTAAGTTATCAAATATCTCATTAAATATCTTATCAAATCCATATAAATGATGAATTACATCAAATCTTTTATTTGTAACAACACATTTATAATTTGATGCTATCATCGATTCTTTCTTCCATTCTGTAATAGAATCTCTTAAAATTGAATTTATTTCAGAGAAACCACCCTTCCACATTGGATTATTTTCTCCTTTATGCATATCATAACTACATAGATTACAACCATAAGAATGAAGCATTGATTCATAAGATTTAGATTGGATTATTCCCTTATGTATTGGACATTCATATTCCAATGGTGATTGATTATTAATATAATCTTCTTCTTTTGATAAAAGAATTACTTTTTTATCTTTAAATAAATCTTGAACTTCACTAAAATCTCTTCGTTTATCTTTACTTAATTTGTCCCAAGAACAATATTTACAATCTTGATCTTTATATTTGAAATTTCCATATTTTATAGACTGAACACCTTTATTTATATGTTTGTTGCAAATGAAATCCATATATGATTCTGCATTTTTATAAGTTTTAGTTAATAATACTAAGTCTCTTTCTTTGAACTCTTCATCTATTCCATTAATATTATATTTAGTTTTAGCAACTGCAATTTTACTACCCACACCTTTTATCTGTGGACTATACCTGACTCCATTTTTAATTAAGCATAATTCTTCTTGTTTCTTATGTTTACATTTATCACACGCATCTTTTATTATAGGTTGATTTTTATGACTATTTGTGTATTTATAATATGGTTTAGATATAACTGTTTCTATTCCTTCTTCTAAGCAATAATCACATAAACATTGGATTGGTGCATTACTACCATCTAATAATTTATGAACATTAATTGTAATGACTTTTTTGTATTCCCATTTATGACCTAAACTTTCAATGTATTTCTTATTGTTTGACAGGCAAGTTACTTCTACCTCTTTTGTAATTAACATCTCTAATTCCTTCTTTCTATGCGTAATATTATTTCTGTGCGATACAAAATAAATAGAGTAAGAAAGCCGCACAGAATGAGGTAGCTACTCCTCACAATTTACTTCCTTACTCATATGAACAAATTATGCTCACATAAATACCTAGTCAATTAAGACTAGGCATAATCTAAACACAATTCCATCCACACAGAAAACGCCTGATTGCTCAAGCGTCTTATAACTTACAAAATATTAAATTATTATCTAATTCAATAAATCCTTATTACTATTATCCAACGTTTTATTTCCATATTTAACCTCTAATTGATGCTTTATATAATCCTGCTTAAATCCCAAAGTAGTCAATGCAGTTACAATCGTCTCTGCTTCATCTACAATCTTTAATTCAGTCTCAGTTAAATAATCTCTAGTTAAATCACTTTTCTTATTTATATTTCTGGTTTCTCTTATTTGTTTTGCTTTCATATTGAATAAAATAAGATATACCATGTCAGTGTAATTGCTATATGTATACTTATTTATATTTGGAACATATTCTTGAATACTAGAAGTCATTCTTTTCCTATCTACTTTACCTACTTCACGTTGTAAGTCCCATTTTTCTTGTTTTCCAAAAAATGCTTTAGATAATACATCTTTAGCATTCAATTGATAATCAATAAGTTTATCCATAACTTCAGGTTTATTTTTTTGCATATCTTTAGTAATAGAAATTTTAGCCAACCATAAAGGTAAAAAATCTAACTCAAGACATAATGACTGCTGATTACCTCCTTTTGTGGGGAGGATGAGATTACGTCCCCCTTTAGAAAGTACAATATCTTCTTGAATCTTTTTTCTCTCATTTTTTAACTGACCTTCTGACAAACCTATTCCATTACAAATCCAATTCACACCTACATAACTTTTACCAGTGTCTTTCATTTTTACGACTATGATTAGATTACCATTAAAATCAACTTCCATTAACTCCAGTTCTTTAAGTTTTACTAATTGATTTGACATAGCAAATCCTCCTGCTCATTTTTATAGTGGAAGTACGAGCAATACTTATCAGTGCATTTATATAGCAACCTATCCTTGTATAACTTATTTTGTTACACAAAAATACTCCTAACAAAAGCTAGGATCACTATCTATAGCAAAATTTTATTTATTTCTATTCCAAATAACTCCCACATCTATCACAAAACTTAGCATCAGATCCACTAACTTTACCGCAAATCTTACATTGCAATTTATCTCTTACAGTAACAACCTTCTCAACTTTGTCTCCGATATCATTAAACCCAACTAATCTTAAAATAATCACATGAGAATTTTCTTCCAATACACCGATATTCCCATATTTAAATTCTTGATTAATCTCTTCGCCTTTTACAGTAATTCCCTCATCAAAACTTTTAAGATTTACAGAATTATTTAAAGAACAATTCTGTGCAGTAAAACTAGTTTGGCAAATACTATTATCAAACGATCTTAAACAATCAGTCTGTACAGATTTAGGTGTTGTACTAGACGTAACAGTTATCCAAGTAGGATTATAATCATAAATAGGTTGTTTATAAGTAATCCAAGGGCTAATAGGATTAAATACTTGATTAATCTGTTGAGTAATTGGTTTTAATTTCTCATACCAAAATTCAACCCTAATCAATCCATCTTCAATTTTATCTCCACGATATTCAGAAATTTCTTTTGTTTTTGGTATAAATTTAAACTTATTTTTTGCAGTACAATCACTTAAAAATCCTTCTAATTCAGTTGTCTCATTTGGATTAACTAATAATGACTGGCCATTAAGTACATCTACTCCATCTATAGATATCTTAACTTTTGCTTTTCTTGATTCCATATTCTTGATATAAATAGAATACTCGCTACCAAATGGAATTTGAATTATCCCCTCTTTTTCTCTAAGGATTTTGCCATTATTTTTGAGACAGACCACCATTTTCTCTTGATACATTTTTTATCATCCTTTCTAGAGCACTGACTAAACTCTAAATATTAAAGTCAGTTATTTTTATTAATGCTTATTTATTTATAAGCACAAGTAGACACACCAAATTAATGATGTGTCTGATCTACTTATAAATAAATTACAATCTAATAATTTTATCTCTTTCTCAAATTATCCTCAATCTTTAAAATAGTATATTTTGCAATTTTATCTAAATTTTCTTTGTCAAGTTTACTATTATCCCAAATCAAATTATCAATATGAATATTAACAGTATTTTTTCCTTCGATTTCTTCATCATTTTCTTCTCTAGCATTTTCATACCCCATAGACATACATTCCTGCAACATACTATAAAGAATATTCCTTAATTCTGATCCATACTCACATTCACTATTCTCAATATATCCAGCATAATGTTCTACTAAACCAATTTCATATTCTTCATCTTCAGTAAATTCTCCACGGAATTGTTTGCATGATACACAAGAACAATTTTGATAATGCTCTTCACCATCTAACAATTCATCAACATTTTCACAATCATATTCTTCTTCCAAACAATTCTCATTATCAAATTCACAAAATATTACCCTACCTTTTCCTGCTAAGAATTCTCTAACATCTCCAAAACTCATATCAGACATCACAAAATAATCTATATTATCTACCTCGTCATATTTATATGTACCATCATCCATTTTAGCAAATTCACAAAAGAAACCAATTTCTTTATCTTTGTAAAATTGTAAACTGACATAGTATTCATCAACATCACTTGACAATTCCATACATTCAGCATCTATCCCATAGTAATTGTGGATATAATCATAAATATAATGAGCTACTGAAAAGTCGCAAATAAACATTAAATTTTGTTCAGAGTCTAAGTGAGAATCAATAATTTCTTCAACTTGAGATAATGTATATTTTATTTTGTTAATCAGCATAATTAATATTCCTCGCTTTTATATTTTATTTTATCTTTATATGTTAAAGTTAGATTGTATTATTTATGTTTTAATAAAACTTACAACATATCCTTCTCTTTTAATAATACACTATTCTTAGAAACTTCAATGCTTCCATCTGTCTGAATACGAGACATGGTAATATTGTGATCAACATTCATTTTATTCATAATAATAGAAACTACATCTTCCATAGACATACCTGAATTAATCAAACAAGTATAAAATCCAGAAAAATAACTTGCTTCTTTTATTCCTTTAATAAATTCATCTTTATCAATTTGAATATCTTTATCATTTTCTAGATTATCTGTAGAAATGGAAAAAGGTTCTGTGAACATGAGGATGTCATCTAATGGTGATTTTGTTTCTGGTTCTGTATTTGTATCTGGTTTAGATGTTTCTGAGGTTTCTGAGGTTTCTGTGATTATTTCTTTGCAGTTATCGCACATATGTTATTTCTCCTTGTAATTTAGATTATTTTGTCTACACATCCCAGTAAAATTGCTTCTTCAGGCCATAAATATACGTCCAAATCATGTTCAGTAATATCATCAAGTTTTTCTTGAGTAATATTAGTATATTTAAGAATTACATCTTGACACCTACGCCATGATGCCTCTAGGTCTTTTAACTTTCTTTTTGTTTGCTCTACTGATGTATTTCCCATTTCAAAACTTTGTACTTGATGGTAGAGAAATCGAGTATGGTTTTGACAAATACGCTCAGAAGTAGATATGAAAATCTTAAACGCACCACTCATTATTTTTCCATATGCTTTACCAATGATTTTATAACCACTCTCCTTGAGTGTTTCTATGGTAGCAATTATACTTAGTGATGCAAAAACTGAGCCACCATAACTAGAAATTTTAAGAATAATTGGTTCTGCTTTGGAAGGTGTTATTCCACTTGCTTTATCTCTTTCTACTATTTTCTCAAACATTCTATTAACAATAAATTCGGTTTCTTCATTGATAGAATCGTCGTTAATGTAGATTGTGCGCTCATTAATGTAGGCATTGAGTTTAATTTCCTCGATAATTTTATTAATTGGTATCATAATTTCCATATACTTATTACCCTTCAGTTATTTAATTAATCCTTAATCACAGTATTCATAATATCAATAATCCCATATTCCTTACTAACAATAAAACTTTGACTCTTCTTAACTGTACCAGTATAAGCTTGAGAATAAGACCACTCTGAATTAGAACTCACAGTTGGTAATCTCCTAATCTCAACCCCATAATCGTCAATGACCATTGTCTTATGCTGATGTGCAACAAACCAATACAAATAATCACAATCACTAATATATTCTTTTGCTTCATTATGTATTGTCTTAAATGCTGACTTTTCATTAATATCGTGTGCTATCCCCACTAATACTCGCCCATACTTAATATATTTCCTATCCAATGTCCCGGTATCAATCCACACATTATCATTATTTCTATACCACGAATTTAAAACTTGAAAGATTCCAAACGTAGTATATCTATCATGATTAGAATTGCAATTCCATACTTCTACAGGAGCAATTTGTGATAAAATATCAATAGCTTTAATTAATAAATCAGATACTTTCGTAAACATTTGATAATGACTTACTGAGTGATCTGTCTGAGGAGTTCCTTTTGTAGTCTGATATGGGGTATCAAAATTACATATATCACCTAGATTTAATAATATAATCTTATCTATTTCTTTATGTTTAATTCTACTTACAACATCATTAATTACATAGAAAAATCTATTAGTTGCAATTACATCATCATATTCATTATTACTTGTTTCTAAGTAACTTTTTAATCCTACATGTAAATCTGCTATGTTTAATATAAGCAAATTTCCATTTGTGATGGGATTATATTTAGTATGTTTAGGGGATGGGATAGAGTAGTTTTTGATTAAATTGTCTAGTATTTTTGTAATATTGTCTTCATTAAGTAATATTTCAGTCCTTGGTTTAACGCTCACCTTTGAACTGTAGAGAACCTTTACTCCATCTTCCTTAGTATTCATATGCCACATGCTATTTTTGGCACTAAGCAAAATAAACTTATCAGGCGAATATCCATGTGATTTCAAAACAAATTCAGGATCTTTAGATTCTTCAAGACTCATAGAAATTAATTTATCAGAAACTTGAGAATCATCTTGCTTGATTTCTACAGATTCTTTATAATTAGGTTTAGATGGAGTAGAAGCAGGAATAATTAATTCTCTATCACCATTACCAAGAATAATACCATTAATAATATCTTTTGCTTTTAATGTTCCATTTGCTTTTCTATATTTCTTGAATTTACTTCTTAATCCTTCACCTGTGCTTTGAGGATAATACAATTTTGCTAAAGTATCCCAAGAATCAGATATTTTCTTATTGTACTTTTGGTAACAAATTTCTATTAATTTTTTATCCAATATGTTGTTAATACCACCCTATATATTTATTTTATACTTTTATATAACCTACATATACTTAAATAATATCTTTCATTTAACATCTTTTTAAGCTCTTTGCGATTATAAAACTTAAACAAGCACTTTACAAATGAATTTAAGTAATTGTTTTCTTCTTTATTCACAATAAACTTTTCTTTATTATCATCATCAATACTATAATTTATTTTGTAAGAATTTGTTTGTATCGTATTTCTACTTACAATATTAATAATTCCACTATTATTAAACTGATTAATAATTTTTATTAAAGTATTTTTTGATTTAATTCCAGTTTTTCTAGACATTTCTTTATAAGACATATAGAAAACACCATTATCATCTGAATATCTTTTACTATTTATAAGCATAGCATATAGCAATAATTTTTCATTCTTTGTCTTTTGTTTTAAAACTTCCAAAATTTCTAAATATGTAATATCTATATTAGTTGCATCAATCTCATACATCCCTTTTCTTCTAATGCTTATGTTTATTTTATGCTCTTCTGAAAATACATCTTTAGTACCACCATAATCAATATTATATCCGTGAAATCTGTCTCTACTATTATAAAATTCTATCCAATAAGATTCCCTCTCATTAATAATATCCTCACTACATTCTTCTTGAATTTCATATGTAAAACTATCAATACCATACTTATTATAAGCTCTTTGTAAATGAATATTAAAATGAGTGTTCGCTTTTAATGTGCTTTTGTGTCCTCTTAACCTAGTATCTATATCTTGACTTTGACCAATATATACTTTATTATTTATTATATTAGTTATTTTATATATTCCTATTTTCTTATCCTTTGCCATTATCGCATAACCGCCTTTCATCATCTCGAAATGCCTACACAACAAGTAAACCCCTCTACACCTACTGGCATAAGGGATTCAGACATTGGTGACATTCATGTCCCGACTCCTAAAATAAAACCTTGTTTAACCTACTTTTTAAAACTTCTCAAGTGACATCTATGACACTAATTATTGCTCAGAATCCTTGATTTTAGTGCGTTTTGTGGCTGTATCCTTTCTATTACTTCTACACTTTTCGTATCCTATGGTGTCGAATAATCTAGGAACTAGAATATTGATATTTTTACCACAATAAAGAAGATAAGGATTAACCAAATAAAAGGTTTCCTTACCCAATTCATAACTAACTATTGCTAATTTTCCTCTTAAATTTTTCATATTTCTATTTACAGTTCTTCTATCAATGTCTAATAATGTTGCCAAACTAATTTGATTTAATGGATTATCTTCCAAATCAACGATTAAATTCATTTCCCATTTTAAATAAGGAGATAAAGAATATAAAAATGCTAATTCACTTTTTGTAATTCCATATTGTTCAACAGCATGAGCAATTTCTAAATTAAATACTTTAGTGAAATGATCTTTTGGTTTCCAGTGTTGTTTCTTAACATCCTTTACAAAAAGAGAAGCAGTTAAAGTATTATCTTCATCTTTTTTAAGATATTGTTTTATAAAGTCTCCAATTTCTTTTTGTGCTTTTATATCCTTAAACGTATCAACGTCACTAACAAAAATATCTGCTAATATCCGCATAGTTTTATCTTCCATTGTAGGCATCACCTCTTTCATCATCACAGACAAATAAAATTATTTTAAAATTTTATGTTTGTCTAATTCCCTTCTTAATAGGGATGTTGCTTTAGTTAATTTGTTTAAATTAACCATTGCTTTATAATTTAAAAAATCATTAATTAATTTTTGAAATAATTCAGGTTTATTATTATCAATTTTAAAATAAACACTTTCATCTTTTTTCTCTGAACCAACTAATTGAAATTTGTAACTAACAAATAATGCTGCCAAGTAGAAATCTTTTGTTTCAAAAATATTCATTGTTTTATCACCTTTCATCATCAAAATATGTAACATAAACTTTACGACTTTTTGCATTGTTATGATTTTTTATTTCCTCTGTCACGCATTAATTCACGCTTCCCTTCATATCTCTTCATATCATGTAGGAATTTTTATTTCCTACGACACCATTCACCGAATGCTTGTTTTACTTCATCTGTATTTTTAAACATAGTATATGTATCGCCTTTACTTCCATTTCCTACTTTTAAAGGTAAAATTCCTTTAGAAAAATAAAATTGTGACTGAAATTGATTGTAAATATAAACAAATTCTTTTTCCTTAGTAATCATATCAAATCCCCACTTTCTTAAACTAAATCAATTCACTATACCAACAATCCCTACACACTAAATAAGTCTTATCATAAAAGAATGCCAACCAGTATCTCTTATTACTATTTTTACAAATAGGGCAAGTAGTATCAGCATTTTCTATGTCATAATCATTATTATCAATATCACCACCGACAATCCTAATCTTATCCTCCAATTCAGGATAAACATAATATTTCTCAGTCGGCTTACTAACACAATATAGCACCGGAATATTTATATTATTATTATCAATATCTACGATATCATCAACAATTGCAAATAAACCATTCCAATTTGAGTTGTCAAGAATTTGTACTTGAGTTCCTGTACTTAGTTTAGTTTTGTTGTTTAGTTTCATTTTATCCATTTGATAAAAATCATCTCCTTATTAGAGAAAAGTTTATAATGATAGTTTTTATATGGGTTGTACTATCAAACCCATTTAGTGTTTTATATACTAACCAGAAAAGCAAGCAAAATAAGACTATTTTTCTTAATTAATTATATTATCCATTTATTTATTAAAAATCAATATCCTCTTATTTCTAAGAGAGTATCTTTTAAAATACTTTATTTTTAATATTTGTTCTTCTATAAGGATTTAAAATCCTAAAATTTATCAAATGGTGATTAACGAAACGATTGTCGTATTTATGAATAATGTACTAATGTCATATCGTATTGGTGAATAATGATTTTGCGCTTAGTGATAGATTAGCGATTCTTCTTGCTTGTGACAGCAAACCTAAATTTTGTTTTATTATTATGTATTTAATATACATAACCTGCACTATTTTGCAATGTTTGAATATGGTAACTTGAATTTACATCTAATTTCAGATGTCCAAATAAATAGTCTATATCTTGCTTTGCTTCTGGTTAGTTGTTTTAATTAGTAGAGATGTGGTTAGGCATCTCTACTAATTAATTGTCATGGTTAATTATTAGATAAAGATTATAAATCAATAGAATATAAATATTTACTCACAATATCTGCTGTTGAATCATGAATGCTATAAGGGAATTCATATTCCACAATTTCTTCCATCATGGATTTTTCAATAGAAATACTAAGTTTATCAGCTTTTTCTAGTAATGACTTATAATTATCACTAACAATACTTCTATCAAAATTAATTGTTTTAGTAATTACTACATCATACCTATATGGAGTCTCATTACCTTCCTGATTGAATTTAAATCCTTGTGCGACAGTCTTTTTCTCGTCTGTTTTTATATTGATAAGACTATTTAATACATTAGCTAAATTTCTAGATTGTTTTGCATTTGATATAGCAGAATCTAAGCTAAGATTTTTATTATCCTTAGTTTGAATTACTATATTTCTTTTTGCTAACTCTACTGAAATTTCTAATTTTGTCTTTTCTGAAATCAAGTCTTGAATAAGATTAATTACATCTACAGTTGAAGCATCTGGATATTCTTTAATAGTAGTTGTATCTAATTCCTCATTTTTTGCTTCTGGATTGGACTTTTCTTTAAGATGTTGTTCAAGTACAGAAATAGAATTATTTTTATTAGAAAGATATGAAGTTAGAGATGAAATAGTTTTATCAATATAAACCAATGTGCGAAAGGACTCTTTTAGTGAAATTGTTGAATTAGTGTTTTGTGAATTTTGTGAATTAGACATATTGTTTTCCTTCTTTCAATTTGTATTTTTCTTCTTTGTTAGAGTAATTAACTCAATTCTTTCTGTATGAAGGAGAATTATACCCCTATAAATTCTCCTTATCTCTTTTGGCATACTTATATATTTCATCAGTCTCATTGCAGTATGCCATTTTTCTCTATCACTAAAGTTTAAATGAACTGTGATTAACGCCATAAAGAACAAACAATGAGTGATGAGGGGAATTTTGTGCATCTATAAACCTCATACTCTTTATCAGAGCAATGCCTGTCTTTCAAGGTCTTACTAACTTATGCACATGATTTTAGGGAGGGTTTGTAATTGCACTAACATTGACCCAATTTTATCAAACCCTAAAACAAGTTTTTATTGTTGCTGTCTTGGCTTATGCAATTTCCAAAAATCATCACCACAACAATTTATAGAGGGAAGTTTACTGATGATAACAATTTTTATGTTACTTTGTAATAATTATTATAAAGAAATTAATATTACTATCTATTATAAGTTAATAATATTTGTTTAATCCAATTCATGTTCACAAATGTTTCCACGTTCATCTTCAGTAAACATATTAACCATCTCCTTCAGTAAACATAACATATCACCTCATAAATTAGATTGTAAATTAATAATAAAATTAATCTTCTTCATCTTCCGACTCTTCACTATCTTCATCCATTACATCTTCAATTGCTTCTTCTGTAATAGATAATTTTACATAGCATCCTGAGAAATTTTTAATTACCTCATGAAGATTCTTAACACCTTCATCTGGGATATTAATTACAATTACTGAATCTACAATTGTTAATTCACCTTCAGTTGCTAATTTATGTGTAATTTTCTTTGTTTCAGTGAGTTTTGATTTTGCCATTGTTTTGTTATTCCACCTTTTTATATTTATTTTATATTATGAATATATCATTTGTATTAAAGAATTTGCCTTACGCTCAAATATTGCAACGTATCGCTTTGCCTTATATTTAAAGATATCTATTAAATATAAGGACTTACTGTGCGATACAAGATTATATATTTATTGCTTAACTAAATCTGCAAACTCCTTACCAACTTTAAATCCAACCCTAAATGAATCTTCTGAAGTCCAAGTTTCACCTTTACGATCTCCAAATCGAATTATACCAGTTGTACCTTTAGTAGGTTTCTTCTCAAAGTTACCAAAATTAACGATTTTCACAGGTTCTCCAGTTGCTACAGTCTCTTTAATCACATCTAATACAACATTAATTGCTTTTTCGGCGTCCTTTTTTGACATTTCACCTTTTAAACTTACTGCTGTAATCATTTCGTTTTTCGTCATGTTTTAATATATCCCCTTTTATTCTTAATTTTTATTTTTTGTTATTAATTGTTATGATGTTTTGGTATTTTAATCTAAAACCTTGTGAGTTTTAGATTATGTAGTTAATATTGGTGCATTGTGCTTTTTTATTAAGCACAAAGACCTATCTTCAATGATTTTACTTTTCTACCTAACAAAAATCCATTAATATAATGACTACCCTCCTTGAATTAATTTAAAGAGGTAACAGATATACACTCTGTCCCTTGACTCCGTACAGAAAGACAGTCTGAGGGAGTAAAATTGTATTATTTCTTCTCAAATAAATCTGAGAATATACCAGAAGCAACGCTTCTTACATCTTCTTCTAAATAAATGCACCCAAATTCTTTAGTTCCTTTTAATTCATTACACATTTGTACTAAAGCATTTCTTTCTGAAGAATCTACACTAGATTGTTTATAATCTCCTGCTAAATAAATTTTAGATTTATCCCCTAGTCTTGTACCGACAAGTTTTAATTGCTTGGGCGAAAGATCCTCAGATTCATCGACAACAATTACTGTCTCATCGTATGTTGTTCCTTTAAGGTAAAATGGAATATTAGATTCCAACACTCCACGGGATAAAAGGATTTGTAATTCTCTTTCTCCACCTTCTAATGAATGAACAATTGGTTTAAAGAACATTTCTGTTTTTTCTTCAAATGTGCCTTTAAGATATCCAACTTCTTTTCCTTCGCCTATTGCTTCTCTAATTGCTAAAAGTTTATTAAAATCACCTTTATCTACTGTTTGATGCAATCCCATTCTTACACACAAATAAGTCTTTCCACTCCCGACTTTTCCGTTGACACAAACTATTGGTATCTCTTTGTTATTCAACAAATCTAAAGCACATCTCTGTAAACTATTCTTACCTTTAATAACTTTTGAATCAGGTAGTTTCAATCCGACAAACTTTTTACCATTAAATCTATATTCATTTTCTTTCTTTTCATCTGAATTATAAAATATTAGATACTCATTTACTACAAATTGATACTTATTGATGCCATTATCAATGTCTGTAAAAAAGTTATTTATGAAGTTTGTATCTCCTGATAATTTTTGATATCCTTTATAAATATCATTAGATGTTTCACCACCATATTGTTTACAAGGAATATTAAGAGAATCACATTTAACTCTAAATAACATATCATTACTATAAGCGATTGTATTATTATCTTTTTCGTACAAAACCTTCAGAAGTGAGATTATTTTATTATCCATAATCCCTTTATCAAAGCATGAAGGAAGATTATTATAATCTGTTTCATCGATGATATATGTAATTTTGTCTCGATTAGCGTTTATATATCTAGTCGCTCTACGGGCCTGAAATTTTACCTCTTCTGTTTTACCATTTTTCTTTAAATTATCTAATTCACCAAGAACAAATCCTGATAATTGTATCCCCGAATCTGAAAAATCTTCAAAAACTTTTTTAGGGTGATCCATTAATACATTTGAATCAATGTAAGGTGATTGACATGGTTTATCGGGCAATATAAACCAATCCTCTACTATTTATTTTACTACTTAGTATCATAAGACACGTTTGCTATTGTTACTATTATCCATACCACTACTAAACAAATACCTTTGATTATCTTTTATATCATCAATAGTCTGTTTATTTTTATCGTTTTGTTTCAATCTGAGTAGATAATTATAGTATGGGTCTGTAATGTAACGTTGTTTACGAGATTTGCTACTGAATTTTCCTATTACTACTAGATTATCTCCATAGTTGCCGTGATGTTGTTTGAGAATTTTTAGATTGATTAAGTATGACATTTCTTGTTTTGTAATTTTTTTCAATGTATGTTATTGATGCTCCTTTTGGGATTGTTTTTGGAGTTTAATTGTTTTGTTATGTTTTTAATTATAAGATATTTTTTATATAAATCGCAATCGACCAATACGATTTAATAACTAATTTAGTAGGGAAGAGTAAGTAATAAATTTAAAACCTACTCTTTTACCCTCTATTTAGTTCGATATGCTGTGGTCTAACACAAGTCCTCACCTCTGTAAATCGGGTTTGGCAAATTTTCATGTGCTAACAGCATATTTGTCTCCTATTTTCATCCGACCAAAGACTACTCATATTCGACGTTGATTTAGTTGAGATTTTGTATTATCTAAAACCCTTTAGTGCATATTTCAGCGTTACTTCGATAATACATGCCAAATTATCTTCAAGTCCTATTGGCAAAACTCGATAGATAATTTTAAGCAAAGTTTTCTACTAACATAGCCAATTGTGTATGATTTAGTTAGTAAGGAAAGATTAATGGTCTTAAATTTTGTATGAACGTAAGGGTATAATTAATTTAAAATCATACCCTTCTTTAAAGGGTGTTTGCATATCTCTTATTTTTGTATATTAGTCTATGTTTCCCTTAGAGACTATTATGGCAAAACGCTGAAAGTGTTGGTATGACTACGTTTGAGTAAATCAAGTAATATAGCTGTTTTTCAAACCCTTGTGGGAGTAGGGTTGTAGAGGTTTTCTATTTTCGACTATTTCTATTTTTTTGCATCCTCTCCCTATCCTTCTTCATTTTTATGTCTTTTGCACACTTTTCACAATACTTAGATTTATTGTTTTCTTGTACTATTAAATCACCACAAACTTCACAATATATTTTACTAGTTTCCACATTTGTTTTCAGATTATCAACAATAATATCCCCAAAGCACTCCCATAAAGTAGTTTTAAAGTTTGACTTCTTAAATTCATACAGATATTTTACTAACACATCTGTTACATAATAAACATCACTATTTATTTCTAGTATGCTTTTTACAATTTCTTGATATAAATAAATCACATTGTTTTGTTCATCTTCCTCATATGTAGAATTTATCATAAAATGCTTTTTTAAATCTAACTCCTTATATTTTTTTATAATATCTTCGTTTAACTCCACTTTTTTATTTCTCATAAGCATTTTATAATCAAAATTTCCTAATCCTGTAGCAGTAAAACTAATTTTAGTATTTGGAATTATCTTCTCTAATCTATTTACAACGCTATTGTTAACTAATTCAACCTTATCTTTCTCTTTATCTTTAGCATAAATAAAAAAATGAGGGGTCTTTAATTTAGTATAATCAGTAATCATATTCTTTTTAGACTTTGGTCTTACTGGTTTATACAAAGTTTTAGCATAATCAATTGTAAAATTGTTTTCCATACATAGTAATTTAATTACATCTAAATTTACTTTACCACTATTCCATATCTTTGTAATATTATTACTACCCATTCCAATGTTTCCACCAGTATATGCCATTTTTAAACCATTATAAATACTTTTTTTAGTAATTAATTCTGCTGGTGCTTTTCTCATATTATAATAAAGTGGAACTATATCTTTCATATTACGTTCTGCAATTGAAATTAATGTAGGACAAGCAACAACTAAAGATTTATCTCCATCTACCGCGTAATCCATACTTTTATATGGCACAGACTATATCTTCATAATAATACATTACAGTATTATTATGCTTGGCGTTTCGAGTTATGATTTTCACATAATCTCTACTCTACTCGGTTATTCGGAAATATTTTTCAATTTCCTATCCTTTCGATAGTCGTTAGAGGTTATCGGTCTATTCTTTTAATATTATTTTATAATTTAATAAACTTAAAATTCTTATATGGAACATCGTTTTTAATACTTCTTCTAATACCAAGTCTTACAATTTCCGCATTACTTGAAAATCCATAATTATTATGTAGGTATTCACAACATAAACCTATATAATCAAATTCTTTTAAAAAATTCATATTCTGATCATATAATTGTATTTTTGTTGACATTCCATTTTTAATGCCTTTTCTTGATTGTTTCTCTAAAGCTAAATCTGGGTTTTCCTTATATTTTATTTTTAATGTATCATTATTATAATTAGGATTGGAAGAACCCATTTTTACTTCACTCATTTTAATTAACCAATCTTCATAATTATCTCCCATCCTTTCTTTTGGGGATACTCCAAATTGACTATTTAGTTCTCCTTTATGGGTTTCTGATATTTTTATTTTTGTTTCTTGTGAGTGTATGTATCCACTAATACCTTCACCACCATTCGTATAATTGCAATTACATTGATTATTACTTTTATATTTTTCAATTGTATCTTTTTCTAATTTAAAAGATTCCTCTTCTTTTAAATTAGAATGGGTTATTCTAACATCGCAATTATATTTATTTTTATAATTCAGAAAGTGTTTACTTCTGACTGACTTTGTAGACAATTTATATCTTTTTCCACATCCCTTACCAACATAAAACACATATCCCGTATCAACATTATACCACTCATAAATGTAAAAATTATTTATAGCCTTTCAAACCCCCTCTAAAGGTTTAAAAGAATAGACCGATTTTCCTACGGGATTGTCGGTGACATTACTCACTACGATTTCCCCGTTAGCCATATAACTATTTTTTCCGATGTTATATGACACCCTATTTTTATAGGTTAGCCAAGTTTTGATTCGACATGTAATGTCTATCGAATTGTAAAATTTTGGATATTAGATCATGACAAGATGTGTATACTCCATTAGTTATAAACCAGTCTTTCTTTTTATCATCAATTACATTGTTTCTAATTGCATGTTCTCTATACAAATGTGGGCTTCGCAAGCAATCTAACTTAGGATAAGTTTCATATAATTTACAATACACGTCTCCATCATTAAGTAATCCTTTTGGATTTTTATCTCCAAGAATTAAAAATTCACAAAAGGCATAAATATCTGGAATAATGAATGTATATACTCCATTTATATCTAATTTTGCAGACCTACCTTCTTTAACCATGCTTTTTTTAACTTGTTTTAATATTTCTTTACTGTATGTATCATTCAACAATTCAGGATAAATCTCTAATGCTTGCTGAATATTGTTTTTATTTTTATTTGATTTTTTTACCCCCAATACCTTTAACATTGTCTTTCTATCTCTACCGATGTTCAGTATATTATGTTTAGTAGTTTTCGCAATTATTTCTAATTCTTTATTATCCATATCTGTTAATGTCTGAAGCATCTGATAATTTATTTTTGCGTCACTAAAATCAATTTCTTCTTCATTACATTTCCCAGCTTGGCACTTATATTTTAAATAATTGTCTTTATAAACATCCCATCCATACTTAGTAATTACTTCTTGCTCATTATGGCTATTTTGATAATATTTATACATTTTGAATTGACTACGTGTAAAAATTACCTCTATTCCTTCTTTTATAATATCGTGTTCTTTTCCATAAATATCGAATATATTGCCATATATTTTACCTTCCTCATTTTTATTTGCTTCAATAATGAATTTATCAAATGCAAATGGGACTAGCAATCCCTTTATCCACGGTAATCTAACCATCATGCTTTTATCACTTAAACTTGGTAACATCATTCCACATCCATCTGTATGAGAAACTGGGATTTTCATTTTTTGTCTAATAATTTCATATGTTATATCATTTATAAAATCGACAACACCTTCTACTTCTGTTTCCATATCTTCCACAACAATTGATTTTGTAATATCAAATTCTTTCCATACATCTGTCGCTGAATTTGCTAAGGCTAAGTAAGCTAAGTATTTATTAATATTTACTCCACCTAATACATTAATATCTTCAATTGTTAATCCGCACATTAATGTATTCCTATATTCTAATAAAATACTTTCCTTAATAAAAACTGTCTTTTTTGTTCTTATTTGTCCTGCACTGGCAGTTAAACATACATATTTTTCATTTCCGAACATAAAATCATCAAGTATTATGTCTTCAATTACATCAAAGAAATATGTTTGAACAATAATAATATCAGCAGTTAATGTATTTTCTGGAATCTGTATTGTTCTTGTAAGAACTGAATCAAAAACAGAAATTACATTGTATTTATTTAACGCATCTCTACGTAAATTTCTAATACCACTATTTAATTTGAATTCATCATATAAAGAATTTTTATATTTTTTTAATCTCATATTGGTATTCTGTATAAACTTCTCCAGAATACCAATATATTTTGAATCAGATTTTAATTTACTTATCTTTTTTATTAATTTGTTTCTAAGATAATAGTTTTTATTCAAACGTTTATGTATAATCATTTCTTTATCATTATAAAAACTACTGGTATCAACACTATAGATATGAATTTGTTTATTTAGACTAATATTGATCTCCTCCTTTTAATCTTCAAAGAACCATGCATCTGCGGGATCGTTTGGATCTAAACTTGCTATAAACTCTCTATTTTCATCATAAGATGATTTGGTTTGTCCATCATGATTTTTTGATTTCCACATAGGACATTCATCGTTATAACAATACTTTTCTTCACAAGTATCATCAAAGTCCTCTTCTCCATTGCACATATCTAGAGCATCATTGCATTCTTCATGTGCATTTTCTGGATAATATTCACGATATTCTCTACATTCAGGACACATTTGTTCTCCACATTCTTCACATATTTTTATATCAGAATAAATTGATTCTTTTTCACAATGCTCACAATCATATAAACCATTTCTGGGGAAACTAATTGAACTACACCATATAGCATGTTTTAAATATTTTAATACTTCTAAAAATTCTTTGGTATATTTATTGTCCTTATACAATTGTATTTCACTATATTTATCTTCAATTACTTTTTGAAATAAAGATCCCCATTCATTATTGATTGTATCTCTAAATTCATAAAATAAATACTCATTATTATTCAATCCATTAATATGTTTATTTGTCTTTCTTTGATCGGTGTATAAATAAGATTCTAGCCCCTCTATTCCATTTTCAACAACCAAATATGCAACTCTATTCTTTTTCATATAATTATTCCTCCGTCTTTCATTTATTAATATAGGTATAAGGAGAGCAAAATACTCTCCTACCCATCCAAAATTCACACAAATCCCATCTAATCCAACTGTCTCAATTTATATCCACCATAACTCTTTCCATCTCTCAAACACATTAATGCATCCATCATTCCTTCAAATATATCTCTAATTCTAAGCAAACTACCTTTCTCTACAGCAAATATTTCATATTCAATGCCATTAAACAACTTATCATACATTTTTAACAAATCATCTTCTTTCATCTGCCAAGCAGTAACACCATTTGATTTATAATTATGAGGATTAACCATTATACAATCATAAATATTATCTAATTTTTCAATATAAACAGTAACTCCATCTTCTTTAAATTGAATTGTCAACATATCATTGTTATTCAAGTGTTTTACTATATCTGAGTAATTATTTTCAACAAAATTAAGATTCAATCTTGGTCTTTTGATATTCATATTGTTTTTGTTATTTTTACTCTTATTTTTCATATTATTTCTCCTTCTTGCTATTGATTGCAACCCATAATATTATTCTAATCTATCCCTTAAAACTCACCTTCTATGGGATATTATTTATCCATTCTAACTGTTCCACATTCAGGATATAAATCAACTGTCAATGGTCTTCTATTCTCTACATATTCATAATTATTATTAAACGGCATATTTCTTTTAGGATTAGATATTGTAAAATCATATATTTTTGTAGTATTTGTGTCTCTTATACGTATTTCAGTAAACTCACCAGAATAATTACAAACTTTGCAAATCATTATATTCCCTCATTTCACTCTTATTATGCCATAAAAATCTCTTTACCTCACCTTCAAACCAAATCTGATTTATAAATGGTTCATCTGAATATTTAGCACAAAAATGATAATAATGATTATCTCTTTTATCAAACCAATAAAAATGAGGCCATTTACATTCAAATATTTCTAACCATGAACCACGTTTTATAATTTTTATATTTGTAGGATTTAATATGTATTGTTTTATTGAATGTAATAGACAATTGCTATACATTATTGTTTAACTTCTCCTTTCTAAATTCCATTCGTAACTTACACATTTCTCTATTATAACTATTTTTAATTCTTAACTCTTTCATAAAATCAATCAAATAATCCTTAACTATTTTGAAATTACACATAGAAGTAAAATTTAAAATCTTAATACTTGATTTTCCAACTCTATCAAAACTATCTTCTTTATACCAATCAACTAACACAGGATACTCGTCCTCAGATGGAACTAATGTATCTTTATTAATATTTTTTAATAAAAATTCTTCTAATTCAGATATATCTTTTATTAATAAACCACCTTCCTCATCATCTCCTTCATAATCATAATTTTCATATTTGACATCTAATTCTTCACAAATGTCCCATATATTTTCAAACATAGGAACATCATTTCCTACATAATCTTCTGCACCATGTTTAAGAAAGAATTTTAATAGTCTAATAAACTCTGAATGATTATTGATTATACATTTATGACCACTATATTTATAATCTTTTAATGCCATTAATTTATATCTCCTTTATTAATATTACTTTATTTTAATAATCCATTTCTGCACAAGGAACTGAATTTAAACCATATTTATTATCACACGTTTTACATATGTAATTACCTGAATCTAAATCATAATAGATATATTTTATATTTGTCATACGTTTTCCACAGTGAACACATCGTTCATCAACTCTATCTAATTCTACATCGCTATAATTACTATCCCCTCCTTTACATTGCTTTAACTTTGTCATTATGCATATCCTCCGATGTCCCAGTAGAATTATTATAATCCTCAGTAATAAACTTACCAATAGAATCTGTTAAATCAATCAACGTCAGTTCAACATTAGTATCTAACAATTCAAATAATATTTTTTCTAATGAAAAATTTCCAACAAAATAAGATTCAACTTTTGTGTTATAATTCTCTCTACCAATGATTAATTTCCCAAAACCTTTGTGCTCTATGCCTGTAATATATTCTACTAGCTTTACTTCAATTAATTTATCAACTGTATTTTTAGAAGAAAAAATTGTATCTAGAATTTGAGTTACTGATTTGGTTGAGTTGTCGATTATTGATGTGATTATGTAGTTTGGTTTATTTAGTTTGTTGGATATGGAGGGGATTTCTGATAGGGATATTGTTCCTGAGAGTGTTAGTTTTTGCATTATATTTTGCCTTCTTTCTATTATTAATATTATTTTGTATTTTAGATTTGTAACCAAGGGTTGATATGCCGATTATAGACTTTTTATAATAATTAAAATAAACCTCTGTAACCATTGTGAGAGTAGTATTACATGTTATTTATAATCATTACATATTTCATAAAAATTTAGCTAGAATCAATTGTAATAATTTGTTGGTAAGATTGTGTCAAATAGTAAATCTACACCTTAAATGGACTATAAATTTCAATTATTTATTTATTTTTATTAGATTCTTCTTTTAACTTTGCTTTTAATTTATCTTGTTTTTGTTTAAGTTTTAAGTCTTTTAGTTGTTGATTACTCCCCATTGTCATTATCTTGATTATTTTATGTATTCTATGAATGTCTTCAGTGTTAAAAATCAACACAGCTTCTTCGCATACCTCACCACTTATGTAAGTCCATACCTTTATATTTTCTGCTTCAAACTTTGGCATTAAAGTATTTACTGAACTTGCACCAGAGGGTAGATAAAGTGCTAGAGTTGAATCTGAATATTTATAAACTTGACCGTTGTAGCGACATTTCAAATAGTTGTCATTTTTGTTCTTGCTGATAGATCCGTCTGTGTTCAAAGTATGAAAAACTGTATATGTCCCAATATAGTCTAAAATTTCTTTTCACCTCCTTAAATAATATTTATTTTAGTATTTATAAAATTCAATATGTATTATAACTATACATTAACTTCTTATTATCACATTCTTCACAAACTAAATGAACCCAATGTTCTGTGTAACTGTCATCATACCACATATTAAATTTTTCAGTATGTTTTATTGAAGTATTATTACTGTTACAAGCTTTACACTCAATATGAAAACCTATATCCATTAATCTCACCTCCTTTGCTACTTAATTATTATAACATTATTTTTACAACATGTCAAATAATTATTTATTACTTTATACACCTATGTATTCTATTGAATTTTCTTTATTACTCCTTTTTTATCACGATACTTTTTAATTATAAAATCAAGAAACTCTTTTTCATATTAAACATTTGCAAACCTAAATCAAATACTTTCTCCCATACTTTCAATAGAGCAATTAATAAAACTCCACTGGTGACAATTAAGGATAGTCCAATAGTTACTTTTATTAGGTTATCTATGATTACAATATCCATTATTTATACTTCCTTTCAATATTAATTACATTTAATCTGCTAATTGACACAACCCTCCTGCGGAACCATATTGCTGTACCCACAAAAACTTTTTCTTAGTTTCCATGTCTTGATAAATTAAAATAGTATAATTATTATTATCCCTTTGAGTATAGATGATTTCAAATCTATTATTTGTAAATGTTTGTTTAATTTTTAATTGCTCTTCTTGTTGAATCTTAATCTCCTGTGCTTCTTTAGTTTTCTGTTGAATTTGTTGTTCTGATATTTGTTGTTGACTGCATCCAATTATTCCAAATAAACTAATAATCACGATGATTAAATTTCTTAACAATTTTTTCATTTAATTGATTCTCACATCCTCTAAATCTCTTTCAACAATCCTAATCACCTTATAATCAAATATCCCCATAATAAACTGTGCTAATATCTGTAATCCAATTAATATATTAATACTTACTTCTAATTTTATTACAACTATTGCTAATGTTGCTCCCATGATCTGTGCTATTGAAACTAAATAACTTTCTTGTGTTTGATAATTAGTTAAATCATCTCCTTGCCATATTTTATTTATATTTGACTTCATAATGCACATCCATATAGCTGAAGATGTACCATTGAGTATAGAAATTCCGAAGAATCTTATGTTTATATTATGTAATCCATAAATTGATACAAATAAGAATCCTAAAACATCTAGAATTACAATCAGTAAGAAGAATTTTTGCAATAATTCTCTATTCTTTTGTTTCTTTAATATATAATTTATAAGAAAGATTGTGATAATTCCTACCCAATTTACTATAGAATATATGTAAGTGGATACCTGTTGCATAAAATATATGTTTATTGTAGGTGTTGTTAGAGCGAATAGTAGGCAATTGGTGAATATACCTGTGTATAGATATAGTTTTATGTTTTTGATATAGTGATAAACCTCCTTTCTATTAGTTTATTTGTATAATTACCTAAAGAATATCTCAAATGGTTTTAGTTTTTCTTTTAGATTCTTTTCCTTGTTTTTTCTTTCTGTGGTTTCTATGATTTTTATTTCCATTCTTTTTTCATCAACAAATACTTCTAACTTATTTAAATACTCCTCAATATAATCTACCCAAGCACCATAAATGAGCCAATCATAATTAATCCCCTCTTTTGTTGTATTCCCGTAAACATGTAATACAGGTATCCCACTGAACCGAAAACACTTATTATTGCGTATTAAACTTAAATCTTCTGTCTGATAAACGTAAATGTCTACACCATTATATGGAATATAGTTAAACATTATATTTTTATGTACATAAAGGTCACAGCCCATACCCATTGAATCAACTATATCTACTAAGCCAACTACATCTAACAAACCTAAATCTTTTGCTTCCCATAAATACCATAATTTCAAGAAAATCACCTACTTTGTATTTATTATATTTTATTTATTGGATATTGAGGAAGGGGGTAGGTATATTTTAGTGTGATTTATTGATGTGTAAACCAGACCGCCCTGCACCTCTATATACAGTATACCACTTTATTAACCACATGTCAAATAATTTATTTATATATTTATAAAATGTATACAACCTATCTCTTCTTAATAATCCAACTGATCTTATTTGCTTTCACACAAGTGTGAACATCAAATTTAGTTCTTAATACCTTACCATTAGCCCACCATTCATTCTTTAACCAATCTAATTGCTTTTGAGTTGCAGGTTCATATTTCCATTTTGCTTTTCTATCAAGGAATGTAGAATATTTCCTTGAAGCATATTTTTCTGATTCTTCAATGAGATTAATTAAATTATCATCCTCAGACACATATTCTTTTCTATTAACTTTATTTGTGGTATCAACAATGAATAATTCAAATATATTCTCTTTTATATTCTTATAAATTACATAATGTAAATCAGAATTTATAGACAATGCAAACGTATCTCTATCACACTTATACCAATCATAATAACTTTCAGAGAAATACTCACTCATATTTGCCTTAAATAGTTTTAATTCTTCTGCAATTAATGCCAATCTCTCTATTTCTTTTTGTTTTGCTAATTCTTCTCTTTCTAATTTCTCTGCCTTATTCTTTTCTTCACGTTCGATTGCTTCAGTTAAAGTTTCTTGATCTTTAATTTCTACACCAAATATATCTGTCATTGTCATTAAGTCATGTTTACGCACAATATCAACTACATCAATGATTAGACAATTGGATTTGCCTTCTGAGGTTCTAAGTCCTCTTCCAATTATTTGGGTATAGAGGATTTTAGATTTCATGGGGCGACATAGCAAAATACAGTCACATGGAGGATAGTCGAATCCTAAAGTTAGAATTCCAACATTTACAATAACTGGAATTTTACCTGACTTAAAATTATTAATAACTAATTCTCTTTGTTTATCTTCAATAGTAGAATCAATATACTCACAAACGATATTATTATCCTTAAACTTTTGGCATATATCTCTGGCATGAGCAATACCTGAAGCAAATACTATTGTTGCTTTTCTATCTGAAGCATATTTTATATAAGATTCTACTACAAGATCATTTCTAGTTTCTGTATTTACAGTATCTTCTAATTGTCTCTGATTAAATTCTCCTGCGATTGTTTTTACATTAGATAAATCTGTATCAGAATGAACATATATTGCTTTTGGCTCACATAAGTAATTGCTTTTAATCATTTCCAATATAGACTTTTCATAGATTATTCCGTGGAACACTTTCTTCATATCCTCATTAAAAGGTGTAGCTGTTAGACCGACTACCTTTATATTCGGATTCAATTTATCTAATATCTTTTTAATTTGTCCTACTGAACTGTGACATTCATCAAAGAATACTAATTCAAAATCACCATATTCAGACATCTTTTCTAATCTAGTAGATTTAGAATGTGTGAGCGATTGACGGGTAGCTACAACAATTTTATTAGACACCATATTTAATGATGCTTGTACTGATCCAACATCTAAATCAGGATTTGTATTGTAAAGTTTCTCAACAGTTTGCTCACGAAGTTCCTGTGATTGGACTACAATCAAACACCTAGACTTTACTTCATTTGCTATTGCAGATACTATTACCGTCTTTCCGGTGCCAGTAGAAAGTGATAGAATACCATTAAAATTTGGTTTCAGATTTTTTACTGCTTCTATTGCTTCTAATTGATATGGTCTTAATTCATATGCCATTTATTATTTTCTCCTTCAAAGTCATTTTATTTATTTTATAATTCAATTGTGGAAGGTGCAACGCACCGACACCCAAGGGAAATGCTCCCACGCTGGCATTTCGCTTGTATACGTTCCTGCTCTCGTTGGGTTCTCTTTAATTGTTGTTAATATGTACGCACTATATCTCATTGTTTTATCTCCTTTATATTTTACACTAGATAATTACCTTTTTTTACAGTATGTGTTTTAAACCATTCTCTAACAAAAGTATTGCTTTTCTTTAAGCCATTAAGAATGCCAGTATCTAACTCACTTTCTAATAATAAATCTTTAGCCTTTACTGACATACCACTTATTTGAACATCTAACCAATTCTTAAATTTTGTATATGCAATCCCTTTATTAATTCTGGAATCTGCTTTGTTTTCTTGGTATTTAATAGTATTCTTAGTTATATCATTTTCTATTTTTATCATTGCAATATATTCATCTTTATTCATCCATTCTATAATTGGTAATTGTATTGTCAAAGCATCTTCAGTTTTAAAATCATCATTATACTTTGGTTTATAAATATTTATTAAATATGGTTCATAAACATTTACATCAGCATGACTATTCAATTCACATATTTCTATCCTATCTATTGAATCATAGCATTCCTTACCAAGATGTCCATTACAAGAATGTTGATTGAATCTTAATTGTGGATTAATTGAACAAGTTTTACCAATGTATATTATTTCATTGTTTCTGTCTATAAATTTGTATATACAATATCTCATTTTCATTGTTATATCTCTCCTTTTAATTTCTATCCCCATAATATCCTATTATAGTTCTATAGGGGAAATGGGGGATAGATTTTTACACTAAATAATTTCCTCTCTTAACTGTATGTTTTTTAAACCAATCTTTAACAAATGCATTACTACTTTTTACTTTGTCTAATTCCTTAGATTCCAATTCACTCTCTAATAATAACTCCTTTGTTTTAACTTCTCTACCTACTATTTGTACATCCAACCAATCTTTAAATTTTGTATATGCTATTCCTTTATTCTTCCTACCATCTGCTTTACTCTCTTTAAATTCCACCAACTCATCATCTATAACATTAATTAATTCTCCCTTTCTAGGAAACAATTGCTCTATCATTTTTAATATGATACTCTTTATTGCAAATACATGACAAACTATTTTATCATTACAACTATATTTTCTTAATTTTGTTCTATGAATTTCTTGATAAAAATCTGTTACCATTGTAAAGTATTTATATTTATTTAATGGTTCATATCCAAATTCCCAATTCTTATAATTTGTACCATAATCATCACCATTATATTCTGTTTTGCTTCTATCTTTAACTTCTAATTTTTCACTCATTTGTATTGCTTTTTCTAAATTAGAACATTTACTTATTATTCCCTCCCAATCAACATATGTAGATAACCATTGAATGACATATTCAAAATCAGGCATTGTATGCCATCCTAACATAAACATATTAACACATTCTTGCATATTATTATTGCCCTTTGTACTATTATAATAATATACTTCAAAGTCATTAGGAGTAGGAATATAATCTAAGTGCTTTAATTGCCCATATAAATCACTTGCTACTCTTTGATATGTTACTACATAAGTTTTCTTAGTAAATCCAATTCTCATCTTATTATTAATAAATGATGCACAAGCATTAACTAAATGATTCTTTTCTCTAAATGTTGTCTGAGTTAATTTATGTTTATTATATACATTTATTGTAAGATTATCATATGATCTTGTATTTTCTATGTCTAGATACTTTATACTACCTTTATTATACATTCCTAAATACTGAGGATCATACAGAGCAGTACCATCAAATATTATTGTTTTGAATGTTTTACAGTATAATTCCTTCAAGTCCCTACTGCCTATTGTACATATAAATTCTATATTCTTTTGATAGACATAGAAACCTCCCAATGTTAGTATTGTATGTATATGTTCAAGTTCTCTTTTATTCTCAAATCTCATATATTTATCCCATAAAGTCATAAACTCTAAATCATTTTTACAAATCATGTCATTATTAATATTGGATACTATAAATCTTTTGTGTTCACTTCCTCTTAATCTTTGCATTTTAGTATTTATTGTGTCAGATATTTCTTTAAACTTATTTTCCAATGTAGTTTTATCTTCAGTGGTATTATAACTTAATTTACTCAATGTTGTAGATATTTTGTTCAGGAGTTCCTTACTTACTTTTACAACATCTAATACATCTGGACGCTCATCAATAAGTAATATCGTTCTAGTACCATTCTCCCAATCCTTATATTTAATAATACTATCTGCACATTCTCTTAGTCTGGCATTGGTGATTAATAATATAGGGAATTTCTCTTGTTCTTTTTGTTGCTTACTGATTTTACATTTAGAAAAGAAATTACAATTATTAGGAGTGCAAACTTTAGCATCAGATTGTTTAATCTTTTTGTTAATACATATATCTTTATTCCAACCTTCTAATATGTATGTGTATCCATCTAAATTTATATGCTTTAGATATTCAACTGTATTTCTTAAACTTTCTAATCTATCAGTTACAATTATTATTCCATCAGTAGATTCCTTATTTATATGAAGAGAAATTATCTTTTGTAATATTTCAGATGTAATACTGCTCTTACCAAATCCGCAAGGAGCTGGTATTACAGTAATTATATCTTCTATTAATTCACCAAATATTATTTTAGATGTCTCATTAGCAAAGTTAATTTGTTCAGTAGTTAAACCTCCTCTTGATTCAAATGTATTAATAAAGTTATTTGTTATATCAGTGGCGATTAATTCTAATTCAGGAGTAATAGTTACTATTTCATTTGCTGTGTAGACTTCTTTGGATAATTTTATTACTTCATTTAATCTATTGTCTCCATCAAGTAAGAGTTTGTTATTTTCATGATTTAATATTTTATATTTGTAATTATAATCTAGGTCTTTGATTAAATTAATTTCTCTCATTAAGTATTATTCCTTTCATAATCATTGTATCTACATTTTTCTATTGCACCAATCTGTGAATGCATTTGTTAACTCATCATTTTTAAGGAATTGTACAAATACATTCTTTTGACTGCTAAGACCTACTCTATAAGGAGCAATTCCTTTATGGAAGTAGAATTCTGCTTGTATGAGATTGTAGATAAAAATGAATTTATTATTATTTTGTTTAGATGTAGTTGTGTTTGTTTGATTTTCAATCTTAATGTTCCCAATCATTTTAAGTCCTCCAATTTATTTGATATTTATAATTTGATTTAATTTGACATTAGAAGGAAACGAAAATATTAATTGTTCTTCACAAGTTCATCTCAATTAATATTTTATGCTATATAGAATAATAATTTTATTTTTATACTTATGTAAAACCACTAGCAATAATATTAATTTGTATATGCAATAGAAAATGTAATAGAATTATCAATATATTTCCTCCTTCTGAATTTATTTCATATTTATCCCTTACCTATATTGTACCACTTTATATTCTATATGTCAAGCATTTTTATTTATATATTTATAGAAGAATTAATCCATATTAATCAAATACTCAATATACTTTTTCATCTCAATCTTTACTGCTAGTCTAACTTGATCAACTCCATGACCAGATTCTACATGATATATTTCAGTAGATATATTTTGTCTGAATGGTTTAGGTATTTGTGAACTGATTTCTCTCCATTTAGATTTACCTTTATTGAAGGAATATGTACAGAATATATTGTTTAGGATGTAATCAAAATCTTGAGCAATGGAATAGACATTGGATATGGATTTGAGTTGTGATTTATAGTTAGAGAATTGGTTAAGATTGTTCATTGTGTTTCCTCCTTTGCTTTTTATAGAAGAATTTCAATCTAACAACCTAATGAAAGTTATTAGATTGAAACTATCAAAACAAAAAAATTAATTATGTAATTAAATTTCTCCATTGATTTCATTTTCTGTACACCAATCTAAAAATTCATCCTCTAATTTAGTTATACTATCCTCTACCTCTTCCTCAGACATTCCATTAATAATAGAATCTTCATAAATATCTTCTTTAGTTTTATAACCATTAACTTTTAACCAAACACTAAAATCAGAATACTTTTCTCTATCAATTGTACGAACCATGACTCCATCAATATATTCTTCCATTTTGTGTAGCCTCTTTCTGTTAAGTATTGATTCTTGATTATATTATACACTTATTACTTTGTAGATGCAATAAGTGTATAATATTATTTGTTGATTTGATTAGAATAAAGCACATCCAGATAGTTTAAATTCATTTATATATGTATTCCATTGTTCTTTATCAATTTCTAAATATTCCATAAGATGTTTTTTGCAAAAATAATCATCCATATTTCTACCTAGTAACTTTAAATTCATTGCTATATCGTCATTTTTGTTTACCTTTTTATCACATATTTTGCATTTATGATTGAAGTATTTTTCTACTATATCAATATTAACTCCCTTATGTTCTGCAAATTCATTAATAACTTCCAAAGTTGGTTCTGATCTTAATAATCCTCCATTCCAACAGAGATGATATTCTTTTATTGTGCAGTTTAATTTAGTCCATTTTTGATTATCAATAAAGTCATTGTTTAATATATCATGCCATCTCTTATACATACTAGGATACCAATATTTATCTAGTACCCAAGTTGTTTTAGTATAATTTGGGCAAGCTATAGCACAGCCAACCCTAGAATAACCTTTTTTATATTTAGGATTAATATCAATTTGTTTCCATAATGTGTATAACCATATTTGTTCTTCGTTCCATTTGCGAATAGGAAGTACACCTTCCCATTGACGATTACCCCATTTTTCATTTTTCCATTCATCCGTATATCCAGAACGACTCGTTGATTCTTCATTTCTCATTCCTAAGAAGAATAAATACTTTATATCTTTGTCTAGATAATCCATAGTGGATTTTTCTTTCAACAATGTACAACATGCACGACTTAATCTTGTGGGGATAAATTGAATTCTTTTACTCCATTGATAAAATCCTTCCTTTGGATTGATTATTTCTACATTATTCATTGTCTTAACAAATTTATATGTATCAGCAGAGTCCAATGATGTATTATTAAATATTTTTCTAGAATTTATGACTTTATCAACCAGATAAGAAGTTGCTTGGCTATCCTTACCTGTAGATGTTAGTGTAATTGGACTATACCACTCATACTTTTCAATGCTATTTTTAATTAACTCGATACTCTCATTCTCTAATTCTACTAATTTGTCCTTATTTCTCTCCATTGTTTCCTCCCAAGATTCAATCTCATAAGTTTCCTTCTTATAATCAGTAGCAGTAATATTTAATTCATCATCAATATGAATTCTTAAAACTTTGTGAATTTTTCCTTCAACATCATAACATTTAATAATTGATCTATCTAACCAATAATATCCCTCAACTAAATTATATTTATTAATATCTACGCCTTTATCTTTTAAGAATCCCAAATACTCATTAAATACTAAATTCAATACATACACCTTATTTATTTACATTAAGCAAATAAATAAGGAAAACATAACTAATTACCCAAACTGTGGCTTTTACATGTAAAGCATACGCAATACACCACAATGCAAATGGTATATGTTTTTATGTTTCTCACACATTTTTATACGGCATCCTTACGCATCGGATTTGTAAGATTATTGATTGCTCTATTCTCAATGCCGATTTAACAACCAGTTATATCTGGATCGTATGTATTGAAATGGATGGAAGTTTGTTCAATTTCTAATAATTTAAATATCCAATAATATTTATCATTGCGATAGTCTATATTAGTTATTTTATTAGGGTTGTGTCTGTTATTTCTTATTTCTTGTGTAAATGCATCTGTGATGGTTATTCCTTGATTGAGATTATGAATGACATTTTTACAATTGTTGTCATTAAATTTTGCTGTGTGGTTTTTTACTATTATAATTCTCATCTCCTTTCTAGGTAAATAATTTACAGATTTGTACCTGTGAATATTGTAACACAGATTAATAAGTTTTGTCAAGGAAATTTATTTTAGCATTTATAAACATAAGAACTATATAATAATAAATTTTTACCAGAGGAATTATTTTTATAATCCTTGAAAGTATTGCTAGAGTAGTATTACAGGGATTTGTATGAATGAAGTGTATTATATAGTATAGCACTTTTTCCGAGTGAATTGGTGTAATGGTTGTTAGAGTAAGGATAGAGGGATTATTTGATTTGTGTTGTTTGGTAAATTTTTATGGATTGATTTGATTTAGAATTAATTTTATTTTGAGATATTATTTTGATGTGAATTGTTAAAAATATTTTATTCAATTTTTAGATGGTCGGATATATGGTATAATTGATTCGGATGAATTTGTTAAAGTACGCCCCTCTATAGTAGAAGGGATTGTTAGAATGTGTTATAATTGGTTAGGATCAAGGATTTTAAGGTTATTTGTAGGATTAGATTTGTTAGGAATTTGTGATTAATTTTGAATGCATAATTATGAATTTTCATTAGATTTTTTTGTTCGATGAGATTTATGATAATTATATTTTGATTTTAATATTTGGTAGAAATTTATAGATCAAAATATGAATTAATATAAGGTTGAATCTGGTAAAGAAACTGTATGAGAGTAGGATTTATTGGTTATTTTGTATGGATTGATTTAGTGATATTTATTAAGATTATGTGAGAATTTTATATTATTTTATGAGATTAATTTACAAAATTATTTGACTTTTGAGAAGTTTTGTGATTTGGAATATGTATTTATTGGGTTGGAAATTGTTGTGATGATTATGTTTTTGCGATGTGAGAACGAAGGGGAAATTTGGATGGATTTGTCTCGAAATCGATTTCTAAAATTTCGATGTGTAAACAAGTACTCTGCACATAATGTCGAATAATGTCGAATAATAATTTGTAATCTATGCCCCACCTATGATAAAGTTGGCATGGTTTTTGAAAGTGAATGTTAGCACAGGTTTTTGCTATCAGCTTTACCTATGACAAACTGAAAATAGCATAGGCCGATTACCTGCTAATCCCTGAAACCCTTGCTATAAGCCGATTCCTGCTATTTTCTGAATGTGACACAATGGGAATGTGTCACATTGGATGAGGATTGGGCCTTATATTATGTCTCGGAATGAGTTTGAAGAGGTTAGAAGGGGAAATATGAGGCAGGAAATAGAATGGAATGATAATGGATAAAATACAGATAATGTCCTAGTATTGTATCGGCTGCAGTCGGGAATGATTTGTCGAATTGAATTGATCGGGAGAAAATGGAATGAATCGTAATGCGCTGATGATGCTGATTATACGTATATGAGTATATACGTATATACGTATAAAATATCGAGGTCTATAACATAGGCGAAATTAGTGAAGACTTAAATAAATGAGTAACCACTCATATGTACAACCATTCATATAATAAAATTGTAATTACATTGTACATACACATATAATACTTTGAATATCAAACTATATTAGTCTCAAAATATTCTATATTCAAACTAATATCACATAACCCATAATCCTATCATACTACCATACAATACAGTCACTTGACTACATTACACGTTCAATATAATCATAATCATATTATCCCATCACATTAACCACATTATATGATCATTATGATCACATATCACCTATACTATCATAATCCAAACTAATATCAACCATTTCACTAAACTATAATCCACACCAAATTACTATGCTTTAATACCTACTATATTACTTGGTATTTATATCCTATCATTCTACTATACATTAATACCAACTAATTAACTATGCTATATATATCCATATCATTTCACTACACTATAATAAATTAGTACACAACATAAATATATAACCTGTTATATATCACTATACCCTCAAGGGGTATACTCTAACCTCAAAACTACCATACCCACGTAGGGTATAAAATTCCACATCTCGTAATACCCCTAAAATAAAATTCTACACACTAACATATACCTCTAAACCTCAAACCGCTTAAACGCCCCTTTCTGTCGCTCTAATCTTATAATTTTATTTCTTGCTTCAACGCATTATATCAACTCTTATTTTACATTGGCATAAGTTTTGCTAGTATAATACAGTAATACATAAACCATATCTGTATTAATACACAGTCTTCATATCCTACGATCATATCATAATCAAACCAACAACATACAATTATAAATACTCATAGTAAATATCCTAAAATCCCTACAAATTCATAACTATAAAAATAAATTTTATTGCAAATGGTTTTCCCTATTGTTTTTGTGATATAATAATATAGGAAATCAATTAATTAAAAGGAGTGCTAACAATGATTAAAGCAACGAAAGCAACTAAAAAAAGATTAACTACTGAAGACTTTACACCTTATGTTCGCCTTTCAACTCTCATAGAATCAATAATCAAAGAAGCAGAACGAGTTGAAAGACATGGAGAAGAGACAGACTTTAGAGCTTGCTATACAGATAGAGGATTATTTTACAAATGTTATGAAGACGAAAAACCATTATTTAGAGGATTTGAAAGTAGATACCCTGAATTAATTGAAACAACATTAACACATGGTTTAAACCAAATTAAAATACCAGATGTGAATAAATTTGTTAAAGTTATGTTGCAAAGAAAATTTGAAGACTAGAGATAGTCTTCTTTTTTGACCATAAACCCCAAAATAAAATTATCTTGACATTCTCCCAAATTTATTTATAATTATATTTATACCTCAACTAAATCAATTACATAAAAAATCCTAAACCCAATTCCCTAAACCAAACCAAAAATAAAAGGAGCGTGTACCCAAATGAACAAATTTAAATTTTTCTCAACCTGCAAAACCATCCAGGAGCTAAAAACTACATTCCGCGAACTCGTAAAACTCCATCATCCAGACAAACCGACCGGAAACCTCGAAACAATGAAATCCCTAAACATAGAGTATGAATTAGCATTCGAATACATCAAAAACAATCCAATTAACGACACTGAGAAAAAATCCTCTTTCTATGCAAATGTAAACGATGGATTCCGCGAAACCTTAGAAAAAATTATCTTCATTCCTGAAATTTTTATAGAAATATGTGGCTCCTGGATTTGGGTCAATGGTGAGACAAAAGCAGTAAAACATCTACTAAAAGATGCTGGTCTATGGTATGCAACAAACAAAAAAGCATGGTATTTTAAACCTGCTGATTATAAGGCCAAAAAGCATAAGGCATTTAGCATGGAAGATATTCGCGGTAAATATGGTTCAGAAACAGTCGAGAAGAAGGAAAGAGTAAAGGTAGAAAATCCAATGGCAGCAAAATAAAATTGTTAAATAAAATGAGGCTTAAACAGTCTCATTTTTCTTTTTTATGTGCTAACATTTTGCTCTTATCTATTTTGTGCTACCTGGTAAACATTTTTGTATTAATTCTAAATAATTAACCATTAATAAAACCTTAAAATAATTTTCCAAAATCTATAGACATTCGCTTAAAAATATATATAATAATAAGTAAGAAGTTGTTCAAATTTGAAAGGAGTTTTTAAAATGGCAAGTATTAAAACTGCTAAAATTGGAGATATGCTACAAGTTCCTTCGATCTTATTATTCCCTCAAAGGACTGGAAAATTTAATAGACATGGTTATTCTATAGGTAAAGTAATCAATGTTTTTAAACATTCTGAAACAGGCGAAACGGTTGTAGAGGTCGAATATTTAGAAGCATTCCGCTACAAAAGCGATTTCCCTTTACAAGTAAAAAAATTCTTTGTTGGAAATTGTATGAAATTTAAACTGGAACCATGTACTTTATCTGATAAAGATGCAGAATTATATATCTCAAAAGCTGGATATAAACGCATAAATGGAAATGTATATGATCTTTATCAATCGGCATGTATTGATACATTTAATTTAGAAGTATAAAAGGAAGGGAAACCTTCCTTTTTCTCTATTTCTAAAAATGCTCTCTAGTGACCTCTGACATCATTCCATAACCCTTTATATCAATACTATCTTATCCAATCATCTTGCAAATACAAATATAAAATATTTTCTTGACATTGGCCTAAATAAGCGTATAATAGTAAATGTAGAGATAAGAGGAAAAAGCACATAGGGCATATGTTGAGGAAATGACTTGTTAATCAAGTGTATAAGACCTCACTAGTTCGGGAGGCTGGAAGGCCTATAATCCTCACTATTGGTTGAGGGAACAAAGATAACCCGGAACCCCTACAACTTGATAGAACTATCTACTTATCTCTATACTAAATCTTAAAAGGAGTTTTGACTAATGAGAATAGTGCAAAGTCAAACTGAAGGTAATTGCACAAAAATTATGATTATTACTTATAATGAAGGTGTTTCAATTTTTATAACTGGTGCATATGTAACCAGTGAAGGAAAACCAAATGCACTAAATCAATGCTTTGGAGTAAGAAGTTTTTCAAAATTTGAAGAGGCAGAGGAAAGATTAAATTCTAGTTGTAAAAATTGGGGTTAATTGGAGGTTTTAATTAATGAAAAAAGGCCAAAAATTCTGGTATTATGGTGAATTAGTTACTTATACTTACTATAGCATAAAATACAATTCCCATCATTTTAGCAATTCGGTTTGCAAAGATAATCAAATTTCTGTCATTGGTACAAAAGACTATCATAATTTTTCTGAAGTCCTTGCTAATCAGGAATATCATAAAAGTTATAAAATTCCTGAAATCAATGAAAATGAAGTATTATTTTAAAGACTCGATTCCCTCCTATTACATATGTAGAAGCAGCAAAATAAACACAAACCACAAAATAAATTCTCTAAGAGGCTCTAACGAGTCTCTTTTCTATTCCCCTTATAATCCTTCACCTATCCACAAAAACCTTCTTACAATCAATCCTAGCGCATATCACAGCAATATAAACCACATTCCGCTACAATCTCAAATCCTATAATCCTAATAATTATCAACCATCCTTATCAATCCCATATTCCCGATCACAACAAAAACAAACCCTAAAATAAATATTGACATATCATATTCAATCATGCTATAATTAATTTTACCCAATTATACAAAATAAATTTCTAAGGAAAGGAGTTGAGCGAACTATACTAATTATTAATTTTATTAATTTTGCTATTACTATCTATAGATCCGGCTATACATAATAATCTAATCAATTATCCGTCCTTAATCTTTAGTCAATTATAAAAATAAAATAATGAAAGAGGTAAAACAAAATGAATGAATTTGATCTATTTGATTTTATGTACAATCCTTATGGCCCTAATGGACTGGAAGAAGAGCAGGAACCTCAAGTATTAAACCTTAAATACATCCTAGAATACTGTAATGAATATTCCTTAGAGTCAGCACCAGAGACAATATATCATGAATGGATACAATTATTAGAAAGTCAGCATCTATTTGTTTGTGAAATGATACTAGAGCCTTATATGATGGTAATCGAGAGAAACACTGGTAAAATAGTAATGGAACATAATGAACAAAGACAATATGTAAATATAGAAGAAGAAGAAAAATAGAATGAATATATCTAAACTATATTTAGGATTAACAATAAAAAATTACAAGGAATTATGTATTTTCTTAGAAATACCAGTCAAAGGAGGCAACGGCAAACAAATACAATTAAACGAATTATCTAGATATTGTAATTTTACTAAAGAAGGTAAAAAATTTACTTTTAATGAGATATATGAGGAACCACTAGAAAAAATAGATTTAAGATCAGAGGGTAATAATTCTAAATATGTAGAACATATTCAAGCTCAATTATTACATACACTATCTAAGGCTGAAGGGCATAAATATACTATTACTAAAAATAATTTATTTGAATCTCTTGGAATGGTTAACGCTCAATACTTAGATAAAGCACTAGTAATAAAATTCTTGTCTAAAAAGGATAGTAGATTTACAAAATTCAATATTAATCACTTATATTTAAGAACCAATGATAGATTGACTAGAATCCTATTTGATTCTTTAAATAGTTTAAAAAGAAGATGTCTAATTGACTATAATGAATTACATATAATAGTTAAAATAGATGATGAAGGAAAAGAGCATCATCTAAGGGCCAATGATGATGAAAAAACTTTAATTATGAGTATTAAATATAATGTATTGCAAGACATGAAACTTAATACTATCACTCAGGTTATGTTTAAATTTAAGACTGAAGAATTTTACAAAAGAGTTAATAAGAAACTAAAAGAATATGGTATAGATTACGCATATAAGCAAATAGAGTTATTATTTGAACAAGAAGATGTATTACACGAACTTAATAAGATTGAATTACAGCAACATAAAAAGAATTTAAATGATAAAGTAATCGAAACAATGACTATAAATACAAGAGATACCTTTTACAATAATGAAAAAGAATACAATGAAGGGTTAATGGATTTCTTACTTAATGAAAGACCAATGATAGGGAGATATAATGAAATGAAGTTTACAGGATTTAAACATAATTCAGACTATATTGATATACAATTAGAATTAATTGAATATATATTAAGAATTTAATAAATTAAAATTTAGTTGACAGTTTATAAATCATAAATATAATATAGCATGGTGACAAATGTTATAGTTCTTTATACTACGACTTTTAAACTGTCAACTAATTTCTTTTTCTCTATTTGTCTTTTTAAAAGTGCCAACTTTTCTCTAATCCTTAAATTTATACGGTGACTTAGGAACGCAAGCATAATTTCCGGCAAGTGTGCGGAAATTCTGGTATATACTTCTAATAATTTTTTTCTTATAATCTTAAATCTATAAACACTAATATAAATTATTCTATAGACATTGCTCTCCTATTTTGTTATACTATCAATATTAAACATACCCAAATCAATAAAAGGAGGTTTCCCAATGGCAAAGCGTAGAACTAAACAAGACATGCAAAAAGCAGCAAATACATGTCGCTTATTTCTCTTATCCGACAATAATCCCCATACTGCATACGAGCAATACATAAAAGACCATATGCTTTCTGGTCAACCAATGCCTTATTATATCCAAGGAATCAAAGACTTTATTACAGCATCAAAACTCTTGGAATCTGATATCCTGGCAATCAAAAAAGAAAAAGAACGCTCAGAGAATCAATTAGCAGAAAAACAATCTGATATGGAATTGATCAAATCATTAGACGTTAAGTTAGTAATGCAAGCTTATAAAACATCATCGGGCAATGCTAAACTAGAATTATGCAATTTAGCAAATATGGTACACGCTAAAGACTTTACCGGAATTACGCAATCAGAAATCTACACTGCAAAGGAATTCCAATTAATTAAAGAAAGTAGGTACACCTCATGAAAAAACTAATATCTATCTTAACAATTTCCCTCACTCTCCTAACATCCTCTATCCTAACAACTTCAGCAAATCCCACAATACAACCTGGCTCTGACACCTCATACACAATGATAGCACTGGCCACACAATCTATCTACAATCCACCAAATTCTTGTTACCATACAACTATTCAAAATGAAAATGGCGATGCCTTTATAATCCTCACAACAGACAATGTTACAAACAAATGGTTTGAATGCTCAGTTGACAGTAATAATACACCGGAAAATATAAAAGATGATAAAATAATTGATCTTGGATTGCTAGAGGAATAAATCTTAAAATAAAATTATCTACTACCAAAACTATTCAACCTATGCTATAATGTTGGCATAGGTTTTTTATTGTAATTAATTCAAATCTAAAATATTAGAAAGAAGGTAAATACATATGATCAAATTAACCGAACTCAAACGCATGATAAAAGCCAATAACTTGAACCCTTGTTTTTATGCTGAAGGATTAAATAATGTCATTTTCAACTATAAGCAACAACTTACTATTATTTTAAAGCAAATTGACCAACCAAAACTATTTGCTTATTTACAATCAACTAATTATGTCTCTGCTGATCTAAAATTCACTCCTTATAATCTAGATATGGATCTTAAAAATAAATTTGAGAGAATCACAGCTAACAAACTGGAGCATACACAAATGTTAGTGGACACCGGAATACAATTCCACAAAAAAGGAAAATGGAAAGACGAAGAGAAAATTCTTTACAAAGTATTCAAAACTGAAAAAGGATTAATGAAGATCAAAGATGAATACCTTTGTATACTTAATCAAGATGTTAAAAAAGGAGTTATGCTAAAAACAAATGAAGCGCATAGCATGGTATTTATATATAATAATACATTTGACATTATCGGCGTTTGCGTGGGAGAAAAATTCGAAATGAGCGAACTAACAGAATATACACAATGGGGATCTTAAGGAGCTTTACAGCTTCTTTTTTCTTTGCCTTAATACTAATTCCCTCTATCCATAATCCAACCTCTTAAAACCCTATCCACGGGCCTTAAAAACTAAAATAAAATAGTTTGACATTGCGCTATCTATCTATTATAATCTTAATTAATAGATCAAATATAAATTATTAGTACCGGAAACAATAGAAGAAGCAGAAATATGGATAAAAAATTATCAAAGAATCAGAACTCAAATTTGGGAATATAATCAAACTCAATTAGATAATTACAAGGACTGAATAAGTCCTTTTCTTTTTGTCTCACAATCCCTCCATACCTTCCACGATGCCTTGTAAGCTCTCAGATATCCTACACTAATACAAATATACCACTAAATCATCAATAAGGCCACAAACAATGCTAAAATAATATTTATGTTTTGCTATTGTAATTGCGCTAGAAATAGATTAATATATAAATATCAGATTAATTAAATAAAAGGAGTGCTTCAAATGGCAAACTACAAAGCAATCTTATTAAATGATCAAGGCGCATGTCTGGCTGAAAGAAATTGTGATACAGTCGAGGAAATCAGAAATCTACTAAATGAGTATTCAGACCCAGAAAATATTGACTTAAGAGTGTTAGAAGATCATGAAGAAGTAGAAATAGGATGGTACATAGATAATGGATTTATGGAAGATTATGAAGAGAATTAGGAGCCAGTAATGGTTCCTTTTCTTTTTGTCTAAATACTTTCAAACTCTTGATTTATGGGATATAGTAAAGTGTAAAATAATTATTTTTAAAAACATTAAAAATCTATTGCATTAATCTTAAAAATGATTATAATTATATTATAAGGTAAATAAAAGGAGTGCTGAAGATGAGTAAAAAGTCGCGGTCAGTCGATACACAAACCCTTACTAAAATTAAAAAAGATGCTGAGAAAGTCAGAAAAATACATGAGAAAATGGAAAAAATGGTTCAAGAACTAAAGGAAATTCACGAAGAGAATAATTGGTTAAATTACTTAAACAGTGCTAACGTGGAATTAACCGAGCAAGAAACTGGAGAATTTTATGAAGCATCAGACATTATAAATAGAGCAGAAAAAGTAATTATAAGAAAAGGCCAGTAATGGTCTTTTCTTTATTCTTTTTGTTTGACCTTATAATATATCCTATGATAAAATAGAGTATAAATAATTTTAGAAAGGGTGATGATATGATTAAAATTGAAATCGAAGAATCTCCTGAATATTCGCGCTGCACTTCATGTTTTGCAAAAGAGAATCTTAAAAACTTAATTATTGGATCAATACAGGTAACTTTATGCAAAACATGTCAAAATAAAATTATAAATATTTTAAAAGATGCTGAATAAAGCATCTTTTTCTTTTCAATTTCTCAAACCAAATGCCCATTTTATTTGACATATCTAATAATATCTATACACTGTTAATTAATCATATAATAAATTTGAAAGGAGCGATAAAATGAATATCAAAAAGAAGCATATTAATAAATTTATCAAATTAGCTAATGAATTGGATACGCTAATTAAAGAAATTAAAGAGTATTGCCCGGAAGCTCAATATTATGTGTCTGTAGAAACATTAAACCTAATGAACGGAGAAACGCACGATGACAAACATTTTCAGCATTCATTGAGAGAGAAAATATAGTGAAAAGTGTTGCTGTAAAAACATTGAGTGATGGAGACTGGTAAAATCAATAATTTTAAAATAAGAGTACAAAAAGACATAAATAATTATTGTACTCTTATTTGTTTTGTGTTAAAATATAAATATCAGATACATATTAAAAAGGAGGTTTTCCAAATGAAAGTATACAAATGTTTTACATCAGATTTCCAAGACCTAGAAAAGAAAATTAAGCGCATCACTAAAAAACTCGACAAGAACTCCCTCAAATGGTCTTTCGAAGTCCTTGGAGAATCAGGCGAAGAAGTTAGAGTTATTGACTATGTTAACCGCGATAATATACCATCTTGGCAATTCAGCCCTAAAGATTGTGGAATGGTTGTAGTCGATGTTACCTTATACACTTTTGAAATGGAATCACTAAAATTAGGCGAATTTGAAGTTCTGGCAGTAATTGAACATAATGCGGTTGAAGGCTCAAACGAAAATATCATACACGTTATCAAGGAAAATGCTTCAATCCCTGTTGAATATCGAACAGTAAAAAGTCACTGTCAACATTGCAATTCTGACAGAAAGAGAAACAAAACAGTCCTTCTGATTAATTCAGAAAATGAAATTATCCAAGTTGGCAGCACTTGCATAAAAGAGTATACAGGGATTGACGGACTAAGCATCATAGGTAATTATCAAGACATACACGACATTTGTATTGAAGAACCTGCAATGGATTATGATAACCTCGGAAAACAATCTAAGTATTTAAAAACTCTTGATTATCTTACAAATTGTCTAAACTTGATTAACTCAGAAGGGTACAAAAAGGAAGAAACTAAAAACGAAGCTTGGGATCTAACCAAAAAATCTGGCAAAAATGAAAAATATGAAGTAATGGCCCAGGAAGTTATAACCTACTTCAAAAGCAAAGAGTTCAAAGAGTATGAAACATTCCAAAACAATATCAAAATATATCTTAGTAATGAGTACACCAAAATAAACGGAATTGTGGCCTATGCTTATGTAACTTATCAAAAGGAAATTGAAAAGGATATCAAAAGAGCAAAGGAAAACGAAGGTAAAAAAGATTCCAATTACGTTGGAGAAGTCAGTGAAAAAATTCAAACTGAATTAACCTATATGAATTCATATTCTTTTGATACCGAATGGGGAACCTCCTATATTCATAAATTTTTAGATCAAAATGGAAATATTTTTGTATGGAAGTCCTCAAATTCAGTAAGAGCGGATCAAGGTGAAGTTGTTAAAATCAAAGGTACAATTAAAGATCATTCCGAATACGCAGGAGCGAAGCAGACAATTTTAACTAGATGTAAAATAGCTTGAAGGGATACTAAAGACTAGGCAAAAACCTAGTCTTTTTCTTTTATCTAAATATAAAATATAATAAAATTACTCCTTCCGGCTCCCACTAATCCAAACACCTCGCACAGAATGCCACCTATAAGCCCTCAGAATCTATACCCCTATATAATTGCACTTTAACACGTTTTAAACTTGTTAAAATCAAAATGCAGGTATAAGGTCTATAAATTATAAAATAATTTTTCTGTATAACTTCTATTTTCCTTTATTCTATGATATACTTAATAAAATTAAATATATTGGAATTTGAAAGGAGAAAACTACATATGAAAAACTTAAAATCTGGAATGATTGTCAAGCACAATAACGAATTATGCAAACTGTCCAGGGGTGCCGAAAAGAAATTATACTTCGTTCCTGCTAAATATTATGTGCAATCATGGGAGGATTTAGAGGTAGCCTCTGAGGAAAATACTCAAGATACTACCCACGATGAAAAAGTAGAATTCCTCAAAAATGATTTTACATGGGGCGAAGTAGTTAAGACTTATACTATTGGAGAATATGTTGTCTTTGAATATATAGATGGTTACGATCTAGAGCATGAAAAAGTAAAAAACATCAGATTCCACGCTCTAATCAATTATCAAACTGTTAGTATCTCATATCATTCTTTAGATTCCTGCTTAGTTGGCACAATCGCATATAAATTTGATGGAGCGAACTCTCAAGCAGCAGGTTACTTTGAAAAAATGATTGGAATGAAAGGAGCAAAATAAATGAATTACAACAAAACTCAAAAACGAGTCCTGCGCTACAGATTAGCACAAAAAATGGACGTTTGTTGTTGGCCTACAAATCAATGGGGAATATCTAGTATTCCATTTCTTAAAAAAGTAATTAAATAAAACAAAATTAAGAGCTAACAATTAGCTCTTTTTCTTTTCTCTCCAATCCATTAAAAATCCATTTTTATAGCATAAATAGAGATATAAAAACCTTGACTTTAAGTCATAAATCGTTATACTTATATTATAAATTGTTTCAAATTTGAAGGGAGTTTTTCAAATGAAATACGAAGTAACTAAAAAATTCATCGGCGGGATCTTAAAGGGATTAAATCACACTAGCATTACCTCAGTAAAATTCGAAGTTGGATTCACCTGTAGGGATTCAATCGGAGGCAGTCCTTATAAAATAATTTCCTGTAATCCAGTGTAAACTAAAAAGGAAGGGTAAAACCTTCCTTTAATAATTTGAAGGAGTGATAAACAAATGTTTAAACCAGTAACAACCAAACAAACTAATAAAATGTCTCAAAACTATAAAAAATTCATTTCTACACTATTCGGAGTTGAGGCAATCGGAGCCACAAAGCAAGAAGCTGAACAAAATTTATATGATCTCATTAACTGGAATACAAAGCAATTCAGAAAATACTTTCAGCATGAAAATATAATTGCTATATTATCAAATAGTCCTTACGATCTTAATCAATATCATTATTCTTATATTCGAGAAGGAAGGGAGTCGGGAACAACCATATTCGATGCAATAAGCGACAAGGAAGCAATAAATAAAGCTCAGAGATATTTTGATGAATACATAGGATGTTCAAATTAAGACTCTTAGGAGTCTTTTTCTTTGTCTTGCTATAAAGTTTTACCTTAAACATATTCTAGTGCCTAAAAAGTGCCATTATGGGCCTTAAAATTAAATATAATTACTATTTGACGTTTATATTTGTTCTATGGTATTATATCAATAAGAAATAAATTCAGGAGGTTATTACTTATGAAAAAATATGATTTCGTAAAAATTCCAAACATCGGCGTAGGTAAAATTGAAAACATTTGGGACAACAAAGACGTTGAAGTTATTATTTGTGGTACTAAATACTATAGGGATTTAACCGAGGATAGGCCAGACATAGGAAACGTTGAACCTGCCACGGAAAAAGAATACATAGAATTTATTAAATTCATGGTTAAAGAACTAACCGCAAAGTCTAAAAATAAAAGGAGCGAAGCAACAGAATATAATAAGGAAGTTGATGGAGAAGCCACAAAGCGAAAAGGAAAAGTAAGTGTAATAAATGGTCAGTATGCTTTTGGATTATGTGAGAATTCAATATCTAGTCATCATAGAGAATTATTGTCTGATGCTAAGAAAGCAAAGGAGTTAAAAGAAAAACTTAAAAAAGAAATTGCATGGTATAAACATAGGGATAAATTAATAAAAGAGGCTGAAAAGGAAAGAAAGAATAGAGAAAAGAACGCAGGGTAAACCATCTAAAGACTAGAAATAAAATTCTAGTCTTTTTTATGTTCATTCAGCCCGATCAACTCATTTCCCCATTTAAATCCTTGACAAACCAAAAACACACCCACAAAAACGGCCTTTCCTGCCCTCAGATTGTATTACCCTTTATAATCTTACCTAGTATACCTTTTAAACGTCTCAGAATCAAAATACATCAATTATCCCTGCTAATCTAGGCTATTTTATCCAAGATCCCATTCAAATCTAAAAATAATATTAATTATATAGTAATACTGAGCAAACAATAGTAATCAATAGATAATGTCATATAATCCACTGTAAATAGGCTAAAACATGGTTATTTGAGAGTATACAATATTATTTTAAGTATGTTATACTTAAGAGTACCATAAATACAAAAATAAATTGAAAGGAGATAGAGAGATTTTAATTAATATTTTTGGTTATACATAAGTAGGTTTTTATTGATAATGGGATAATGGGTTGATAAATAAAATTATAAAAAGAAAGAGGATGAATAATTAATGCCAAAATTAGTATCTTATGAAGAAAATCACAGAATTAATGAAAATGAAGAATTGGAAAAGTTATGCAGTAAACATTATATCTATTTCCCTGAAGAAAGTTCTTGGTTTCCTTGTAATGATAAATATTTTAATAAAAATCCAACAAATACTAAAGACGGCTTAAATGGACTATGTAAAAAATGTTTAGGTAAAAATAGTAAAAAATACAATAAACCTAAAAAACCTAAAAACATAATACCAGAAAGATTACAACAAACTTATGAAAATATGAGACAAAGATGCTACAATCCTAATGCAAAAAGTTATAAATATTATGGGGATAAAGGAGTTATTATTTGTGATGAATGGTTAAAAGATAGAAAAACTTTTTATAATTGGGCTTTGTCTAATGGTTATGAAGAAAATCTAACTATTGATAGAAAAGATACTAACGGAAATTACGAACCAAATAATTGTAGATGGATAACTCATAAAGAGCAACAAAACAATAAAACAAATAACGTATTTATTGAACACGAAGGGGAAGTAAAAACAGTATCACAATGGAGTGAAGAAACTGGAATTAGTGGTAACTCTATAAAAGGAAGATATGAGAAAGGGAAAAATATTATGGAAGATTATTTCCACATAAAAATAAGTATAAACGGAGAGATAAAAACACTAATAGAATTATCGGAAGAATATGAAATACCATATTCAGCAATGTTAGATAGATACCACAAAGGCTGTAGTTCAGAAGATTTAATTAGGGATCTTGAACCAAGAGAGACTAAACATATAGAAATTAACGGAGAAATACATACGATTACGGAATGGGCCGAAATTTCAGGTCTAACAAGAGAAATAATTATAAATAGAATAGCTTATGGATGGAATATAAATGATTTATTAAAACCTAGAACAAGAGAGGGTAGAAAGAAGTATATAGAAATAAATGGGACTAGTCACACAGTTCCAGAATGGTGTGATATTATTGGAATAAGTCCTGTTGGAATGTATAATAGAATTAAGAAAGGACTAAAAGGAAATGATTTATTAGCACCAGCAAAGTAATTAAATAAAAGACAAAAAGACTAAGTATAAATATCTAGTCTTTTTGTCTTCAGAAGCTTTAAATTGTTTATAAAATATCTACAATAAAATAGGACTCCATAAACAAGTAATATATAAAAGTTTTCCTTGACTTATTTAGTTCATTACTATAAAATAGGGAACATAAGAGGGAGCAAACAAAAACCTCTTAGCACTTAGAAAAGTCAACTATTCACTTGAATCGAAAAATAAATGTACATAAGGAGGGCCAACAATCACAAAGTATCTTGTGGCGTGACTAGGAAAACAACCTAGCATGAATTCTTTAAAAAGAGTTGAGATGATCTTTGAAAACTGAATTAAGAGACTAGCCAGCCAACACTTGTCAAATAACATACATTAGAGTATTCTATCTTAGAATATCCTCTGAGGGTTATAATCAAGAACGTGGTAAAAAATTCGAGTGCGATATGGGCTAGTATAAATTTCTTTTATCTTATCTAATTCTCTATCCTTTCTAAATTCTAGCATATGGGATATTCCCTCTATATCAAAATTTTCTTAACAGCGTCCCTTAGTCGAATGATGATCTAAGACAGCCAAAAGAAAATAAAGATACACGGAATACAAAATATGTTAGATTTTATAAAGGATAGAGGAAAGGATAAAAACATTCTAGGGATATGCTCCTGTTAGTGCCTACTCAAAAGGAGTATGATAATTTATGATAGCTTTAATTTCTTCTGATTATATCGTTAAAAATCACTTCGAGGAAATTGTGGATAATTTTCCTCAATTAAAGGTATTCAATACTAACGATGAAATAATCAGAAACGAAGAAAATTATAACCAATTCGATCAAATTTGTTTTTGTAATTTCGAAATAACAGCCTACACTTCTATGAAAATTTCGAAATATGCTCCAGAAAAGAAAATACAATTTTCTGATTTATACAGTTTGAAAAATTATCTTTGCAAATTAAAAAACATTCTTAACTAAAAATTAAAATGTAGGCATTAACAAAAGCATATCCCTTAAGCAAAAAAAGAGAGAATTAACCTAAAACATTCTACTAAATCCCTTCAGTTTATTCATTATTACTATTTAATCATAACAATTGCTTTAAACTTGCATAACAAAATTAAAATGCAGGTTGTTGTAATTTAATGCTAAATTGTCTATGCTATAGGCTGAAGGGATTGAATTTTCCATAAGGTGTGAGCTTATAACAATTGGAGTTTAGACCTTGTGCAAAAATTTAAGAATGAAAGAGGTTGTGTAAAATGGCAAAGGTAAGAGAATTAAAACTTTACACTTTAGAAACTACTAATTATCTCGCAGTGGTAGAAGCTCATACAAAAGCTGAAGCCATCGAAAAAAGTGATTTCACAAAAAGTCAAGTAATTGTCAGGGAGGCCACGGAAGAAGATATAAACTATTTAAAAGCAATGGGAGGGTATATAGTTAGGTAAAATCATAATCCATTAAAAAAGACAATTTATGGGAAATGAAGTGCTTTATAATACTGGATTATAGAGCACTTTGAATTTTATTAAACTATGTACTAAGCAAAAATAATTAGTTTGTATTTTAGTAAAATAAAAGGAGTGGTCAGAATGACAAAAGATACCATTCAGGCACTAAATGAAAACAAACGATTCACTATAACCATGATGAATAAAAATGGTTATACAGTCATGAGAAAATTTTCTACCATTCAATCCTGCAAGACCTTTGCAAAACATTTTCCTTTGTCTGTATTCTTCGCTTGGATTTATGACAAGTCAAAGGACGCTATAATAATGCAAAATAATTATAGCGACAAGTTATATAAATGTAACGAAGAATCATTTATTCCTTATTGGTGTTAGCCCCTTAAAGTTTGTTTGCCTCTAGCAACAAAATCAAAATAACAGCATAAAAATTTTGTTGCTAGTGTCGAGTAAATTAGAAGGAGTGGTTAAAATGGCAAGAAGAAAACCAACCACAATGTCATGGAATATCAAGCAAATTAACACTATGATCAATAAGGGAACAATCCTCTTTACTCATCCTTTACAACGTCCTACGGGCCAATGGGAGCAAGCAGACAAATCCTTATTAGTTGATTCTCTTTTAACCCTCTATTGTCCAGATTGTTTCGCCATCAAGGAAAAGACAGAGAATGGAAATACATACAGCATCATTGATGGTCTTCAAAGGTTATCGACTATTCATGAACTTCTAGCAGACAAATTAACTATGACAGAATTAGAAGACTTTTGCCTAGACGCTACCGGAAATGAAGTCTATAACATTTCAGGCAAAACATGGTCACAATTTCCCGAAGAAGTTCAAAACGAAATAATGGGTTATACTTTAGGTCTTAAAGTTTTTGAAATCGAAGAGGGAGACGACGAAGAGTCAATCATTGAAGAAATCTTTTACCGCCTTAATAACGGTAAAGGAATGTCACTAGAGCATAAAGCACTAGTAAAAGCTAGTCATAAGGTGCAAAAGTTTGTTCACAGAATTGCGACAGAACACAAATTATTCACCAACAGTGCAAAGTATTCTGAAAAAGCGGTTAAAAAATCAGATATTCCAATGACCATTATGCAAGCAATTCTTCTTATCTCAAGGTTAGATTATCCTAGCCTAGCAGCAAAGGACATTGAACTGGTATTCTCAAAGAATGAAATAACAGATCAAGTCCTAGCACTTGTGGAAAAATCCTTTGACTTAATTGCTACAGCATTTCCAGAACAGCATAAATTTGTTACAAAAATCAACATTGTTTCAATGGCCTATTTGTTTGCTAATAGTCTTAATCATGATCAAACAATTGTTAATCTTTTGAGATATGTTAATCAAGAGATTAAACCAGGGGACGCTTATAAAGGATATACTGGCTCTGGTAATGTTAAAAAAGAAAAAACCATTAATAGACTTAAAGGTATTCTTAAATTATGCGGTGTTAATGACATTGGATTACCGATAGTGGAAGAAGTCGAAGTTGAGCAAAAATTAGAACAAGAAATAATTGTTGAAGAACAACCGCAACAAACTGAAAACCTTGATTCTGCTATAACAGTGACCCCAGAAGAGTTCAGCGAAAATCAAGAAGAGCAACCGGAAGAAAATGAAACATCAGACCAAAACCAAGAAGATGCTCAAGCAATTCTAAACATCATTGACAATGTTGCTTAATCATTAAATAATTGTATCTGGAAGCTAGACAATAACAATGTTAACTTGCTATTGTCTAGCATTCGAGGTAAAGTTATTATATTCAAAGGAGGTCAAACAATGCAATTCTTAACCCACTACGAGCGTTATAACGTGTCAAAATGGGAGCAACGTCAAATCATGCCACAATCTAATTTTATAGCCTTAAACAATTCATTTATGAACCACAATTCTTCTCTAATCGGTTTCCAAATTGAACATGAAGAAAAACGAGTACATTATTCAGTTAGTAATATGTTTCTCGAAAGGTTGCAAGCTCAATTCCCTGATAACTGGCTTGATATTCTAAATGACGGTATGGTTTATGAGTTCAAACAGTGGGAGCGTGGTATTTATTCTAATATGTATCAAGAGGGATTTTTTAGTTAGTAAAATACATTACCTAAACTAAAAAATAATTATTTAGAGAATTAGCCTTAATTCTCTTCTAAGTTCATGAAAAAAGTGATATAATATATATCATAAGGCTATGAAATTAGAAGGCAATTGTGGAAAATATCTATAACAGTTGGCCTAGAATAAATCAAAGGAGCGTGTATATTATGCAAAAAGTAACTGAAGCAGAATTCCAAAACCTTTTAAACCAAAATAACTATTCTTTAAAAGGTCTTGAAAATTATGAAATTGTTCCAGACTTCACACCTGTCGGAAACAAAATTATTGATTCATGTTTACATTCAAGGGTTAAAGATTGTGGAAGTACATTATACTTTGGAGGCTATACTAATTCAGGTTGTTACTCATTCCAAATTATGGTCAATAAATCCTATAACACGACTGCACTATTCGTTGACGGATACAGGGCAGTATTGACTGACAATGATTCCCATAACATTTACACTTATTGCGAAGGTGATATTTCTGTTGAATCGTTCGGAAGTATCGAAGAATATCAAGTAGGAATTGCTGAAGCACTAGAATTTTATGAGGTTAATTAATAAAGGAGAGTGGACGCTAAATGATCACAATTATTAAATTAACCCATACCCTAGATGAAATCAAACCTAAATTTGATAACTGGAATGAACTTTCCAAAACTCAAAGAGATTTTCTTGAATCCTATAACGAATTCAGAATAACAAATTATGGTCAAGAAATGCTAGTATATGAAGGAAGACAAATTATTGCTAGTTGTTCAACATCAATAACTTATCATGATAAAATAGTTATTGACAGCATATGGACAAAAGAAGGTAAAATATTATAACCATTCTTTATCTCGACAGTGGGCAGGTAACATTATAACAATAACAAATGTTATTTGCCTAGTTTCGAAATTAAGAAAAGGAAGTGTATTTTAATGAAAAATTTTGTAATTAATAACGTGAATATGATTAAAGAAGATTTTTCGCAAATGATTAACTATGTAGGGTCAAGAGCTATAGCATTGTCCGAAGTAGAAGAAGGTATTGCAATTAATACTTCTAGCCCTTCAAACGAAAAAGATGTTCATAGTAGTATTGTGTTTTTCTTTGAAAAATGGAATAATGCTTATAAATTAGATTATGAAAGGAAAGACATATTGATTACTTGGAGGGAATAACCCGACCAAACACGAATTTTAAGCTAAATATGAAAGGAAGTTTTTGGAATGTATGAAATTAATGTATCTTTAAACGGTTATCATTTATTTGCTACTCATGAAAGGTCTCTAACCAATGAAAATATGTTTAAACATGCGTTAGAAATTTTCAAAGAAAAATTTCCAGAATCAGAAGGTTATCAAATATCAGCTTCCTTATTGCAACCTAGAACTAGTAAAATATTAGATATTAATAAATTTTAACATGAAATCTAATTTTGATTGTATGGAAATAGGGCGAAGTGATATAACAATAACAGGACTTCGCCTTGATTCGAGACTATTAAAATTAGAAGGAGAGTGTTTTAGATTATGAACGCAATGGCAGAAGCATTAAATAAGGCGCAAATAAAAGCAAATGATTTTGAGGATAAACAAGTCGATGAGAAAGCAATTGAAGCAGAAATGCAAATTGATTTTCTCGAAACATGGTTGAAATTACTTGAAAGAAATGCTTCTGAAAAGGAAAAGTATAACTTTGTGATAAAGCATGGTTTTGTATCAGTTTTACAATTTAACCTGCATATGTCATGCATGGAAGATGTTCATAACCTGAAGGATATCTTAGATGATATTCGATATGATATTTCAGCCAGTGAAATTGCAGAACGTGAAAAAGAAATAACAGAGAAAGAGGCAATGGCAAAGAATATCAAGAACTTGTTTTATTACAAAATGATTCTAAGGGGTTTAGGTAAAAAGGATATTACTCCTTATGGAGAGGATATTTTGAAAAGAAAACTAACATAAAACCAAACTTTTATATGACAGAGCGAGAAATAAAAATAATTTATCTCGCTCTGTGTGCTTTAATTATTCTCTAGACCGTGATATAATGTAAATATAAAATATTACGGTTTGGAGAGCATTTAAAACTCTCTTAAAATCTAAAAGGAGCGTGTTACATATGTATTATGGAGATCAAAGAGAATCAATGGTCAATCTGTCTTATGCATTAGAAGGCAAAGGTTGGGAAATTTTTGGTTATAGTGCGGATCAATCTGATTCCCAGTCTGATTATTATCATCCTGCATCATGGGACGGTATTGCTACTAAAAATGGCTTTGTTCTCTGTGTAGATATTAAAGATTATCAAGTTCAAAATTCAGGCAAAGGAGTCTATGAGTACACAAAAAATTATACAAATGTTTCAGATTATTCTAAAATTCAAAAACTCCAAGCACTAGCTAATGATTCGGCAGCGAGTCCAGAAGAAAAAGACACAGCACTAAAATTTATCGAGAAACTACATAATAATCAAGAAATCAAAGATCAAGACCGCGAAGCAACAAGAGTTTTAAAATATACTTATCCTATATTCCAAGCAAATCCTCCTTCTTGTAATTGGCATGTCGAAAAAGATGGTGTAATTTTAGCTAAAGGAAAAGGAGCTTTCCAATTTTCAGACCTCCCCTATGACTATGATTGTTCAACAGGTTTACAAAAAACATGGAGAAGTAGAGAATGGACACCGGATGAGAAAGAGCAAAAAGTTATTAACAAATTCTTATCATTCGTTGCAAAAATAAATAATGTTGCATCGGGTGTGGCTAACATGGGCGATGGAACAGAAGAAACAGAACAGGAAGGATTAGAAGCCGAAAAGAATTCTGGTTATGAAACCATCACTGTAACTGAATATAAAAGCGAAATTCAGGCTAATGAGATTGAAACACCAGAAACTTTAATTGTTGGAATGCATTTCAAATTAAAGGCAAGCTTTACGCACTGTAATTCAGGAGATATTTATGTAATTACCACAATTCGTGAGAATCAATATAACAACAAGTGGTATATTACAGCATCGAGAATGAACCGCAAACTTAACAAAGTGTTAACTGGCAGAGCAACAGCAAGCAATAATTTTGACTGTGAACTTGAAAAGCTTAATACTTGGATAAGTAAAAAATTTATTTCCATCGTCGAACTTGAGGAAGTAAAAACGCCTTATCAAGTACAAAAATGTGTAAAAATTACAAGGGATAAGACCACTAAACCAACCCAAAAGAAAACTAAAATTGAAGACGAAAAGACTGAAAATCCAATAACACCAGACCATGAAGAATACCAAGATGAAGTCTTGAGTGCCGATATAAGCGACACAACATCAATTAATGAAGAATCAGCAACCGAATTTATTCAGGCTTCCAAACGTCAATTATATGCCTTATATATTGGTACTAAGATCAAGACCACTGACCTAGTAATTAGCAAAGAAAAAGCAGGAGAATTGATATCTAAGAGTATCAAAGGAATCAATATCACTGAAGAACTTCAGGCATTTATAAATGGGGAGACCTTTATAACAGAAGTCTCAGAACCATTGCAGGAATTAGAAGAGATTAAACAAGAGGAGGAAATTAAAATAATGGAAAATGTTGATAATATACTCAGTAAATTTGATGAAATAGAGGTGAAAAATAGTTCGCGTATCTCCTTAGATGATCAAACATTCTGCGAGGATCAAGAAAGAAACTACAATGAATTTATAAAATTCTCCAATGACTACATAAATTATCTAAATGAAAATTCCTTATCAAATACATTCTATAACAGCGAGTCTTTAGTCAATGAGATGAATAAAACCAGAGATATTAAAAAGGATATGTTTATTTCTAAAGTGGTAAATTATTTTAGAGATAAATACAAAGTAACGCTAAAAAGCGAACCGATTCAAAAGAAGTATGATATTTCTGTAAAGTATGATATAATTATCGATGAAGTCATAGAACAACTGGGAGGTTATAACTTCATTGATAAAGCAGAAAAAGAGATTAAAGACGAATTCAAAAACACTTTAAGACATGACAAAATTAAACTTAAAAATAAAAAACTATCAATTGAAAGTTTTTTTCAAACTGATTACTTTAGCATTAAGTATGGAACATATGAAGTTGGATATGGAAGCGATGAAAAGTTTTATAAGTTGTTCAAGGCCATGTCTCACTTTTTATATGAGAGTAACGAGAATCTTTTTGATAATGTATATAGCACTATAACTAGACAAAAAGATGATGATGTATTTAAAACTCATGAGATAATTGGCAAGGATATTATCAAAACTTTGAAAGTATATAAAAATGGAAAAATTGATTTAGAATTTAGCAACTCGGATCATATGCGAAAGTTTGCGAAGGATTACTGCGGATACACAGGTGATATTGCAGCCAAGTAACCAAAAAATTAAAAATTGGAGTGATTTATTATGTTAAATTTATTGAGTAAATTCGATGAAATCAAAATTGAGAATGTAAACAGAATTGATGAGGAAGATAAAAAATTCTGTGAGATGTTCAACAAAATTTATGATGAAACATTAGTATGCTATAGGAACACCTTAGAAAGTTTAATATCCTTATATAATGAACAAATCCTGTTAGTAAAAAACAGTTATGATTTATGTATTTCAAAATATGGCGGTGGAAGGAACGATCTTAGTATTGACGGTGTTAAAAATGGCATTTTTCACGTAAAGGAAAATTTTATCAGTAAGATTTGTTATTATTTTAGCAGAAAATATAATGTTACTATTGATCACAGTAAAATTTATGAAAGATACAAAGATATTGAACTCCCCTACGGTAAACAAGAGAACAGAGATAAGACACTTAATATAAATTTGCTTGAATATGTACATATTGATTATAACATTATTTTGGATGAGATATTCGCTCAATTAAATGGTTTTAGTTTTCTTGAAAAGGCAATTGATGAAATTAAGCAAAAAGCAAAAATACCCTTACGTTGGTACGAACATCGTAAGTATTGGAATTATGAGGTTAAAGGTAAAACGATCAAATTTAGAACAAGTATAGATGATATTAAGTCAGCACTATATTTTTATGATAATAATGAAACACAGCTAATTGACTGCTACACTCATAACAAAGTTGATGATTATACAAGTTATGATAATGGTAATACGAATATTAAGTTTATTAATTCTTCTTATGCTCTTGATTTTGCAAAAAGATATTTAGGATATATTGAAATGACTGAGGAGCAAAGAGAAGCATTTAAGAAAAGTTGTTAATTGAATTAAGGAGTTGAAGAGAATGAAATACGCTATAACAAATGTTGTAATACCTCAAGAAAGACGCAAGGAAATAAATTCTAAATGTTTATATGTTGTTGAAAATAATTTAGATGTATTAACTCAACAAGATGTATTTTCTTGCTATTCTGGCGAGGGTGGACTTCATGGTTTAGAATTTAAAGAGTTTGATAACTATCATTCGTTCTCTGAAGCGAAAAAAGAAATAGAACTTGGAGCCTTCTTTACTCCTGCTACAATATCGAAATTTATGGCTGATTGTATAAAACCAAGTAATCAAGATTTAATTTGTGACATGACTTGTGGCGCAGGTTCATTCTTTAATTATCTTCCAGTCGAACACAATGTCTATGGTAATGAAATTGATATTAAATCTTATAAAGTTTCTAAATATCTTTATCCAAAAGCAAATATTTCTAATGATGATATTAGAAATTATGCACCAGACGTTAGATTCGATCTAATTCTTGGAAATCCTCCATATAACTTAAAATTAAGAGTAGGTAAAGAAGAATACCTTTCACAACTTTATTATTGTATGAAAGCTTCAGAACTTCTTAAACCTGCCGGATTCATGGTATTAATTGTTCCTAATTCATTTCTAGCAGATACCTTCACAGATTCGGGAATGATTAAAACTATTAACAAATCATTTAATTTCATATGTCAATTCGATCTTCCTACAAATGCCTTTAAATCAGTAGGGGTTGAAAACTTTGCAACAAAAATAATGTTCTTTCAAAAACAATCAGAACATTTATTGACTATGCCTTATACCACTGATAAAATTCCTAACATTTTCATTACAGATGCATATGCTGAGATCATACATAATCAATATCTACTTCCATACATAACTAAAAAGGAATCCTTAAAAGGCAAATTATTCTTTGAAAATGTACATAATAGTGATACTCAAGAGAATGCAGAATTTCAGTATAAAGTAAAAAAGATGTTATTTGCAATTAAACAACATCCTGCAATTAATTCATATTATGGAAAATGCTTATCTTATTTAGATAAATTTAATACTCAGAAAATGCCAGAGGGTATGAAGTATGAGGAATGGTCTAAGGTTAAAATCACTGAGAAAAAAGTATTATCTTATCTTAAAAGAACATTGGCAAAACAATCTAAAAATGAACGTGATGAGATCCGATTAGTTAAAACATCTTATTCAATCAAGTTAAAGGGATATTCCCAAAAGAACAAAGTGTTTCTGTCTAAATATGCAGGAGAAAAGAATATCTCTATTAATGATATGATTATTTCTGGGAAATATCCTTTTGAAGATAAAACATATCAAAAATTAATTGATAAAAAAGTCAATGATTATAACTTTAATAGTTCTAATTTGCGTGAACTTCTTGCTAATTTAAACATATCTAATTTCCTTAATGAGTTTTCTCTTACAGATACATCCACAGGGGAAATATTACGCCTTAACGACATTCAAAAAAGTGACATGAATAATATCATTCAAAGACGTTATAGTGTCCTTAATTACAGTATGGGTGCTGGTAAAACTCCATGTGGTATTGCATGGTATAAATATCTATTGTCCCAAAATAAAGTCAGAAATGTATTTATTGTATCGGCAGCACTAGGAATAAATTTAACATGGGATGTAAAACTGAATGATTACAAAGAGGATTATATTAAAATTAAATCATTAAAAGACATTAATTCTATTAAACCTAAACAAATTGTAATATTATCATTCAATATGTTAATTAAATATCAAAGACAAATTAAAAAGTTTATTAAAATGCAATCTCAAAAAGTGGCTTTGATTGTAGATGAATCAGACGAATTGACTAATGATAAGTCACAAAGAACAAAAGTTACTTTAGATTGTTTTAGAAAGGTAAATTATAAACTCTTAACTACTGGAACTACTACACGTAATAATATTAATGAATTATACAGTCAACTTGAATTACTTTATAATAATTCTGTTAATATGTTGTGTGAAGCTGATTATATTTATAAATTCAATAAGGAGAAAGAACTTAAGGAAGAATACAATGAACATTATATGAACCCCTTTCCTGCTTATCATGGGAAAAAGTTGTTTGTTGCTAGTTTTTCACCATCTAAAATAAGTGTATTTGGTATTAAAAAAGATTGTCAGGACATTTATAACATTGAATATCTTCAGAAAATTATTGAAAAAACAATTATTACACGTAAATTTCAGGAGGTAGTTGGGCGTAAAATTTATGAGATTATTACTCATAGGATTAAACAAAATTCAGCAGAAAGAGAAGTTTATAAAGTAATTATGGAACAGTTTTATGAAATGCTTTATTTGTTTAGAAGTACTGGGAACAGTCGTAAAGACGCTATGTTACGTCTAATTAGGCAAATTCAATTATTAATTAAATCAACTTCAACACCAGAACAATTTAAGGAATATGCTAGTACCGAAACGCCTAATAAATACTTAAAAATCTTTAGCTTATTAGACAAGTGGAAAAATGAAAAAGTAGCAATTGGTACAGTATTCCTAGATACTGCAAATAGTTATTATTCTAAACTTCGTCAAAGGTATCCAGAACGAGAGATATTTATGATTCAAGGCAATGTATCCTTTACTAAAAGAAAGAGCATTATAAGCCAATTTGAGGCAACTAGTAATGGAATTTTAGTTAGCACTCAACAAAGTTTAAAATCCAGTGTCAATATTCCAACTTGCGATAAGGTTATTATTGAGTCCATGCAATGGAATATACCAAAGATTAGTCAGTATTATTTTAGGTTTATTAGATTCAATTCAACGCAAAATAAGGAAGTACACTTCGTAACCTACGATCACACGATTGAGCAAAATTTAATGGCCTTATTAATGGCGAAAGAAAGAATTAATGAGTATATCAAAACATTAGATTTTCAAGACCAAGAGGAAATTTATGAGGAATTTGACGTAGATTTGGGCATACTCGACGCACTAATAGAAAAGGGAGAAGATGAGAATGGACATGTAAAGTTGACATGGGGAGAACAAAAGATAGTATAAGGCATAGAGGAAATGAACTAAAATGGTTTGTTTCCTCTCTTTGTTCCCTATTATAAAGTAAAAAATAATTATTTATCTATTGCAATTTGTTTAGTTTTCATATAAAATAAGCAATAAGAAGCAAACTAGAAGGAGCGTGTAACTTATGTCTAAATTAGCAGTACATAATGATGGTGTTTGCTCAGTGGTTGACCCATTCATAACAACTAATGAAAGATGTTTAACTTTTAAGTATGCAGGAAATGACAAAGTAGAGAAAGCAAAAAATCTTTCAAACTTATTAGATCAAAACAAAATAGATTATGTTTGCTATCTTGAAACAGGGAATTATTACCCTTGTCAATTTATCCTTAGAAGAAGTGGCAGAAAGTGGAATGATATAATGAAGTTGGTTAACAGTGTTCAATCTCCAAAATACGATTATGCTAAGATTGACTTCTATATAACTGACGAAGTAAAGAAAAATGTTTTAGGTAAAATTCAAGTAATTCAATATTGTTAGTCCAATAAACCTTACATTTCCAATACTAAAATGGTATAATATGTATAACAAAATCAACTAGAAAGAGGGAATTAAAATGGAAATTACTTTTGAACAACTGAAGAAAACTATGCTAAATGGATTAGAAGGAGAATTTAAAAGATCAATTGAAGGGATTATTGATTGCAGTGAGAAAATCGGAAAAACAGTTCCAGAAACAATGGATAAAATTACTAAGATATTATTAGGACAATAGGTTGATTGAAGGTTACACACCAATAATTCTATAACAAATTGGCGTGTGACATTGAACCAAAATATTGTAGAAAGAAGGAATTATAATGAATTTATCAGAAATTACTCAAGATGCTTTTCAGATAATCAAAGATTTTAAACATGGTCATGGTCGTTATTCTTTGATTGTATCAAGTGAGTCAAAATATGGAGATTTTTCAATTGAATATCGAATGTTAAATAATGAAATTAATCAAATTTTGGTATCTGAGAGAATAGCACCTAATCATAGTTCTAAATTCGTGGTTACTCCAAATAATTTCCGTACTATCACAGAACAAGGATTCGAAGCAGACAAATTCTTTGATAAAATCATAAAGGAAATGAATTTTGATGCTGTAGAGGTTCGTTGTTTTCCAGCCGATATGGAAGAAATATATTGTCAAGAATTTAATATCTAGGTTGAAATCTGAGGTATTAGTATAACAATAACGATATGATCCCTCGACTTGAGTCTATAAATTAATTAGAAAGAGGGAATATATTATGGGTATGATTAAAGAAAATGCAATGGAATTAAAGGCTAAAATCGAGAACCGTCACACCTTCGAACCAATTAATTTAAAATGTAATGGCGGTACGTTCTATGGAAGAGGTTGCCTTAATTATGTAGATTCTGGTGATAATGTAAATGGAATTTGGTGGTTTTCTAATGGTAGTGTAGGTGGTAGTTTTGAGGCCAGTGAAGAATTTGTGCTAACCACTATCGGAATTAATTACCAAGAAATTAAGGAGTATTTTGAAGGATAAATCAATTAAGAAAGAAGGAATTATTTATGTCTGAAATTTCAATTTGGCAATTAAACAGAACTGATAATCAAGGCAATATCATTTCAGGTTATCAAGACATTTCCAAAAACGTAACACGCGAACAGGCAATAACAGATTATCTTTACTACTTGGAGACCTCAGAAGGGATTGAAAATCCTAAGTGTGAGTGCATTGAAATTGATTGGGAATAAATTAATTGCATATGGAGAATAGGCAATAACAATAGTACCATAACAGAACCGTTATAACAGGTTGTTGCCTTCCTTTCGAGGTAAAGTTGACTAAATATGAAGGAGTGGAAATTATGGAGAAAATTGACTCTATTAATATTCATTGTAGATGGTTTGATAGCAATACAGAAAGGGAGCGTATTCAAAGATTAATACTCAAAGGTAAAGTAGAAGGGGAAATAATCCAACATAACGAAACTGGAGAAGATTATTGGGGATGGTGGAAAAGATCCTAGTAAACAATAATTTTAAATGAAAAGGAGAAAAATTATGAAAAACTATTTAGTAGAATTAATACTTGAACCGAGACTACCACAAGGAAAATATATTGGGCGTAGGTATATAACTATTAAATTACCTGCTGATAATGAAATTGACGCAGGTAATTTTGCAAAAGAATCAATAGAAGTGTTATTGATTTCTAATGTATTGGTTATAGTAAATAAAGTATTGGAAAGTTAATGTCTAGGGGCATTTAAAGCCCTTCTGAGCGTCAATAATGCTATAACAGTCATATATATCCATAACAGCAGAGTAAGGGACGTTCAGAAGAGTTCTGAAGACTCTAAAAATAAATTGTTGGAGGTTATTTTATGAAAATATTGCAATTTGATTATCTTCAGGCAGAATATGATGGAGAAGTGCTAAAAGATTTTCTTATCGAACAGTTACCACGCTTTATAAATTGTGAACAAATGCAAACATACATAAAATCATCCGATGGATTTTGGCAAGATGTTAGAAATGAAATAACAAAGCAAAAAAGAGTTAAAAGGTTCAGTGAATTAGAAGATTATAAATGGATATTAGATTACCTTAATTTTTTAGCTGACAGAGATTTAGCAAAGGCAATAAACAAAGGATTGAACACAAGAAATAAAAAGTATGCGGATCTTGAAAAATTCTTTATTAAATATTCAAAGGCAGCATGAATGTACCATTTGCTCAGGTTAACAAAAGGAGGAATAACAATTGATTATTAATATTGATCCTTATCAAAATACCTTTTATTCTCGTAAAATCAATAATAATCTATACAGACATGAGGGCAGACAGAATACAATTGAATTTGTGATTGATAGTAAAACTCCAAAGACTCAAGAAGAAATTCTCGATTTTTTAGAATCAAAGTCAATAGATTATCTATTAAATAGAGAAGGAACTATCATAGATATTTAAAGAGTTTATGCTCTTTATCTTAAATCTATCATAACAGAAGCCCTATATAGGTTGATGGATTTAAGATAAAGGATATAAATCTAATCATTATATCCTAAAATAAAATCAAAGGAGGTAACAAAATGAGCAAATTAAAATTACTCCAAGAATTCAAAAACATTTGCGATACTCATTCTATTCCATTCACTTTTAAGTCATTTGACATGTTTCTTACTCATATTTCTAAATAATCTTACATATTCTATATCAACTATAAACCAAAAATAAAATTATTGAAAGAAGGTAATCAAATGCAAAAACCTAAAAATATCAAAAACTTAACCCATTCTGCTTCAAAACTTAATATCTTATACTTAGGCAAAGAAATTGTTTACACAGGCACAGGACACTCCTTAAGACCTTATCGTGGAGAAATCATTAACATTGCTTATTACTCAGACCTTGAACCTGTTCCATATGCAGAAATCAAGTTAAAGATATGGAACAGCCGGACAGTAACTAAAATTCTTCCATTATCTGATGTTGTTTTGGTATCTTCTTTGAAGAAAACTAAAACTAAGAAATCTAAGATAGCAGCATAATTCAATATCTTTTCTATGGACACTGTAAAGCGTAAAATAATTATAACAATTGATTCCCATACGTTGTACAGTGTAATTCTTAAAAGGTATTAGTTAAACTCAATGCTAATATCTCAACTATTGTATAACAAAATCAAAAGGAGGACAGGAGATATCATGTCAAAATTATCTAATGTAGAAATCATTGCAATTGAAGCATCTAAAAAAGAATATATTTATAATGGTGAGAATATTTTTACTTTTGCTCAGTGGGAAAAGAGAGGATTCGGAGTTAAGAATGGGCAAAAAGCATTTATCAAGACTAGATTAATGAGTCAGGGAGAAAATCCAAGATCGATCCCAGTATCGCTTTATACCATCGAACAGGTAAAATATAACGAAGACTTATGGAATGGCAGACCTCGCAAACCACGACAAATAAAAGATGAAATTGGTTATTATCTTGTAAACAAGCAACGTACTCAGAGGGAAGTTATTATGGTATAATCTTGTAAATGTCATAACAGCCATAACACGGACGTTCGAGAGGTTCAGAAGATATTTTTAAATTATTAGGAGGAATTATTATGCAAAGTGGTTTACAGTCTAAAAATGAGTATATTCTATATCGTTCTATGTATAACAATGAACTTCACAATGCTATAATGGATAAGGATGTTCAAGCGATTGAAATATTATTAGATGGATTAACAAAAGCACATTTGAAGAATTATGATTTTAGCCTATATGATTCAAATACTTTTATTGATATTGATTATGTTTACAATGAGCACGTAAAACAAATTGAAGAATTGGAGGCATATTGTCGTGGTTTATAAATTCAAGCAAGCAATTGTAAATGGTGATCAATATATTTATGGATTTGGATTTTATTTGTCAATTGTGAAGTGGTATAGGTAATTATCCCATAAGTCTATTATTTAACTTATTCTAAATTAGAAAGGAAATGATAAAATGAAATTTGCAAAATATTATGATGTTACAAGTAAAATGAATCAACTAATTGATAAAGGTGAATTATTCTCCTATGCAAAAGACTACTATAAGAAGTTATTTATATGTATGGATACCAATGACTTTTGGATTAGTAGAGTGTTAGAGGGATATAACAGTGAGTATGACCAGGAACAGGGTAAATGGCTAATCGAGAGAGAAAAGATTGATAAATATGCTTTTATTGATTTCCTCTCAGAAAAGACTGATAAAAAGTATGAGGTTAACGACAGACATCAAAGAAAAGATATTATTGATAAAATACCAGTAGACAAAGTAATTAAATACCTAATATTAATGGATGATGATAGAGGACTTGAAGGTTGGGACAGTCTTGAATGTGATAGTTTAGAAGAAGTTATAGAAGCATTAGATGGTGGATTTGGAATTGAAGTATTGACATAAGAAAATTAGCATGAAAGCAAGCTTACTAGAAAGCAGAATTAAATTAAGGGAGAGTGTATTAATATGTTAGCAAGAACATTTGAACCATTTGACATGGAATCTTTTATTGAGTATGTGGAAAGATTGTTTGAAATATGGGACAGAATGGTTAAAAGAAATCAAAGAAATGATTTCTCCATTGGAGGCATTTTTAATGGTTTTAATGTAGTAGTTGATAGTAATTCAACAGTTGATTCTATAAAGTTAGCTTGGGTTAATTATTGGAAGGAATAAATTAACTGGTCTGATCCAGTATAAAACGCCTTAAGCTCAGAGCGTTAGCAGGGTTCATAACAATCCTGCTAGGTGGTATCAAAAAATAGGAGGTGCAATAATATGACAAAAGTGGTATGCCCAAACTGTAAAACTAGTTTTGAAAATTTTGAAATGAACATTAACCTAGAATCAGGTGAAGTAGAGTTCTTTTGTCCTGCTTGCGGAGAGAGTCTATAAAAAGTAAAACTTAACGGAGTGAAGAAAGGAGTTAATTTAAAATGAACGAGTATAAAGTTGAAAAGAAACCACTAACAAAGAAAGAATATTTTCAAACACTTTCAGGCAATTTGGTTACATCAGACGATCTTAACAAAATGTATAACAATTACCTTATGGGATTCTATGGTTATTATTAATCTGTGCTAGTGATTTAAGCCCATATTCGCTATAACAGCAGAGCATATGGGTTTGTGGGTTTATATCATAGTATTGGTTACTAAATTAAATCCAAAGGAGAGTGAATTAATGAACGGTTGGTTATCCCCTGAAGGTAAATTTTACAGCACTTTCAATTTGCTTTCTCATTATAAAAAGGCTGAAGAAATAGCAGATTGGAATGAGATTAGTTTTAATATCATCGATCCCTTAACCAATACTCATCCTTGGTGTGCAGAAAGATTGTTGGAAGTCTTAGGTTGGGTAAAATTAGGTAGTGATGAAAGAATTATAGATTTAGATATTGATACTTTGACGGATAAGCAAATCAAGTTTTTGTTGAAGCATAAATTAGTTTAATAAATGGAGGATGATTATTGTGAATCATATTTCTGTAGGAGTTTATGCAAATGGGAGTCATGTAGTAAATATTGTTAGGGATGAATATGTCAATGATCATATTAAGTATAACAAATTGTTTAGGTCTGGAAGAGCATTGTTTGTAGACGGAGAATGTCTTAATACGGGATATCTAAATAATGAAGAGGTTAAAAAATGGAAAGATAAAATTAAGGGAATGAATATTGATTCTTCTATTGCATCAGAAAAATATCATTAATTTGTTATATTTCTAAAATCTCAAACCCTAAAAACCTTACTACACTAGGCTTTTGTAATTCAATATTTGGCATAAAATGTTATTTTTATGTGGTGGGATAGAAAGGAGAATAAAAATGGAAATCAAACATTCTTGTTGGTTCTGTCTTAATCTTGACTGTGATCATATTGAATATAAATCCTGTTTGAAGAAACATAAACTTAAATTTATCTTCAATGTAAATGAATGCTCAGACTGGGATGGTTAAATACAAAACATCAATAACAGAATCGCCATAACAGATCGACCATTATTTTTGCACTGAATTGTACAATTTTTATTTAATTACTTATTGGTATTGACATATTAAAATAAAAATGGTACAATCTCTATACGGTTGCGAAAGGAGGTGAAAAACAAATGGAAGTATTAGAACAAAAGAAGTTAGTAAATATCATCAATGAATATAACAAAATAGATTCTGCAATCGTAAAAAGTAATATAACCAAATATATAAATAGATCCGAGTATAAAGGAAATAATCAAGAGTTAGCTGATAAAGTTGGATTAAATATAAATACAATCTACCTCTATAGGCAACCTAAAAAGAGAACTAATATAAGTTTTGAATCTGCATTGAAAGTGTCTAATGTTTTAGGAATTAGTATATTGGATTTAATGAAGTAAAAATAAATTATAAGAAGAAAGAAGGATAAATACATATGGCATATCGTACAACAGAACACAAAAAGGCAATTGTTAAAATGGTAAGGGAGAAACGCTTGATACTACAAATTGATCTTGCGGTAAGACTAAACAAAAAGAGTATTAATGATTCAGTAAAATCATTGGTGGAAGAGGGTAAACTCAAACGTCAAAAAGTTAAAAATAGAGGAAAAGTGGGAAATCTAACTGATGTTTGGCTTGTATATGATAATAAAGTTAGACAACAAGAAATATTAGAGTTTGAATTAACACTTCTTGATAAACCATATGTAAGTCCTTTAGAGATAAATCATTGTTATAAAAGTGTTGAAAGTCCAATTACGGCAGTAACTAAAATTGATAAGGAAGAAGAAATTATTACACAAAATAATGTAGTTGATTTGCAGGAATATATAAAAATAAATAAACAAGATATAATGGTAAAGGATTTTAAGGGTAATCGAGTTGTAACATTTAAGGATATTGATGCAGTTCATAAAAGACCGAATGGAACGGCGAGTAGAAATTTTAAAAACAATAGAGATAGATTTATTGAAGGCGTAGATTACTTTATTGTGTCTAAAAATCAAAAGGACGAATTTCGTCTTTTAGAAATTCCTAATCGTGGTCTGACACTAATAACTGAAACTGGCTATATGATGCTAGTAAAATCATTCTCCGATGACTTATCGTGGGAGGTACAAAGACAATTAGTGAATTCTTATTTTACGGTTCAAGAAATTAAGGAAAAGTTGGAGAATAGTGTTGTAATAACTAAAGATAATATAAACCTCAGTGGAATATATGACTTCATGCAAATGTTCTCTATGGTCACTACCGACCTTAATAATAGGGTTAAATTACTAGAGGGTACAATTGAGTCAATGAAGAAAGCAATCATGGCATAATGTAAAATTAAATATAGAATAGGACTCTACATCCTAAATATATTTATAATATTATGTAAATGGTATTGCAATACTAGGAAATATGGGGTATAATAAATCAATAAATAAAAACTTCAAAGGAGTGGTACATATTATGGTTGATGAAAAACTTCTTGCCAAAATCCATAACCTATTCAAACTTGCTGAAGGTAACACTAACCCAAACGAAGCTCAAAACGCAATGCTAAAAGCACAACAACTTATGGCTCAAAACGGAATTGAGCAATCTGAAGTAAACCAAATACTAAAACCCAAAGAAGTATTGTCAGAAAATATCACAGAATTTGGGAGACTCAGTTGGTACGAAAAACAATTGTCTATGATTATTGCTCAAAATTTCAGATGTGAGTGTTACATTCATAAAACTCGCAATGTTGGTGGTTCAATTGTATTTATCGGATTAAAAGATGATGTACGACTTGCCAAAATGGTTTATGGATTTGCAGTAACAGCAATTGAAAATGATACAGTCAATTTTGTTAAGCAATATAAAAAGCATCATGTAATTTACAATGTTGGAATCAAGAATGATTATATGCTTGGTTATGTAAAAGGATTAGACAGTCAATATAAAGCTCAGGTGGAAAAGAACAATTGGGGTATAATATTAGTTAAAGATCCTTTAATTCAGAAAGAAATGAGTAATCTGCATTTAAGGAAAAGCCAATCGAGTTCGATTAGCAGAGGAAATGATAAGCAAGTTTATGGTAAAGGTTTTGAACAAGGAAGTAAGTTTAGTTCCCCAGTTGGTGCAATTTGTTAGTTAGAATTAAAAATGAGAGTAGAATAATGATTCTACTCTCATAAATTAAGGAGTGATACATAAATGTCAAGATTAAGCGAAATGACTTTAGATGATGCTTTACGTGAGTATGAGGATGGATTTTGTGTATTGGTCGATGATGGTAAAAGAATTACATTAACCAATTCAGATGAAGAGTATTTAGGTAAAATGAGTTACAATGATTTTTGCAAACAATTTATTAGTGATAGAGTCGGAGGTCATCCTTTAGATTGTTGCAAAATACCATTGTCAGTAATTGAAGAAAAATATGCAAGATACCTATTAACAAACTAGCTCAAAAGGCAGATTTGATAGTATCGTAAGAAAGAAAGGATGATTGAAATGGAAAATTACACTCCTGAAAAACACGGAGCAGTAACAGCAATTAGACTTTTCTATGAAAATGATAGGCAACCAATGGCAGAATTAGTTTTTTGTTTTGGTGGTACGGATATTATTGAGTGGACAAATATCTCTCAAAGAGAAAAATACAGTAAAGGAATTAATGGTTATACATTTTTCTTTGATGAAAGACAGGGAAATGATTTTGAAAGTTTTAAAAGATAATTTAAAGAAAGAGGTTTTAAAAATGGGAAAGCAAGAAATTCAAATGTTATTTAGCAAAGAAGTTCTTAAACAAATTAAATATGAATCATTGCAAAATATTATTAGAGGTATTATTTTTAATCCTTCTAATAAAATAAATTGGGATGATGCACTAGAAAGAATTTATGTTAATATGCCTGAATTAATTATGGACATGGAATAAAATATTTAAAGATGAAAGAAGGAAATTGATATGACAAATTTTTCAATCAAATGGGGTACTGAAGTAAAAGAATTAGCAAGAAAATGTATTAATACTGAATTTATAAGTTTAGTAGCAAAAGGAGAAAATGGTACATTAACGGAAAGCGAAGAAGTAAAAGTAAAAGAACTTTCAGAAGGAATTAAGGATGCTTATGGTATGTGGTATATATCTAATATGATATGGAGAGTTGAACATTCTTTAGCTGATAATAGGGAACCTCTAGCACAATTAGCAGTATCAGAGATATATAACACGATATCAACAGAATCTTATTGGACTAATGTATTCAAAAATGATTATTCTACAGATGAGGCAATTAATATTAAAAATCTTAGAGATGGATTAAAAGAATTATTATCTTGTTGATCCGATAAGTGAAGATTTTAAACTATAGGAAAGGATTGATATTAAATGATAAAGTTAAGCGATAAAGAAAAGGAAGTTATTTACAATCTTATTGGTGAAATGAATTATTATGAAATCATGAATATACTGTGTAGGACGTATGAATTAGAAGATTTAGAAGAAAACAGAAGTATTCTTCTTAGATGTTTGAAAAAGTTTGATCCAGATGACTTAGATTAAATTATAACTTTTAATCTAAAATTTGAGGAGGAAGTAAAAATGCTAAGTAATATTAAACCAGTAGTCAACATAGGTGATAAAGTTAATATTAAACAAGGTGTTTGTATTCAAACCCAGTATGGATGGAATACTGTGCATCTAACGAGAAGTTTAAGGCATTATGAAGTTCAGGATGTTAAAGTGATAATTAGTCTTAAAAGTGGTAAAATTGAATATTCATATTTAATTGGTCATGGAGATCCAATGAGTTCTGGTAATTTTCATGGTGGTTGGGTAGATAGTAGAAACTTGGAAATTATTATTGATGAAAAAGGATTAGCAGTAGGTTTGTAACCCATCAAAACAGTATTTGAATCTATAATTTAAGAAAGAAGGAAGGCGTTTTTATGTATGCGGTTGCAACAACGGTTGAACCATTTGGAGAACAATATTTAACTAAAGATGGATGGTTTAGTATGAATTTATTTATGGCAATTTTATATGAATACATGGGAGAAATTCCACCAATGGATAGCGATGAAGAGTATATTATCAAAGTTGAATACGATGAAAATGGAAAGTTGTATAAGGTTTAAAAACCACTCTTTGAATCTATTCTAAATTAAGAAAGAAGGAAATTAATATGAAACAATACTTATTAATTATCAATATTATTCTAAAAAGTGGTAAAGAAAGAAGATATACAAATTTTACACCACAAGCATTAACAAAGGAAGATGCAGAACAAGGGGTTGAACAGCTTAAAGAACTAATTGGAAATATTTATAAAGATGAAATCGTAGGAACAATATCTCTTAAAGTTTCATCGGATAAAGAGGTATTAATTAACACAAATGAGATTGCTTTAGTTGAATTTGAAATAGTTGAATGCTAATAATATACATCCTAAGAGGATTTAAACCACTTCCGACAGGTTTAAATCCTTATATAGTGTTATCTTAAACAAATCATAATTAAGGAGGTTATACATAAAATGATGTTTAATATTTTTAACAAAAGAAATAACTGGAACAACACTCCAGTAAGTGAAGTAAAAACTTATACTTTATCTCCTGAAGAAATTGAAAAGTTTTGTATTCAGAAAGATGACATAAAAACACCATGTAGTTCTATAGGCTATACCAAAGCGATAGATAAGAAATTTAAAAATATGGGACAGGGTGGTACTGAATACTGGAGTGCCACAGAACCAAGGATGTATATGTAATTATTAAGACAGAGAAAAAATAAATTCTCTGTCTATTCTATTTTCTATTGATTTTATTTATTGATTATGATACACTATATTTAGTAAGGTAAATATAATTAATCGGGAGGAATACATGTTATGCAAGAAAATATTATTGGCAAATATTTAATTTCAAATGATAAAATTCAATGGGAATATGGTAATTCTTATACGAGAAGTTATGGAAGACACATGCCATTAACTCGTGCAAAACAAGAAATTAAGATTGGATCTTTTT